TATGTGTATTTGATTTTTCACAATGTTTTACAATAGAACAAAAATACTTATTGAACGTTGTGACTGAAGAATTTTAAATTTTACAATTAATCATATAATCGATTATTGTCATGGGATACATATAGTTTTAAAAAATCAAAAACAATACAAGTAGTATCAAAGGTTTTTATTATATTTTCTCACGTACAAATTTACATTAAATTTTCTTGTACAACCGTCATAGTTCATATAGCGAATCTTGCCAAACACTTTGCGCTCCTTCCATCCTTGATCGTGTACACCGCAAATAGACCACATACAACCTACGTAGCCATTTGAATCGCGTCCATCTAAACTGTAGTAATCATTAAAAAATATTGCGTGTTGTAGCGCCTCTGCAGGCGATGCAGACCATTCCAATATCTTTTTTGCCCAATACATGCGCATAAATCCGTGCATTTTGCCTTCTCGCTTAAGCTGCCGTTGTGCCGCGTTCCACAACGGGTCATGCGTCAACGCTTGGTCCCATTGCTCGCGCGTGTAACAAAAGTCTCTGCGATCAGAGGCGTGAGCGTGCAAAGTTTGTTGCGCCCATGCCGGAGCACCTTCTATGCAATCATAATGTTTGTTATAATAACAAAAATTGTCCGCCAATTCGCGGCGCACTAGACACTCTTCAATGTACATTTCAACATTTTTTTTGCATTGCAGCGACACGGGTAAAAAGTCTGAATTCGATCGGAGAAACAGTATTACGCGCTGCACAGATATTTGTCCAAAATGGTACCATGGTGAAAGGTTGCTTTGCGCTTGAACAGTAGGATCATTTCGCTTGTCGCTATAGCATAACAGGTTTTTTTTTACAAAATCAGCCAAAACGAGTAAAGCTTCACAGTAGCCAGCGCGCGCCCACTCCACCGGCGATACATGTTTATCAGCAATTCGAGTGTCTAGCAATTGTTCCCAATTGATTACGGCGTTGTTTTTGTTAGTGGCCGAGAATTTGTGTTCAAGCACAGGCGGAAAAGGTTTTAGATACTGATCAAGCACGCGATTGATTTTTGATCTGAATGTTCGGGCGGTGTACTCTTGTTTAAAAGATGCTATCCAACAGGGCACCACGTTGTGAGCGTCAACTTGGGCAAAATAAACGTTGTCGGGCAACTGGCCTTGTACACTATTCACCCAGTCGAGAACATTGCGCAACGGATTGAAATCGCAAACTACCGCCGAAATGTTATGGGCTTCGACCCATGGCGTTAACACAAGATCACCGCTTCCGTCCAGCAAAACAAATTCTATGTTCAATCGACGACAATCTTTTTGTACCTCTTTCAGACCGTCCAACAAAAATGCAAATTGACGTTTTGTTGCGTTGAGAAAACCGGCGGTCAAACAAAAAACCACGTAAAGCGGCTGAGATAATTCATTGGCCAACTCTTGCGCATGTATCAAAGCCCAATTGTCTTGAACTCGACTGTCACGTGACATCCAATACACAACGCCGCCACGCCTTGTGTTATCTAGTTTATCAACGCGACTCAACACACGTACACGTGACCGATCGCACTTTTGACTAGCATTTAGCACACGACTAAGCTCAAAGTAATGCAACAAAATGTTACTGTCAACGTGGCAATTCTTGAAACGTTTAGGCGATTGTTGTTCCATGTTAAATTTTTGTACAACTGTAATACAATCAGTCGCACCTGTTTGATATATACTTGAATTATCACACTTTATCTTTTAATATCAATTTACTGCTATCGTTTCCTATCATTTAATGAGGCTAAAGATTAAATGGTTCGATTTCAGTAATTTGATAACAATTTATCTTTATTACTGATATCGTTTGATATCTTTAATCCAACTAATGAGGCTAACGATAAAATGGTTCGATTGAGGAATTTGATAACAACGCTATCTAAACTGATTATTTTTATCTAAATATATAAAAGGTTGCATCCAAGCCTAATGTATGGTATAGAAAGTCAACCGTACAAACGCAACAATGGAAGATCAATACACGTATTTGACTCTTGAACTATTCTACAATTTTCAAAGTGTAACTTTCAAGTATTTTGTTACGCCTCATCTGACAACTGGAGAAGAACAAATTTGGTTTCGCCTGGAAGAAATAAAAAAGTTTGTGGGCGATAGTTATCTTTCGTCTTACGAGTCTACAGCTCCTATTATTGAGGCGTCCAATCTACTGGCTACAATCAACAATTATTCCGAGCTGCAATATATCTACAATTTTCTACAGTATCAAATGCCAGTGTTTATGCAACATTACCGTAACAATACGATTGAATTGCAAAAAAGTATTATCAGATTGCAAAGTATCATACGTCAAAACAACGAGAATGCCTCAAAAACTGAAGAGTTGGTCAAGATATTGGAACACACTGACCAACATATAAATCATCACATTGATAATCAACAGAAAACCATCGCAGAGCAGACCATGACAATTGAAAACTATCAACAATATCATGAGTTGCAAGAAAAAATTAATGTTCTCCAAAACCAGATTGATGAACTTGACAAGGCCAGTAGAAACGAAAGACAAGTTTCAAAATTGTCGACCATGCTGTGTATTGTGCAATATGGGTTTAAGTTTTTAGCTATAACCGGCCAAATTCATTATATTAACATTCGCACCCACAACTTGAAATTTGGAAAAATTATTTTTGAACAAGTACGTGATGATCCTGTCGTAGCCTGGAATAAACTTGTAGCCGCAGCTAAACCGTATGTCTTCAAACTAAGCAGGCGTACCGTTGAATTCAAAACATATGAACATGTCCAACAGTTTATGGATGCAATTAACACTTTGCAAAACAACTAATTTTTGTAATAACTTGGGTTTTGGGTTAAGTTAATAGGTGTTGAATTTAATAAATAAATTATACACATAAGATCAAAATGTTGTGGTTTTTTGTATTATTTCTCTTGTTGTTTTCCATACTATATATAATTTTTAATTTTTCCATACTGTTACGTTTTAACGTAGACAATGTGTATGTACCCATACGAAAATTTGACAATAGCGATGTGCCGTTGATTGCTCCTCCCACGGAAATTGTAATTGAATCAAACGACCACGAATGTCACAAAATTTTGACTCCATGCAACAGTCACATGGACTGTGATCTGTGTCGAGAGGGTCTAGCCAATTGTCAATACTTTGACGACAAAACGATTATACGCGTGTACGATGAATCGCAGGGTGTTCATGTTGAGCACGTTATCCAGCCCGGGGAGTCGTATTGCATGGCTTTGGATCGCGAAAGAGCTCGTTCGTGTAATCCCAACACTGGATTGTGGGTGCTCGTTGAAAGTGAAAATGGTTTTGCTCTAATATGTTCATGCCTGACACCGGGTCTTGTCACTCAATTAAACATGTACGAAGATTGTAATGTAGCCGTCGGTTGTCAACCAAACGGTCGTATACTTGATTTGAACGAATGGCCTATGCGATGTGTTTGCGACGAAGGGTATACGGCTGATTTTGACGAGACAACCGACACTCCGTTTTGCCGAGCGCTTACCGTTCGCGACATGGTGTACGACGAAAATTTTTTTCCCCGTGCGCCATGCGACGAAGGTTTTGTTCGTATCGATCATCCCGCATTGGATCCCTTGTATCGGCAAGAGTTGCGTTTACCGGACATTTGTGTCGTCGATCCGTGTTCAGTGGATCCGATTAGCGGGCAACGTACACCAGGTCGTTTGATGTACTACAAAAGCGAAGACGGCAGTGTAGAGTACAAATACTGCAACTGTCCCTTGTGGGAAAACCTATTTTCGGTTTATAGTGATGCTCCCTCCATGATAGGTAATTCAAGCGCGCCTGTGTCCAATGCATGCATCAGACCGTTCAATGTGAGCATTTTTAATGTTCCTCGTCTTGATTACAAGTTTTTTTGGGGGCAAAGCGACCTTACGAGGTCAGACGACGATGTAGTAGCCGCGGTTCGGCCGGAACAACTGAGTGATCAGCGCTACAGGCGCGTAGCTTTTTCCTACCTCACTCGTCATCCCGATTTGTCAAACATGGTCGGTTTAATGTTGGTAAAATTTAGTACGGCATACTCACCGGTACATTTGGCCGAGACCTTTTTAGATTACTACCAACAAAGTTTATTTCAACGCTACAATGTGACCGCACAGAGAACTTCGGCTCCGTGTTTTTATCCCGGTGTAGGCAGATGTATAACCGCTTACCCCAACGATTGTATCAGAAGACACGCTGGCGGACAAGTGTGGACAGCAGAGACCTTTACCGGTTCCTGGTGTATATTAAGCAGGGAAGGTCGATATTTGAGAGTGTGGAGTCCAGCAACACGTTACCCGACAGGCGAATACCCTCTCGCTTTACGATTAAATGCCCTCTTTGGATTGTCGTGGAACGACAGAAATTTCACAACTGTTCGTTCAGTACAAGGCGGGTCAGCAACGAGCGGTGCTAATGTTAACAATTTGGCCAACGTTTTAAACACGTACCAAAATTATTCAGTCTAAAACGTGATGACCACTTTGAAAGATTTGGTTTGTGAAGCCCTCTATTTGGCAGATATTTATGATCAATTTAAAATGTACACTAAAGCTATTGAATGCTACAAGCTAGCAATTTATTTTTTAAATAAATACGAAGAATCAGTTTGTTTTAAAGCCTCACTAGAAGAATTTTGTCGCACACAGCTAGTAAAAATACAAGACAAAAAATTGTTGGACAGATTCAAATTGAAAAAAGTTGTATCAGTTTAAATGATTTATTTAATAGCATATTACACATTAATAAAGTTACAATTGTTGAAGGTGTAAGTATTTACACGAATCGTTTTCGTGCCATTGTTCACAACTACATTTTTCGTTTTATTCAATAAATTATTTACTAGTTCATCCGCGGTGCCGGGTTTTGTTGTAGTAGCAATCGAAGGCGATGATAGGACAAGCACTTCAATTTCAGGATCATTATCAAAGCTGTACAAATTTTTGTTTAGTGAACCCGACACGTAAACAGAATCAACATTGATAGTGCTATTGACTTCTGCACTAGTGGTGCTATTCACGTTTTCTGTAGTCTCATTTTTGACGGCAGAAACAACTTCTTTTGACTCGTCCAAGACGTTTGTGTACTCGACATCTTCGTCGTTTAATTTGTTGTCCCTTTCCAATGGAATTGAATTTGTTAGCTCAAATTGCGTCTCAACTTTAGTTTTGCTAAACGAACGACAAGTGTTTTTAGGTTTAATGGTTAGATTTCCCTTCACTTGATCCCAGGTTTCGCATACATCTCCTCGAGGCGCTGCAGATGTCCAATGTCGTATTGTTGTAAAAGTTTGGCTGGCAAACTTGCCGACAGGATCGTCCACAGGTAAAACAATTTTGCGAGTTTTACCTTCCAAATTCAAGCCCAAATACATTTTACGTTTAGGCAGTTGCCTGTAATAATACGAGTAATGACCGTTCATAGCTTCCGTCCACAAACATTCTTTGTTGGGCACAGTGGCGGAATATGTGTAGCCGCAATCGTTGATGCATAAAAATCGACAATTTTTCACGTTGCGTATAACTATATCACTTTTTTTATCGACAGCAATTCGCTTCCACACAGTGTTTTCGTCGTGCATGGACTCGTTGGTGCCGTTGACAATACCTTCCGCACTCATTTGCAACAATCGCTTGTTGATGAAAAATTGAACGTGTGTTGCGCTACCACTCACAGAATCGAGCGGGTGAGCGCCCGAACCCAAAAAAGCACTGGTTGCCACCGACAACGCAGACAAAAATAATGTTACACTGAACATTTTGTTAGCACGACGCTTGCCTTCTGGTTGCTACCTTTTGAATAACTTTGTTCCTACGAGAAACGGTTTATATACGTGAACGATCAAGGCTGACGCCTACCACTGACTAGTTAATAATTATCCCTACGCCAAGAGCGTGCGCAAATTTTAATTAGGAATCGATTTTGATTCTATTGACACCTTATAATAAAATTTGGCAATCAATTACAAAATGTGTCTTGAATACGTAAGCGTGTTTGGCTGAAATAGTTATTTAAAAAGGACTAACAAATTATTGGCACAATGGATTTAACGAAATACATTCAAATTGATAGTGTTAATGATGAATCAGTAAAATTTTTAGATTGTTTTAGCAATTGTTTTTTCTTCCAACATCGTCGTTCATTGTCAATAAAAATGATGTTTTTAGTGCGTGTATGTACTATGATATTGATAAATGCGTCTTTTGCGCTGTCCGTTTACGCCGAGCGCGACAAAAGAGACTACATGACGTATTATTCGCACTGGTGTATTATATGTGCAATTTTTATGTGTTCAACAAACACTGTGGTTTCAAAAAAAGCATGCAGCAAAAGACACTTTGTTATAATTAATCAACACGAAGAAAAAACAAAAAATTTGCCATGGCACACTAATTTACAATGGATATTGTTCAACATTTCAACATGCAACAATGTTCTAGTTTCGTTGGTGTATTTGTTTGCAATACATGGAGCGGCAAATTTTGAAAAGACACAGCATAGCAACGAAAAATACAATTTCATCACACTGTGCGCTCATGTTTTGAATTTAGCAGCTGTGCTAATAGAACTAGTATTTGGCACAATACCAGTTTATTTAAAACACATTTACCAGCCATTGGCTGTGACGATTTTTTATGGAATATTTTACCTCGCATACAAGACACGGACAGGACTAAACATTTATGGCTGTATGAATACCAACTATGATATGACATTATACGCTGGCCTGCTCTTGTTTCTAAACGCAATTTTGTACGTTGTGACTTTTTGTGTACATTGCATAAAATGTAAATTTACTAGGTGAAGTTTGAAATAAAACAATTTGTATTAAAATGGGTGTGCTTTTCTTTATTTTGTTATTTGCATCATCAGTAGTGGAAATTTGCAATTTGTTTCATGAACAATATTACACAGATCGTTCACAATTTGGTTGCAACAAAACGTTAAAAAAAGTTGTCGTTTGTCACAATAAAATACCCCTTCATTGGCAAAATTCCAATCTGTTTTACATCGGTGTAATGATTTTGTTCTTTCACTGTGGTCGTAGTAGTCAACATGGATTACGTTTACATCTTTTGCCGATATGAAATTGTCATCCGGTGATGTCGGTTGTCCAGTTGTTTTGTCGAAAATCAGCGGCTCCGGCAAAGTGCAACAGTGTAATTCAAGTACCCTGGTTACCGGGGTATCTGTGTTGAATTTTTTCCCGCAATGAACACACTGAATTTCGCCAAACACATAGAAAAATCCATTTGATACGAGTCGATGTAATTCTTGTTCGCCATACCAATGGTTTTGAGAACGAAACGAAATTTTTCTCTGCTCAACATTTAGATACAATTTCAAATTTTTCCTGCGGCGCACATACATATCAAACATTTTTTTCTCGTTGACACGCTCCGTGTTGGAAAAGGTCCAGTTTCTGTCCACCACGCACACCACGCAAGTATCCGAAAATTTCACAACATAAACGCATACGGGCGCGTTCAACACGTACATTTGTCGTTGCATTTGACGATAGTGGGGATCCGTTTGTTCCACTGTAAATACGGGCACACCAGTTTTGTTAACGGACAGAGCAGTGTGTTTTACTCGGTACCTCGACTTTCGAGTATTCAATGAATTGCGCATTTGCTCAACGCTAATGTCTTTGTACGAAATGGGACATTTTATTTCAACTGGTACCAACGAGTCATCGTCCATCACAAAATATGCGTCGGGGGAAGCGGCACACAATCCGTATTCACTGAAAAACATTCCGCATTCCAATACCGTGTCTTTGACCGATCGTTTTAAATGCATCTCCACTCGGCGTCGAATCGAATCAAACAGTTTACAATCATTTTTCACCGATTTCTCTTGCGCAATTCCAAAACTCATAGCAGCAGTTTCAGAAATGCAGCTATTGTTGCTTGATCCGGAAGCGGTTTGCCTGTCCAAACGTAGGGTTTTCCACAAGGCATTTTCGTGCTGCCCTCGGGTCATCCGCTCCACTTCCAATATTTCGTCGTGCGTCAAACGCTGGTCATAGTCAGTTAAATTATTTACAAAGTTACTGTATAGAAATTTATCGCAAATACGCTGTTGTTCACACGTTAGCGCACCCATCTTGACAATGTAATAATGTGAGAAATAATACTAAAATAAATTGTAAAAATAACGTTTATTGTTAAATGACACTACCACAAAATTCGCTTAACACTATTCTAAATTTATTCCAACATTTTTCATAGTAGTCCGGGTACCAGACGTGATATGGAAAGTTTATTTGATGAGTGACGTCAGCAAGAGTATTTTTAAAACGCTTACACACAATAAGTTGATCGATAAGCGGTAAACCGCAAACCAATCCTGTCAATTGTAATATTCTTCTTAAATCTTTTATAGAGAATCGCTCGTTTGCTCTAGAAATTACCGCAGCAGCAATCTGCTGTTGTTGTTGCAATCGTTTATCGAGCAGATTGTTGAATTCATCGCATTTCTTGCTTCTCCACATTTCAAATAATTTGTGTGTTCGCTTTTGAATGGCATTCAGCTTATCGTCGGCCTGGTAAAACACATTGAATAACATACATTCTATTTGATCAATTATAACGTTTTCGAGATCCTCTACGATCATTGGTTGCGTGTTGAAACAGCTTAAAAATGTGTATTTGCTTGTCTCTTTTTTTATGTACAAATTTAAAAAGTGCAAATCAAATGCAAAGTAATCGAGCCGTTTACAAATGTCACTACAATGGTTTTTGCCGTTTACCGTCTTGTACAACCAGATTGCAGAGAGCGGATTTTGATTTTTTGCCAAGACGCTGATAGAATATCGCACCAAAATGTTATTTTCGTCATTGTCCACCGCACATATGGTGACTTTTAAAGCTTTCTTGGCGTTGACACTCAAAGCAATGTCCTCAGGTGTTTCAAATCGCACAGCTTCGTTGGTATATGATTTAAACATTGTAAACTCGGACAATTTGTTGGACACCTCAATATTGTTTGAAGTCAACGAAGATACGGATCCTTTTAGTATTGTGGAAAACTGCGTCGCTTCGCATATTTTTTGCACTTTAGACGAGTACCCGTAGATAGATGTGCGCAATCGATTTTCCAATGTTGTCAAAGGCACCAAATCGAACAAATTTTGCATTGACAGTTCTTGTTCCACACACACTTTTATGCTCAAATCGTTCAAACAAGCGTCCTCGATGTTGAGATGAGCGGCCACAGCAGCGCTTCCTTTTAGAACACACATGTGACGTTGACCAACTGTGTCTAGCACTTGGTTGTACACGTTCACGAAAAACTCTTGATCCATTTGTGATAAAACTTGTTGGGTGGCCGTGTCATTTACATTTTTTTTCGAAATGTAAGGCAAAGTTTTGGCGTCAAACAATTGTACGCGCAGCGCGTTCATGATGAAATCGAAAAAGTTTTCTGCGTTTGGACTTATTGAAACAGTTCAAACGTTGAGAAGCAGTAAAAATAATCTTGTTGCAAATAGACGTAACGGGCGGCCGCAAACTGATCCCTCGACCACCTTTCTATCCAACATTCGAAATGTATTTTTAAACGTCAACACGACCACCGTCGGTGCTCAACAGTTATTTTATAACATTTGTTTTCAGTTTGTGGCGAAAAATTTAATATGTAACAGTGTGCCTTTCATCACTATACAAACTGTATTGAACGGATTGATTGAACTTGAACGTATTGTGTTTGGACAGAATCGTATTCTTAAATATATCGTCAAATTTTTGGTTGATCACAGCGACGGCAATAATCTACAATGTTTAATCAACGTGCAATTACTGGATTATTTTCTGACAAATTACAATCACGACTTGCATCTAAGTTAGGTGTAAAAAATAAAAGAAAAAATGTTGGGATAAAATATTTTTATTACAACACACGTCAATTTACATTTTCGTATATAAAAGATTTCACAGTGTCAATGTCGCTCTCAATATGATACTCTCGTTTTCCCCGTTTACTGTACTTGTAATTCTTGTTTCCCAATTCTTCGTCGATACAGTGTAACGCCATTAAAGGATTCGGATGAACCTTGTCGTACACCAGTTCCATGTCTTGAAATTTGCGTTTGCGAAGCTGCATATGCTTTTGTTGGCCGGAACAAAAGGCCAATTTGGTACCATGTTCATTAGTTTTCACGTACACCGCTAATCTAGGATGCTTCATGTGATCTCTTGGAAATTTGACTGTTTCAAATCGCGACGACGATATTTTGTCGTTTCTATCGTTGTCAGTACACGCCGTGCCATCGGCAATATTGAAGAAAGACATTGACAACGTGGACTGTCTCCTCTTGGCAGCATGGTGTTCACGCAATTGCACATACAAACGTTCCACGTTGTCGTATTGCGATATTCTAGTTTGCAGTTCTTTTATTTGTTCATCAAAACGTTTTTCGAATACGCCAAACTTTTCAATCACTTGATTCTTGAAAGCGTTGTTACACTCAATCATAGAAGAATTGTTTATATTGATCGATTCGATAGCGCTCAACACCAACGACAATTTATCATCACATTTCGTCTCTTTTTCTGCACCATCGTTAGTTGTTGTACTAGACGATGGTTTAAACTCTTGCTCGAGTTCGTTAAAAGTTTCCAACAGGCACGCAATAAATTCAGCTTTGTTTTCAAATTCTATGCGATTCAGCAACTGCAAAGCTCCAGTTTTGTTGATACATTTAACGAGAGGCGTCGACGATGGCTCTTCACCAGCAGGTCGAGGACAGCGATTGTTGGAATACAGCAATTGATTTAAAGTTTTTATTTCGGTAAACTGGACATAGCGGTCCACGGCCCAATGCGGATTTGCAAAACCCACACCACGAGCAAAATCATAGCCAACCATCCATATTTCTTCATTTTTAACAATGTACCTCAACACAAAACTAAACTGATCGTCAAACGTCAATTTTTTCATGTTAAACAAATAGGAAAACCCCTTGAGAAACAAATCAGAGTGGTTTTCGTCTGTGTTGTTGTAACATTTTTTTTGATCAAAATTCGTATAACTCGTTGATGTATCGTCGTTTGTTTCAATGCTGTCGTCTGTTGCTTCAGGTTTATCCACTCCGAAAATGGTTGAAAACAATTTACCTAAAAACTCCATTGCAAATATTGTATGGTGTTGTGATGTATGTAGTTGTAGTAGCAGCCGACAATGTAAAATACCCTTCAAGCCAGCTGTGATGAATATTTTTTGCCTTTGTGGTGATAACTGAACGGAGCTCGTATTTGTACAAGATTACAAAAAACGTGTTGATCAACTGGCGGCCACAGTGTGTTTATCAAAGTTTTTATATCAGGAACACCATTCGACTTGTATACTGTAACATTCTTCACCATTTGTTGAATATTCTCGGATTCTATAGCACTTTTTATACAGTTAATAAAACTGCCCGGTTGAATTTTGTCTAAAACAATGGTTTGCGGCTTGACGAACGTCTTATAATATTTGCCGCGCGTTTGACTATCTGCGTCCATGCGAAACCTGTCGATGCGGAGCCAAACGTGTATGCCTCGGTTGCCTGTGTGCATCATGCGCGCTACACTGTCTCCAAAAAAATTTTGAAATGTTTCACGAGCAACGGCTACTTTCAATGCCAGCATGTCAGAGTCAGTTTCAACAAAGTCCACGTCGATCACCCATTCTCTCGATAAGTGCCCGTGACTATCTCGCACAGGCTTTACGTGGATTTCGGACACGTTGTGCAGACAAATAAATTTCATCAGCTCATCACAACTGCCAAACATTTGTTTCGGATGGTGCCACTTGAAACCGTCGAAAAATGCATATTCTCTGCAATCACAATACGCCACACAATTCCATAGTTTATTGATTCGATCCAAATCGTATTTCACAGTCGGCTTGTACATTTTGAATGATATCTTGTAGGTTCGGCGCGCCCGCCGGTTATCGGCTCAATAAACGCACGTCATTTCTATTTATTTCTTCCGATAAGAATAACACTATCAATGGCGTTATACGTCATTTTATTTGTTCTCTGTCTGTTCGACAACTCTAAACAGATATTGCTGCTAAATGCTACGGGCGGCGAAATCGAAGATGAAAATCGCGACATTGATCATTTGTTCAACATGATTATGGTAGAGGTTACAAAAATTCAAAAAAACGAAAGCAACGATTACAGTTATACTCGAATCATATTCATTCTTTTAATAGTGTTTTTCATCATAACTTTAAAAATTAAACTTTACAAATATATGAATTGTAACAGAAAAAGAGCTGCAACACCAGCATTGGCTGAGGAAAAAGTTCCACTGGAGAAGATCACCATCAAAGAGTTAAATTACAATTTTAATAATAGTTGAATACTCATTGAAATATTGTCATGCACCGCACGTCGCTTGCCTCCGTGCGTCCGGTTTTTGTGTCGCTCGACGACCCACAATATAAAAAGTGGGACGTGCATGGGTTGACCTCATTCGAGGCGTAACAGTGCCACTAATACCTCAATTATTGAGACCAGCGTTTTACTTCGTTGCAACTTTGTACGTACTATTACTTCGACGTTAACATGTTAATTTTCGTTGTATTAACGTATCTGGCTACTTGGGTCCACTGTGCCAGAATATTGGCGGTTTTGCCTACACCCTCCTACAGCCATCAGAGTGTATTTAAAGTCTACATTGAAACCCTGGCGAAGCGCGGTCACGAAATTGTTCTACTTCAACCGACTACAAGAATATCATACCAGTTTACAAAAAACATTACTATAGTCGACGCCAGTATGTCGCAATCATATTTCGACCGTTTGGTCGGGGAATCTGCGGTGTTTCGTAAACGCGGTTTGATCGCAGACTCCAGCACAGTGACCGCACAAAACTACATGGGTCTAGTGAAAATGATTCACGATCAATTCGAGCTGCCATCCGTGAAAAAATTTCTGGAAACTCGACGCTACACATCTTTTGATCTGTTGATAACCGAAGCTTTTCTCGACTATCCGCTGGTGATTTCACATTTGTTTGAAAATGTGCCAGTGGTGCAAATTTCGTCGGGATACGGTGTGGCGGAAAATTTTGAAGTAATGGGCGCTACCAGTCGCCATCCTTTATACTATCCAAACATGTGGCGAGATCGATTCGCAAATTTAAATATGTGGGATACAGTGGCAGAGATTTACATGGAAATTAAATTGCAAAAAGAGTTTAGCGTTTTAGCCGACGAACAAAGTAAATTAATGAAAAAGCAATTTGGTCCGCAAACACCAGACGTGCAAAAATTACGCGATAATGTTCAGCTGCTTTTCGTCAACACGCATCCGGTGTTCGACAACAACCGTCCGGTGCCGCCTAGCGTCCAATATCTTGGCGGTTTACATTTGCACGACAAGTCCGTGAAACCGTTGTCGCAATATGTGCAAAAATTTTTGGACGCCTCCGTTCAAGGTGTGGTGTACGTGAGCTTTGGATCGAGCGTCAATGCGCGCGACATGGACAGAGAATTTTTGGAAATGATGATTGAAACATTTCAACGATTGCCATACAGGGTGGCTTGGAAATTCGACACGGTTCCGGACCTCATTGCTTTACCTGAAAACGTTATAATTCAAGCCTGGTACGATCAATACAGTTTGTTGCATCATCCCAATGTGAAAGCGTTTGTCACTCAAGGTGGTGTACAGTCTACCGATGAAGCTATCGAAGCACTTGTACCGCTAGTGGGTGTGCCAATGATGGGAGATCAATTTTTCAACACGAACAAGTATGCGGAGCTGGAAATTGGATGCGCGGTGCACACCGCCACCGTGAACAGTGAGCAACTGTTTTCGGCAATCATCGACGCCGCCACTAATACCAAATATAAAAGCGGATTGCATCATCTGCGGAAACTGATTCACCATCAACCGATGACCCCGTTGAACAAAGCAATTTGGTACACTGAACACGTGATTAACAGTAGTCGTCATCACGGAAAAACCGCAATGTTAAAAACAAAGGCAGCCAACGTGAACTACAGCAATTATTTTATGTCTCACATCCTTTTACCTTTGGTATCGTTGACTGTGTTGAATCACCTACAACAGTTAATGCGCATGACTTTTTTCTCAATGTAATTTGTGTGTGTGTACTAGTTACATAATTTTGAATAAAAACGTTTAAAATATCTATTGGATTTTATTCCTTAAGCTTTAGAGTGTTGGTGTTAAATTACTGTAACATTAGCGTAGGTGTTTTGCGCAAAGCTATTACGCAGGCGGTATAGTTATAAACGTCGGCTGCTCTTTTCTGTTTCATTAACGTGTCGAAACCGTTTGGAGTAACATCATGTCTACCTTGCGAAATAAACTGTTGGTGAAAAATTTGGTTGTGGATGTTAAAAACGAGAAAATATCGTCAATCGCTACCACCTCTTCAACCCATGGCGCGACATCAACAACAAACAGTTTACCATCCATCGATTCAACAAAACTCGGTGCTGCGAAAAATGTGAAAATGGTCAGCGTGCAAGATTATCAAAAGATTTCTAAAGCATTTTTAACGCTACACGATTGCAACAAAAAAATGTCAGAGTGTTTGAAAAATGTTTCTCAACACTATAAACAAAGGTACGAAATGCAATTGCAAAGACTACAAACTTTATTGGCGAAAAGAACTCGCAAACTGCAAAATTTACGGCAAAAGTTGAGCGTCAGGAAACGTTACATGATTGTTGTGCGCACAAACAATGAATTTTCTTTTCATTCACATGTGAGCAGCATCGATAGCGACACTTTTGCTATCATCGTCTACAAAATAAGCAAAAATCCCGACGTGGACAAATCGGTATGCGCGTCTGTCGCACACACAAAATACGGCGCTAGAATACTGTTCGAGAAGGACTCTGCCGTGGTGAGATTTGACGGCACCTTGGCTGCAGACAATTTTGAAAAAGATTTAAAATCAATGTTTGATTGTTGCAACCATTAACAAAGTGGCAACGGCAAAATAAAGGGGTTTATTGTGTGATTTAACAACGATGCGGTCCATGAACAACTCTGTTTCTGTGTATGTTGACAACGAAAAAATAGAACCCATCAATGTGAAGCTGGATGCGCAAAAAAATGTGTGCGCACAAGAGTACTGTTTGAATATTGCAAAACATTCAAGTAAACCAGTTCGTATTGAGGTAGATTCAAACGGCAAATTCATACAATCCACGTTTATTTGTCCGCCTAAATATATTTGTATCGTGAATGCGAGCGACAAACACAAACCGTGTGTATTTGATGGGTTCTTAAACGACGACGATGAATCTCAAACAAAAAAATTTTGTGTCCCCACTTTGAATACACTTAAAAGTACCCTGAATTTAGGGGTACTCGATATGGTCAGAATAATGGAAAAACCTACTGTTATTAAAGTATTCGTGAATGAGGCTATTTCGTCATCAAACTGTTGCAATCGAAACAAATGGTATAAACGTTTCTGGTTCAAAGATGATGATGATGATGACGAGAAACAAACTTTACTTGCCAAGGAAGAAAATTTTCTAGAACACGAAAATTACCTCCTAAGTAGAATATTTCAAGTTTTGAGCAACGACGACGACGGCGACGACACTGCAAATTACATTGACTACGACAATTTGCCAAGCAGAAAAATTAATTTGTCCAATTGGGCCGATGTAGAATGTTGCACGGGAAAATTGCTGTTGGAGCTGGATCTTCTTTTTAATTATGAATATAAGTAATTGTTGTCGACGCCTTTTGTAACTGTTAATGATTCCTATGCAACGTTATTCCTATTAGATAATTTATTTAACTAGAAAATTAAACAAAATTTATTGTATTCATGTATTTATATTAGTCAAACAAATTTACACTTTCGTCTTGATCGTAAAACTTGGTTTTGTTAAACGAAACGTATTTGTTATCTTTTTGCTTTTTTTCGTGTTTAATTAGTTTTAACTTTATTATAATACATGTTATTAAAACATTAACCAGTATTACTACTAATACGATTGCAATTAATAAAATTATAAACACTACAATGTGTCTTTGATTGACGATACCCTCGTTGCGTGATGTATTGTAAAACACTTTGTTTATTGGCGGTAAAACGGTAGTGGATTCTTGATTTATGCCGCCACCACTCGAATATGAAACCGGCGCGTGGGTCGAAGGATTTTTTTTTATATGTGCGTAGATAAATTGTGTGCTAGCGCGGTTTGTCACCATTACAGAAGGCTTTTTAGTAACATTTTCCACATTGATAGTTGGAAGAGTAGTTTGCAAAATTTCTGGAGAGGTTGTAGTACTGGTGCTAATGATGGTGGAAGAAGGCAATATGTTACTTTTCATTGTACTCGAATACACATTTTTTGATGGTCTGTAAACATTACTCAAACTACCTGGTAATGCACTCCAACAATATTTGTTGTGTGGCTTTTTTAATGTTTGCATATATGCTCGCGAGTATTCGTACAAGTTGATGGCAGACATGCCGTCATAATTGACAAAGTTTAAAAGATTGATTGAATCCGTAAAGTTGCGTCCAGCCGTGTACGAAGCAAACAATCTAGGATTTTGCAAAGCCATCAGATGAAGAAGGGTATTGCCGCGCACGTCGACTCGAACCCTTTCGTCCGTCACACTCAATTGTATATGTTTTAATTTGTCCATTCGGCTCGCCAAGTTTGTCAACCGCCGAGGAATGCTTTTGTCCGCCACCGGAGGATTTATGAAAATATCGCAAAGTTTTGCGTTGCGCGCGTAATTTCTCACAAACTCTTCACCTTCACTGTACGATTTGTGTGCCATGTACGAAACGCTGTCCCACACACCCGATGCATACGTGAAATTATTTATTACAATGTACGGATCGGCATCGGGATGTTGGCAAGTCGCCGTGCTCGCGTACGAATACGTATCGTCAATTTTTAGGATGTGTCGTGTGTCCCCAAAACTGTAAAGCGTTTGTCTCAATGCTCCTTTCAAAAACCAATTGTAATCAAACAAAGATATGGCGTTATTCGTGTTGTGTTTGATTTCGCGTTGATCATTTATTGGAATCGACGGATTGTCGTTAGTGGTTTTGATCAATCGATCCGGAGTCATGTAGAATATTACATCATTGAACGTGAATTTTACGAAATTTTTACACAATCCAAAATCTATAGAGGAAATCGACTGTTTATACAATTCCTGCACACCCGGACCGAATTTCTTTTTATTTTTGATTTGCTCTTGTTGCACAGTCAAATCACATTCGATAATTTTGTTTGTTTTAAACTCGCTAAACTCTTGCTCCAACACTTTGTCCTTAACGTCAAACGTAAAATTGTGATTCATGATCATTCGACCGAGCTCCAGCGGTCTAGTTTCAATGAAAAAAGCGGTAAGCGCGCTTCCCATTCCGTAGAGTATGGGGTTCCCGTATTTTGCGTCTACAATTTCCGCCGCTGAAGTAGCTAAAAATCGTTTCATATTATCGTGATCGTCGCTGTAACACAGCCGGTTGCCCAATCGGTTCGCCACGCCCTCAGCGAACCACAACGGCGATTGACGTATGACTTTTTCGGCAAACATGATTGCGTGCACCAACTCGTGTCCGTAATTTCGAGGCAACAATTTTTTCTCGTAATACACATGACTCTCGATTTTTCCCCTATACACATGAGTGTAACCGCCATTGTCAGTGCTTATGCTCCACATGGGACCCATCATTTCGTACAATTGTTTGTTGTCGTGAACGTACACGGCTACGTTGACCACACTGCTGCTGGGCTTCTGAATAGATATGTTAGTTTTTTGAAAGAAATTTGAAACTGTATTGTACACGTAGTCTGTTTCTTCGCGCATGGCTTCAATTTTTGCCGTGTCATTATTTTTGCCACCACCCACATTATGATGAATTGTAAAATTAAATTTATTGTCCACTAAAAAGCTGTTTGTGTAGGGCATTATATTGTTTTTTGCAATTATTGTATAATATTCTTTAAAGTAGAGCTGTTCGTTGGCATCCAAATCGCACACATAATAAATGTAAAACAGTTTTTTGATTTCGGACACGCTGGCTATGGTTAAAGGGTATTCAAGTATCATTTGTACAGTTTCCCTGACTACACGGTCTATTCTGAAGGTGTGTAAAGAGTATGTTTGTCTAACGTGTAAATATGCGTACATGGTGACTTTGAAAAAATAGGCAAAATCTTGAGACGACCACAGAGGAATGGTGTTGAAAAAATTCACAAACGAAGGAAGTGTGTCTTCAAAACGCGCGTAATCGTTTTTTACATGAAACTTGACCCATGTGTCTGATGTCCAGCGAAACACTTCGGCAGCGCTGGATCGCATTTTGGAGTTAATGTTTGTGTTGACCACAATCCATTCCAAATTTTTGTCGGCGATTGACTCGATGATCTCATCGCCTCGGTCGCGTTTAAAAAACTCTAAATTGTTGAGCAACCTCAGCCACGCGCCGTAAGTGCGCACGTCTTCATTACTTTTAAAATTGAAAGAAACGTTGCGAAACGTCTCCACTATTGTCGGACCATCGCAAAGCAACGGGTCTTGAAATTTTTTTGGCACACAAATGTTGTCTATGAGATCATTGAGTTTATCAAAAGTTTGCACATTGTTGGCGACTGAATCAGCGCCACACAGCGGTGATATCGTTGTGGTAGTTACGATAACCAATAAAATTAACAATCCTCCAATCATGTTAATTAGCGCCTTCAAAATAATATTGGATTACACGTACACTTGTCTGACGACTATGTTTCTGATGTGTCACAAACTTTTCGACATTAACATTTTGTCCCCACTGGACAAATAAGAATGGACTTGAATGTTTAATCGTAAAACTACTTAATATATTTTAATGTTATGCGCCGCTGCTCCTTCAACTGGTATAAATAAGCGAACCGGTTGCCTAACAGAATCAGTTGAACGTGAACGTTTGCGTCGACACTCGCTTTCCTGCAAGTTTTCCGTTTCATTATGAAGTTCTTGAGAGGTGTCGTATTCGTGGCGGTGGTGTGGGCGGCTTGTTGTTGGACAAGTATTGAAGCGGGTGGCGAAAAAACAACCGTCCTATCGTCCGAAAAAGTGGTCTCAATCACACCATTGCCCCGAACTTCAGGGTTTTACTACCAACCCATCAATAAAATGCAGTTTGTAGAAGGCGTGTGGACTTTTGTCGTTGAAATGGACCATAAACCCATTTACGAAACCTTGGATTTACTGTACAATCAAACTTTGGAGTTTATCGATTTTATAAATTCAAACGAGAAAAAAATCAAAGAGTGCAGCACGAAAAAAATCGTTCAAACAGAATTGAACACGTACGTAATTCAGCAAATTGTTAATTTGGTCAACAAGCACAACGATCTCGATTCAAAGATACCGAAATCTGGCGAATACGCCGATCATCCCGACTTGGCGTTGACCAACGATCGTATTGTGCGACACAAACGAGGATTGCTAAATTTTGTCGGAAACGTTGACAAGTTTTTGTTTGGCGTGATGGACCAAAACGATGCGGACCTTTTGCACAAAATTGCTCGTCAATCAAACGCAAACGATTATCAAGTTAAACAGTTGACGGACGAATTGATAAAATTGTCCAATTATGTGGAACACTCCAGTTGTGTGGAACAGCACAAAACGGATTTGTGTGTTTACCTGGACGCCAAAATGAATCTATTTCAGACACAAATCAACGAAATTGAAAACTTGTATGCGCGTTTAGACAGGGCGGTGGACGACGCCCTAAACGACAAAATCAATGACATGATCATGACACCGAAACGTTTACTGGAACAATTGATCAGCGTGAGCACACGATTGCCGGCAAAAATGAAATGGCCCGTTGATCTCAAGCTGGAAAACATGCACCAACTCATCAACAACGGTGTGCTGAAAATCCACGTTTTCATTACACGTGAACGCAAATTGCTCTTTATACTCGAAGTTCCGCTGATCGGTCACGAAACGTACGATGTGTATCAAGTGGTGCCGATACCTTTTTGCAACAACAGTAAATGTGCAGTGATTGTGCCGGACAGCAAATATCTGGCATTGTCGACGGACCGCCGCAATTATGTGCGTTTGGACGACGACGCCACGAGCGTTTGTAAAGCAAACTCCAACAGTTTGCTGTGCTACAAACCGAGAATTTCACACGATGCGGACAAGGCGGCCCTGTGCGACATAAAAATATTGCTCGACATTGAAAGCGGCGGCGGCGTCAACGATTTAGCAAAAGATTGCGACGTACGCATCGGCAAATTTGACCCGGAAATTTTTTACCCAATATCATATTACAATCACTGGCTGTACGTATTGCAGGAAAAAACACGGTTGGTGTTCGATTGTGATTCCGACGTATTGGTGAAACCATTGACTCTGGAGGCTGGCGTAGGTCTTATAACTGCCAATAATGTTACATTTAACTGCAAATTGACCACGCATAGAGTTTCCCTGTCGGTGGTGCAAGTGAAATCCAATCAATACTCAGTTTTTACTTTGCCCGTATCCACATCGTTTAATTTGAGCGAAACTCTTCACGATTTGGACAAATTTGAGGTTCAATCGTTTGTATCGAACACGGACTTGGATCACAAAAATCTAAATGGTATGACACAACGACTAATCGAGTTGCGACAACGCATGAACAATAACACTATATTCAGTGGAAGCGAAATTTCGCAATCGGACAATACAAACGGAGAGAGTTGGTTTTGTTGGTTTGTCAGTTTCTTCAACATTAGTTGCCATTTGGCCGAAAGTATTCTTGCCACTATAGTTTTGCTAGTGCTATGCTTGATTATTTTTCGATGCTATCGATGCCTTTGTCCCGGATTATGCACCGATATATGTTCATGTTGCAGACGCGAAGACGCTACCGTCGTTCGTTTGAACAATCGGGTACAATTTGTGCGAAACAATACTAAACGAAACAAAAATAATGTTGTAGATTATAGTGGAAAAGGCGAACACGGTCACGATTATGACGACCACGACGATTCATCGCAAGTTTTCATCAAAAAGTATTAAATGTTAATATCTATTGTAATAAAAAATGAATGTACCCAAACTTTGAGTTTACTTTGTGAACCTCCACTTAAGTTTAAAAAATTTAAAAAAAATTTCATCATCCAACTTTCTATTATACATGCAATCGAACCTTGCTTTACCTTTTGATCAAAGTGTAAATCCAGTTTCGTTTAGCATGATCTCATCGCATTAGCTCATCGCATGATCTCATCGCATTAGCTCATCGAATGATGTCATGCTAAAGTTGGATGATGAAATATTTAACAAAAGTCTGAAATCGATCGAACCTTGCTTTACCTTTTGATCAAAGTGTAAATCCAGTTTCGTTTAGCATGATCTCATCGCATGATGTCATGCTAAAGTTGGATGATGAAATATTTAACAAAAGTCTGAAATCGATCGAACCTTGCTTTACCTTTTGATCAAAGTGTAAATCCAGTTTCGTTTAGCATGATCTCATCGCATGATGTCATGCTAAAGTTGGATGATGAAATATTTAACAAAAGTCTGAAATCGATCGAACCTTGCTTTACCTTTTGATCAAAGTGTAAATCCAGTTTCGTTTAGCATGATCTCATCGCATGATGTCATGATAGTCTCATCGCATGATCTCATCGCATGATGTCATGCTCCTTGTCGGATGATAAAATATTCAACAAAAGTCTGAGTCGATCGAACCTTGCTTTACCTTTTGATCAAAGTGTAAATCCAGTTTCGTTTAGCATTATCGCCTTGTCTTATCTTATCGTTCATGCTGGACTATATAAAAAGTTGCAATCAGCTTTGCTTTGACAAAAATAAACACGCAGTCACAAAGGTATCAGTTTACATACATAGTCCGCATTTAATTTATAATGGACATGCATTCAGCAAACAAATTCTACAACTACAACCGTAAGCCGTTACGACCGACCACTTTGCACGACGGCAATCTTCCACAATCCACCTACAGGGATGTTTCGTTTTTGCGAAAGATGATTTGCACAGAGATTCCACCAAACCGGCAAGACGACAAATTCAAGACGGAGGGATACAACAAGGAAAATAGAAACTATCGTTGACCTTTTTTCCCACAAAATAAATTATATTTTATTACAAGTTGTGTAGTTTTTTTCCACTCAAGAATTAGGAATAGTACGTACAATGTCGAAATTGATTCGATTCTTTGTTTCCATGTATATTCGGTGTGTTGGTTCGTCGAGACCATTACCCGAAAGAGGAAACGATCCGGGTAACACAAAGGTGTAGGCGTTGTCAGTGTTTTGAACAAACGTGTTGCCTGGACACAAAGGTCGCAAACGCGAATACTCTGCGACCGACATGTCCAGGTTGGTGCAGTCAACTCGAAACGAATGGGACATTGAGTCTCGATCGAAGGTGTCGACTATGCTGGCGCACATCGAAGTTCGATCGCCTGGAGTTATGTGGCGCATCCTAGTCACGTTGATGTCGCCACACTCGCACTCTCCCGTTTCAAAATTTGGTTTTACATCTGGATGCGCGTAATTCACATTTGTGCACACATTAGGTAAACATTCAATCGGATTGAAAGGGTTCACAAACATGCGATTATTATGATGATCTAGTGCGTTACATCTCATTTCAAAACGCCGTCCGCTGCCGTCGGGCATTTGTTCATCCCAATCGGAACGAAAAGTGTTGCGTGAAACGTCTACCTCCATTCCCAAAAGACGATCAAACAAAATGTTTCTGTTGCTTTGTCCGGGAGCGATACGGTCAAAATGTTGACGACCCGCAACTTGCACCATATTTTGCGCGCCGGCAAAGTAGCGCGGGTCCTCGGCTATACACGACCATTGATTCAGACTGTGAACAATAACGCTTGTTTCTCTATTACAATTTCGCGGCACGCTGTTTGTAGTACAGTAACCGCCGCGCACCAGCAACTGCCCGTTCACCACAAATCTATCAAATTCTCCCACAAAAAAGTACACGGCCGACGGATTGTCGCACAAAGTGGTGCAATCGAAATTGGCCGTCTCCGTTGGACCCACATAGATGGGAACGGACAAACATTTGAGCTCGCCTTCGTTAAGAGTCCCCAGATTTGTATTGAAATTTATGCGAGGTAAATTCTCTAAAGGCACATAATGTCTGCGTTTCAATACATTCTCCATAAATACGATCCGGTCATCCAATAGTTCATTGTAGTCGATTTGCGCTTTTCTAATTTTGTGATAGGAATCGTATACTGGTTTGTAAAGCAAAAAGGTAAAAATAAACACCAATACGAGCAGAAGCAGAATATACATGACGCGACGCGCGACGCGCTTAAATATGTCCGTTCACTAGTGTTACCGATCCAATCGATTGACACAGTCGGACACCACATCTACTCTACCATGCAGATTGCGGCATACACATTAACCATTTGCACTGTACATCAGGGCGATGTGCGTTCAGCAGAGTTTATATTGAACAAATATTTTTGTCCGTTGTTTGCTATTCACACCAATTTTAAATCCATCGCCGTGTGTGAGGACAAATTTTACACGGATAATGGACTGACAAGCTTTATGCACTATGAAGATTTCGTGCGTTCGTCGGACAGCGAAACGGGTGCAGCAACCATCGATGAAATCGCACCTACAGAAAAAACTTTTGAGTTGATAAAAAAAGTTATTCAAGGGTTGGGCGACAACAACGAAGAAATTATGGTATCCCAGTGGTATAATTAAACTAGACATAAAATGAAACGGTATAATTAGTGTAAAAATTCATTTATTTGTACATTGAAATCTTTTGCATTATACAATAGTGTTTGATTAATAAAGTTTTAAGCGAAACAAGTTCCACGAGAAGATTGTCTTTTTGTTTACGCCTGTACGCATTACGTTTATCGATGAATTGAGCCAGCACTTGAACAAAACGCTTAGCGTTTTTACTCATAATTCTATTCATCATCTCATTTTTAATGTCGCTACCGAAATGGTCAAGTATGGTATTATAATCTCGACGCTTGTACATGTCTTCGACCAAATCGTTGCTCAATTGGAGTTCGCTCAAATTGTTGATAAATTCCACCTGATCCCCTTTACTTTTTATATTGTCCAAATAATAAAGTTGTTCGTCGAGACCGAAAAGGTTGGCAGACATTGCATACAGTTCCTGAACACAATTCAAACTGTTGACGCTTTTCATTTTGCCCAAACGAAAGAATGTGTCTTGTTTTAATTCGTACTCATTTTGGTAGCGATCACGCTTCTGATGCAAACTTAGAATAGGACAATTTTCCATGTTTACGTCGTGCGCGTTTTATTCCTTTCCAAACGACTAAATACACATGTACTTATATTAACACTTTTAAACAAAAAAAACAAGCAAATTCATAGAACAAATTTAATGTTATAATCAATAATTACACAATGGATTGGAACCTTTACAGTCAGTGCTCTGTTTGCAAAGCATTTTTTTCTTCATGTTAACACAATTGGGAGGTTTGTACAAATTATCTTTGCGCATTAAAGACTCAAATTCACGCACACATTTGTCGTCATGATCATACAATTTTGCGATGGCCGATAGTATACAATTTTTGTTACATTTTGTACACGTCACCAAATTGGCCACATAACAATTAAATACAAATCTCTTTTGAAAACGATTGCCGCGCGGAGCTGTTTCCAACAAACGTAACAACGATAGCATACATGGAGGCATTTTTAGCTTACTTTTGATCAAATCAGCCACAGCTTTTTTACTGTTCAACACTGCCATAAAACACACGTTGCGGCAACTTTTCTTTGAAAATGCCTTCTTGTCACCAAATTTTTTCGCTCCGCCGGTCTTACTGGTGTCAGCTGCTGTATTAGTACCGTGCGCTCGAACAAAATAATACAATTTCAATCCGGACATGCATACATTTTGACCATTTTCATTAAAACGGGTGTAACAGTTGACATCCATGTTAAAATCTTCAAACGGAACAGAATACATTTTTGTTTTGTCAATTGAATTGTGATTATGCGGTGTCCATTCGCACAATTCCAATGTTGCTTGCTGCTTTTCTTGTTGATGGTCTTGCGACGGCGATGTTGACATTGCAATATTATTCAGTGACAGTAATTTTGGCGGCTGTTACTGCCTGCGCTGGTGATCTGCTGGCAATGAAATCTGACGAGCCGTTCAACGCGTTTTTGTAAGCCGTGGTATCTCCACCGAGCAGCGATAATCTAGAGTCGCGAACACGCGCGCACACACCGCTCGCTGCCGCACTATTTCCTACACCGTTGCCGGCGTTTGCGAGAGAAAAGTGTTGACACATTTCATGCATTTGCGTCCTCAAACTGTTTAAATCGTGTCGAATTTGACCGTGTTCTCGCATTAAACGGTCCACCATGCGAACAGTGTAACCGTCTTCGGTTGCTGGTTGTCTCCTGTAATAATCCACGTTTGACACGTCGTATTTTGTATACATGACGAAAAGTGTACAATAGTGTTCATAAAATTAAATTTACTTATTGAAGCAAATTTGTGCTTGATTGATTAGCTTTATTTGCTTGACTTGTAAGCTAAAGCAAGGTAAAATTGACTTGTGTCAAAAACAACACTCATCTATTTTTTTCGTATAATAATATCTTTTATGGATTTGAAACTGTCGAGCATCGTGTCGTTGCTGAAAGCTAACTTGTTGGTGAAATCCAGTTGCATAGATTTAATAGTGTCCAGTGCGGACGTAATGTTGGCCAGCAAGGTGACGTGCTCATGTCGAAGCATGTCGCGAAACGTTTCGGACCACTCGCTCACCGACATGTTGTTGACTGTAGTGGGCTGGTAGATTTGCTGCATACCGGTAACCATGGCGCTGTTATTAACGCCATTCGATAAATTTCCTCCTGTTACGTTGGCAGACAAGCATTCTTGCAATGTACACAACTGGTTTTTGATATCGCTAATAGGATCGATCATTTGACTCTGTCCACCCATTATTAAATCGCTAATCAAACGTTTCAATACAAACATTTGCGGAGGATGTCGTTTGTTCGATAAATTGTATGCGGACAAGTATTTGCACAGAGCAAATGCGTGAACATAGTTTTTCGAATTTCTGGTCAGCTTGTGAGACGGATGCACATTGGTCCACATTACAGCTTTGTTGAATCCTCGTATTGTGACGATGGGAGATACTAGACGAGTTGCAGCGGACAATTCGACGTAACCATCGCGGTCGTCTTCATTGTTTTCTATAATTACTACTTCTATACATTCGTCATCGTATTGAAAATGTTGTTGACCGTGTTCCTCGCTCAAGTGATTTTTCGTATTGCTGATATTGCTGTTACTACCACTAACTGTTTCTAACGACGTCTGGTTAGATAATGCTGTAGTAGTCATTGCCATTTTCATCAACTTAATTGTACAATCTTAATAAATAGAATTTGCACGCGCATGAGCCAGACATTAATGGACGATGGAATTCTCAGCAATATTTAATTAGAATCGAACCTTGCTTTACCTTTTGATTAAAGTGTAAATCCAGTTTCGTTCAGCAGCATGATCTCATCGCATGATCTCATCATGATGTCATGCTAAAGTGGATGATGAAATATTTGACAAAAGTCTGAATCGATCGAACCTTGCTTTACCTTTTGATCAAAGTGTAAATCCAGTTTCGTTTAGCATGATCTCATCGCATTAGCTCATCGCATGATCTCATCGCATGATGTCATGCTAAAGTTGGATGATGAAATATTTAACAAAAGTCTGAATCGATCGAACCTTGCCTTACCTTTTGATCAAAGTGTAAATCCAGTTTCGTTTAGCATGATCTCATATCATGATGTCATCTTAGATGATGAAATATTTAACAAAGTCTAAATCAATCGAACCTTGCTTTACCTTTTGATCAAAGTGTAAATCCAGTTTCGTTTAGCATGATCTCATCGCATGATGTCATGCTAAAGTTGGATGATGAAATATTTAACAAAAGTCTGAAATCAATCGAACCTTGCTTTACCTTTTGATCAAAGTGTAAATCCAGTTTCGTTTAGCATGATCTCATCGCATGATGTCATGCTAAAGTTGGATGATGAAATATTTAACAAAAGTCTGAAATCAATCGAACCTTGCTTTACCTTTTGATCAAAGTGTAAATCCAGTTTCGTTTAGCATGATCTCATCGCATGATGTCATGCTAAAGTTGGATGATGAAATATTTTACAAAAGTCTGAATCAATCGAACCTTGCTTTACCTTTTGATCAAAGTGTAAATCCAGTTTCGTTTGGCATGACTTCTCGCATTAGCTCATCGCATGATGTCATGCTATAGTTGGATGATGAAATATTTAACAAAAGTCTGAAATCAATCGAACCTTGCTTTACCTTTTGATCAAAGTGTAAATCCAGTTTCGTTTACAATTTTAAAGACTATTTAATTTGGATTTTTTTGCAGCAACTCAACGAGTTTGTTTAGAGTATCAAAATCGATCGATTTAGTTTCGGCCAAATCTACTTCGAGTTTGTGGCACATTTCAGTCAATTTATCTGCCGTTTCAACACTAGGTGTTGCAGTTGTAGAATTGGAGGCGGTGGCAAACAAGTTAAAATTGCCCGACATGTAATCGTCCACCAAATCGCCGAGCAGTTTTATTAGTGTAGTAGCAAACTCTTTGTAGTCCACATACGTGTATTGATCTTTATCTTTAACGAAACCTTTTACAAATTTTATTATTTGTTGAACGGCTGCGTAGTATTCCAAATAGCCGGCTTCCAACGCACTGCTGGACACATCATGCTTTTTTAGTTCACACTGTGAATTAAACGTTTCAATTTGATCTGACATTTCAATATTTTAATATCACGTTATTTATTTAATACAACTTATTAAATAGTTAAGTGTCGTTAGAACACAACTTGAATTATACGTTTGACTGGCATCGGATTAAAACAAGGCAACACGTTTAACAATGAACTATTGGGCGGTGGCATTTGTGCTTTTGTCCGTCTACCTATGGCAAAATGGCACGCTTATGCATGAAATTTATCACATCAAGCAACTGTTGGTGGCCACCTATGACATGATGGAAAAAAATTTTTTAATTTGAGTGCAGACCTTCACATTTTCAAAGAACACAGCTTTGCTTTACTGGAACAATTGCGCAACAACACGCATCACACAATAGATTTAGTTTTAAACAATAGTCGCAAAATCGATGTGTTAAACACTAAAATCGATGTAATCTTGAATCGAGATTAAAAACTCTGAAGGTTGGCCGCTAGCTGTACTGGAACATGAACAGCGGCGCGCGCGCTATCTTTTGTGTTATCAAATCGTATATATATTAATAAACAACAATGTGTTCTTTGCACTTTAGTTCCAAGAGCGATTCAGCAACATGGTAGATCAAGTAGAGAATCTTTATAATCTGGTCACCATGTCATTTCTTAACAATTTGTACGGAAATCTACAATATTACGAAATGATTTTAACTCAAATAAATAATGCAGATTTGAGGCGAGTTTCCATTGTAAACGCTGCAGAATTTTGCGCATCAATAAAAAGTGTTATCGATGAAATCCTCGAAGATTGGTGCAACTACGAGGCGGATTTGAGTGATGCTAGAGTCCAAAAACTTGTATATTTAATACCCAAATGCTTGTTTACGGACAAATTTTACAATCACAATATGCGAAAAATGAGTCAAGCACTTCAATATGTCACTGAAGATTGGTCGGACAAGCAAAAAATGCTCATCGTCGAAGGGATCAATACATATGGAACGAGCATCGTGGATCTTTCAACATTTTGGGAAACAAGAAACCTACCCGCTATTGAGTACGACAAGAAAGAAACTGTCGATTTGATGCTACAAACCTACAACGATTTGACCGATTATTTGTCATCTGTATGTACAAAATAATAAAAAACTTTTAAAAAAATATGATTTTTATTTGTCGTAGTTTATTATATCATCCATTGCAATTTTTAATGTTCGAACTGTATAGGTGACGGTAGTTGAATTGTTGGAAAACAATCGTTTTTCAATTTTGTCATTCCATTCAATATTGTGTGTTTTCAAGTACTTTTGTGCAAATAATTGCGCAGCCGTTTTATCAAAAGGCTTATACACAAACAATTTATTACCAATAAACGAGTAGAGTCTACTCAACTGTCCTTCTTGAAGAAATTGGTTTTCGCTCAATTTAGTGTACCCTAAAGCTTTTCTAAAATCTTTAATGTATTTGTATTCGATAGTAGTGTTTTTAATAGACATTTCGTCCTGCCAATAATTGTGCGCCAATAGCTCGTAATTATTCATGGTAAAAATTAACACTCTGTTTTTGTTGGCCACAAAGCCGGTGTATTCGGCAAATTGAGTTAGTGTTTTTTCTTGGTAATCTTGACGTCGTTGAACTAGGTATGTGTCGAGTTCGTCAAACGCCCACACAATGTAACAATTTTTCTGAAGAGCACTCTCAATCGTGTCCAGAATACCACCAATGTCGTTGAGAAAATTTTCGTTTATTGAAGACGTCATTGGCATAGATATGATGACAACAGCGTTGGCAAATCGGTTTAACAAATATCCCAACTGAACCGCTGCGTACGATTTACCAAGTCCGTGTCCACCGGCAAATAAAAACACATTATTGATAATGGGCGCTTTTGTCACGTTCCGCAAATAACCAGCATAATCGGGGCTCGCGGGCACATTAATTAAAAGATTATCGAAATACGTAGGTGGTGGCGCAGCGAGGCCGTTCACATTTTCCTTATCGTTGTATTTAGCAGCAGATTGGGCGAACGTGTTAACCTTGAGCATTACATTTTGGTAGCGCGTAGTTAATGAGAAATAAAACTCAGTCGGATTGTTTTTATCGACTTCACTGTTTCGAATAGCCTCCACGATCTTTTGCCGCAAAACATTTTGGCTGTGATATTGCGCAGCTACAGAGTTACTGATAGCGTTTATTTGTGTGTTTGCTACAGACGCGCCGTAACAACTTATTCCCACGAGGATGGCAAAACATGATAGGAACGAAAACATAGATGACCATTGCGCCCGTTTTATACTAACCAATTCCCTCAGTAATTTATATTCGGTAGTATACTTGTGCATGGCAAGTTGTTGTACACCACACAATATGTAAACACTGTGTGTACTTGTTTCAAATAAAACCTTGGGTCGTTTCTTCTTAAAAGATAAACAAAATTTTTTTTCAAACTGTCTCACATTGCTACAAATTTTCACAAGGAAAAAAAGGCGCAGTGTGCGCATATTCAAACAATACATTTAGTTTAAATGAGGTAAGTATAGTCTAAAAAAATTACATTTTGACTACAATATAATGTCGTCGATTGTGTTGACCAAAAAAGTTCACGAAACATCAATAACCGCGTTTTTAGACCCGTCGTGGGTATTGTGGGTGGAGGCCGAGGATGTTTTACAAGTTCTACGTCTGCCCACGTCTGTGCTTCAGTCAATTCCGCCGCGACACAAACGATGTTGGAACGATTTTCGGTGCAACGCGCCTCTGAATCAAACTTACCGCCCGGACCCGTCTAAAACTTTCATCAACATTCACGGTCTGGGCAATGTATGCAATCGAGTAAACAGTAATCACTCTGACTACTTGTGCACCCTATTCGTTGCGGAATTATACCGTGAGGCTTGTCATCACTTCCACAACAATAACGGCGACCACCACCATCACAACAATAACGACAGATTCAGTCCCAGACCGCCGAGTCCAAAGCCTGATTGTGACAAGGAAGACTGCCATCACAAGGATTGCAAACCAAATTGTCATTATCATCATTCACATCATTGCAAACCAGACTGCCATCATTGGCATCACGACACTTTGGAAAAAATTGCGCGGCAAAACGATTTAATTGTCAGCGGTCTTGGACAGTTGTGTATCAACAATTCTAACCAGCATCTAGAAATGACCAACATTTTGAATTCGATAAAATTACAAAACGTTACAATCGCCGGTCAACTGTCTCAATTGAGCGAATCGTTAGATACGCAACTATCCTCAATTGCAAGCGACATAAGATCGCTGTTGGACCAACTGGATAAGCGATTGGAAGATTTGTTGGCAGCTATCACGAAAGCCTTTGCCCAATTGCAGGATGGTGTGCGCAACGATCTCACCAACATCAATTCCATTCTGAACAACTTGACGTCTAGCGTGACTAACATAAACGCGACTCTCAACAATCTGTTGCAAGCAGTTAACGGTTTAGATTTGGGTTCTATATCCACTTTATTGAATACAATTTTAGATACTGTGCAAGAAATTCTCGAAGTACTGACACCAGAAATTCTTGAAAAAAGGTTCAAACAAAAAGATCATAATTGATTTAATACGTTTATTATTCAAAAAAAATTCATACAAATTTAAACGCTACGGGTTAAAATTGAGCATAATTTCATGAATAGTTGTGACCAATGATTCCAAGTTGCTGTAGCAATCAATGTCAATAATTCGTAAATCACAATCGTCTTCTTTTTCTTTAGAAATAAATTTTCGAAATCGATAAAACGATTGCGGTACGCAATTTGGCCTCCTTGGAGATACGCAAACAGCCAAACATTCGTTGTTACGACACATGACTGCGTCTACCACGTCAAAGTGTTTTAAATACGTTTCGTAAATGTATTGCTGACAGTGATTTTTTTCGTTAGAAACGTGCAGCACAAACGCCACAAGTTTCATGTCTATCAAATTTTCAGTCAAACAATCTAAAAATTTTTGGATTTACAACGAAGGATTTTTAACTCCAATGATTCCGCAACCCAATCGGCTGCCAGAATTACCGGTTGTTTTGCTCAGCGGATGATCTGTGAGACCCAAGTCGTCGCGGTCCGAATGCACGATGAGAGTACGACCCAAAACGCTGTGCGGACCGTTGAGAGTGATGGCGCCGCTCGTAATTTTCACTGAAGTCAGAGCGTTGGAAACTCGAGCTTCCACGTTGCCCAAATCGCCGACGTGTTTAATTAAAGCATCTGGCGCGCCGTGATCTTGACCGGTCGGATTGTAATGTTCGCCCGCCGAAACACAACCGTTGCGCAAATCACCAAATTCGTGCACGTGAAAGCCGTGCAAACCGCGCGGTAAACCGATTATGAAACCTTCGATCACCGTAGGATGATTGGGCGTTTGCTGATAGAATGTAATCTCGCCGGTGACATCACCGTCCAAAACGCACAACGCTTGAGTTACAACCGTCATTCTTAATTATATAAAAACGGGCGCAAGCTGTTGCCACAATCAGAACCACTCTACGCTTTGTGTACAACACCAATACAGTGTAAAACTAGCTGTAATAAAACATGGCTGCCGTTTTACAAGTTATAGAGATTGATTTTAGTACCGATTTCATTTGTGAAACTCTCAAATACGTGTTACACAAAAACAAAGCTGGTGAAATTGAATACAAATGTCTCAATTGTGTAAATTGCAATTGGTCGACGGAATCGATGACGGATTTTGGTTTATACCATGACTTGGTGTACGAGCATCGTTTGAAGAACGTAAAAAAATGTGTTGCGTCCCGCGTGTCGTGCCACCAGTGCGGACAAGAAATTGCACGCTACGAATCGATCAAGAATTGCGACGAATGTTTGAATTTTTGTAACGCCGTTTACAGCAAAGATATTGCGTCCGGTCGAATGGTGATAAACGATGAACAAAACCGAACCCGCTGACCTATTGAAATACGTTTACTTTAATAGAATTACTAAATTGTAATGATGTTTGTAACATTAAGTTGAATAAAATGAATTTTACCAGTTACTATGTTGGTTTTTTACTATTACTACTAGTATTTTTCATTTTGTACATATTCACTATGCGCTACGTGAGACAATTGTTCATATTGCAGGAACAAGAAATTGAAGCAGACACACAAAACCCAATGACACTAGTGTTTAGTCAAAATGGTATAGTGGATTGTGTGCAAACTAAATTGCCTTGTGTTTCGAATCGTCAATGCACAGATAATTGCGCACTGCAAAACGCCATAGGCGTGCTCGAATGCGATCAAGGGTTTTGTGTGTTGCGAGATCCCCAAATTGCGGGCAACCGACCCGACGATTTCGAGTGCGATCCCAAACTGGGATTAGTAAAAGTGTTCGCAGCCAGCGAGTTTGTAGTTGACCAACTATGCATTAGCTTGTACAGAGACGTTTTCGACGATTTAGGAGACCCTCGTCCGTATGTCTGTGACTCGGGCGACATAAATGTCGATCTGGTTGAAAGACCGTTTAGCATTGAAGATTGTCGTTGCTCCAACGGTTTTACGAGGATGGTATTTAATCAAACTGCTTTAGCACGCAGCATACCAGTCTGTATTCCCAACTTGTCGGCGAACCTGTTTTCTAGAATTTACAATGAAGTCTGATTATAATTTTATTCACACTTCGGTGCAGTACACTTGCAACATTCTCAAGTCGAAATGTTACGACGTGCACGAAATAGAACAAATCTTGGATTACAACAAAAGCAACGGAGAGCTACTTTTGTCATCAGTAACGTGCCTGAACAATGCATTATCAAATCGGCTGGCCGAACAATTGAAACGTATCGTTTGGAAGTTGGTGTTGTGTTTGTACGTGAAGAATAGTAAATTGCGACACATGTCCCAGCACCGAGGCACCGATGGCAACGACTTGGTCGCAGCTACACACAACAAAATGTTTTCAAAAACTACTGACACTGAGTGCGCATCGGATTTAATCAATTACCTCAAAAAATTATATGAGAAACATTATTTGCACGAAATGATTGGCGAAACCTGTGATTGGAACGAGCTAACCGAAATACTAATTACAATGAACCGTTTAATGTGTGTGATGTAAAATTTAGTTGTATTGCTTGTAGAAAAATAAAATTTATGTAATGTAAGTTTCGTTTTATTTGTAGCCCACTCAACTGTAACATGAACGATTCCGAAGTTTTATTAATAAAAGAGTTGTACTCGTTACAAGAGAGATTGTTGACGAGTCAAAATATATTTTTAGAAAAATACAAAGGGAACAATGTCTCTAGTGCAGATTACATTAAATTTAACACCAATTTTTTGCAACCTTTGCAAAACGAATACTTGCAGTTTAGACAAAAATTGATTGTGTTAGATAGTTCGGCAGTAAAACAAGAATTGATGAATTTGTACGCATCTGATATTTCCGTGTTAACAAATTTGATAATTTTAGTTAAAAATGTCAGGTTAAAACCCTCGCCTGACGCATCGGTGGCGACATTAGAAACAGACGATTTTGGCAAGGCTTTAATCGAAGAGGTGACCGACATAAACGAAACCTACAATGTGGCCGCTCAACAATTGACGAAAAATTTGCGTTCGCCGAGAGCAATGCCACCGTCACCACCTACGATGATCGAAAGTGCCGAGGCAGCGATTCAACAGTTCAATCAGTTTGCCCGCTTTGATCGCGAGGAGCAACTGCCGGGTGGTTTAGTGGATCATCGCGCTATCTACGACAAGATTGTTACATACGGCAATTTGGTAAATGAGAATCACTGGAAAGATTTCAAATACCAGCCCGAGCTAATGACGTTAATTGAGATGTCGGACGTTATCGTAGAGAATGGTAAAAAATTTGCCGTCACTCGCTTACAATGTGCCAGCATCGTTTCCAAAGCAATGTTCGTGTCCAAAGAATCTATTTTCAAGACGCTAAAAGCGCAAGCAGTCAAAAACCAAATTTTGCGTGTGAAATTGTATTGTTTGTTAGAGTACATTAACAGTGTGTGTCAAACAATGCGACACGGCTCACAGGATGAACTAAACGAATTAGTGTACGTGGAGCGACACAAAGCCGCCGCTCCGTTCGAAATGTCCACCAGCAAAATACCCATCATGTTTAACAGAATATTCGTTCACGATGTGGACGCGCCAGCGTCCGGCGATCTTTATTCCGACATACCTTTGATGGACGACCTAATCGTAATGTACTCGGAAAATGATTTTTATGCCGGCAACGTTACTGACAAAGTGAACGCCGAAGAAATACATTTCTTTGAATATCCCGAACTGTTTGCAATAAAATTGTTGATCGTCGAAAAATTGGGCGATACAGAATCACTGCTTTTGTGCCAGTTGTTGAAAGTAAATTCTATTGAATACGTATCTCATAATAAAGGCATTGAGTACAAGGAAAACATTTTAATAAATAGAGGTCGAATTTTAAACAATTTTCTTGTGGTTCGTTCAGACACAGTGCGGTTTGATCGTGACGGCGATCATATTGGTGTCGATAAAGCGAGTTTGCAGCGACATATTGACAGGTATTCGTCTGGTTTGTCGCAATACCGTCGAATGCACAGCGACAGCACTGAGCGCGACGACCAAGAGCTTGTCATAGTGACAGTGTATGTTGCGCCCGAAAACGTCCCTCGCGATTGGTATTTTCAATTTTTACTCGAAATCATGGTAGTGATGCAGTTTCAGTTAAAAATATTTACGTCGGCCAAGCAAATGTATGTCGTTCAGATGAAAGAATTGCTTGCGACGATGAAAGCAAACGGCATTGATACAGTTGGCGCGTTGTATAATCGTCTGGTAAACTACAATTTCAGAGTGCAAGCAGTGAGAAACTTTCAAAGATAAAATAAGTGGACGCCATACATTTGAGTGTTGGCGGCGCGCGTCTAGATTTACCGCAAAATGGAAACAATCAACATTGATGTTTTTGTGCGTCAATTAATTGCCGACAAATGTAGTGCGCTCATTGAATCCGAAGGCATGCTGCCCGCCGACCACTTGGCCGTGTTAAAACGAGCTCGCGACGAATATTTTTCAAATCCGACGCACAAAAATTACGATTACCTCAAACGTTTATTCGGTCAAACAAAGTATGTCGACGATGCGATTGAAAGCAAAGATTTTCATAGACGCGTAATGTTGATCGGTTTCAAGTTGGCGTTGAACAAGGCCAAATGTTATTTTAACAATTATCGATCGGTGCTGGAGGTGGCGGTCAAACGTTTGGACGGCATAAATCCCGATTTGAAATGTTCACCCCGGGCTCTGCTTCAGCACTACAATGAGTGTTTGGAAAAATTGGACAATCCGCGCAACGACGAACACCATTTAGTTAGTTTTGCCAAAGAAATTGCTGCTAAAATTTTCATAGAAACTATCGATTTGTACAGTTATACAAACAAAAGTCCGTTTACTGATTCAACAACCAACTCAATGCTTGCTACAGTTAAACCATCGCTATTGAATCAGCCATCTGCAGCGGTTGTAAAAGACACAGTAGTGCCGAACCAAACCGCGGCACCGTCACTCTTCCAAACAGCTATAAAAAATAGGAAAAAACATGGGGATAAAAAGAAGTTGTATAAAATAGCTACACCTTTATTCATAATTTAATTTTTTTCTTCAACACAAAGTTGTACAATATTTTTTAATCAACGCAGATACACTTTTTTACGTTTGCCAATTGTTTTGCTGCATATTAGACATTTGTGAAGTAGTCGAGCGCATCGTTTGCAGCACACGGCGTGTCGACACGGTTCAAAAATAATTCTTCTTTCTCGTTCAGCGCACAAAACGCAACATAGCACGCTGTACGTTTCAATGTCGGGATATGTAATTTTGTTTCGGCGCGAGGGCAAATTTTCCACGGGACGCTTGACGAGATTCGTTATGAATTGACACCCGGGCGAACGACGTTTATGTTCCGACATGGCGTCGCATCCGATTGTCCACTCTGCAATGCGAACACCGCAAAACACGCACACTGCCGCTTCCCCATCGTGAATAAAACCGGCGTACGCCATCTCGTGAGCGCTGACATAATCGCTGTGAGGCCAGTATTTAAACGTGTTCAAGCGATGACGATATTTATACAACCGACGTTTGTTGTCTTGTTCAGTCATGTTTCGATTATTGACTGACGCGTCCGACACAATCTCGACGAGACATCGTCTGTTGCGCAAAAGCGCTATGAAGCCGTTTCTTTTTTACAATGAAGATTATGTAGAGGAAAAAGATTTACGCATCGACAGTTGCAGTATTGTGAAACAGCACCTTAAACTCAACCTCAGAAACGTGGAAAATTGGAAGAGAATGAAAACTAAAAAACCCGTCACCAATGAATGGCGAGCGGCCAAAGCTATCAACAATTTTTTGGACTATTGCCTGCCCAACAAATTTAAACATAAATCACGATTATATTTGGTGACGCATGCCATCCATTTTTTGGCGACGGTCGACAGTTGGGACGATGGCTTTTTTCTGTGGGTAAAACGTTTGTTTGTGGAAGAAAATTGCCACGAAGATGCCCATTTCATTCCTCGGAAATACTTTGGCGAGGCGGTGGAATATATTACAAAACGTGTATGGATGCGTATAGCCGGATCTAATGTTAGAACAAATTTAGACAATTTTTTGTTCAAAATAACGTATATGCTATTGCGCGATGCCAGTTATTCAAAAAACTTGTACCAATGTCACTTGTTTATGATCAAGAAAATACTACCGACACTGGATCGAATGCCTATATATGCGGCACAAAGTTTATACTCCACGGTGGATTGTTTTTTTGTTTACATCGGGGATTATGCAAGGCATCCGCAAAATATGTTTTTGTTATGCCGAGCGTTGGCCGCCAAGAAACACATAGAATTTGACAATATTTTGTGTACCATCCAAAATGTGTTGGACGATTTCTGCCAACAAAACGATTCCGTGTTACCTTTGTACGATTTAACAATATTGAAACACGTGTGTCAAATGGCTTTAAAAATGGACGATTTGCAGTTGCCTTCAATCAGCGACGACACAATTAAGCGATTGAATATGTACGTAGCTGATCATACTAAACCTCCAAAATACTATTGCAACATGTTGAAAAGTAGCATTGTCGACCACAGACACACGTTTAAATATGAAGGTTGGAATTTTATGGACAGATATGTTAGATTATCTGCCAGAGCATTGCAATACAATATTAAATACTTGAAAAAATTGAAAAACGACAGTGAATATGAATTCGAATTGCGATTATTGGTGCCCTCCAAAAACAGGTATAATTGAAATAAAAAACTGTTTAAAATTTGTATTGGTTTTATTTATTAGAAAAAGTCACAATCATAGTAAAATTTAAGCTTGCAATTTGAAGCAAAACTTGAATCTACATTATTTGTACCGTTGGAATTGTCGCCACAATAAAAAGATTTAGACAGGTCTAAAAGTGGTCGACTGCTCAAAATGTGCTCAAACATTTTGGTGTTGGGTTTACGATAGTTGTTGATTCCAACAGCAATATACACGAACAATGGCAAATTGATTGTCTTGCACACTCGTTCAATTTTTTGCTTCAACATTTCCGAATTCTTGTCGGTTAACAGATAGTTAACAAACACCACAATGGTGTAATCTTTATCCAGCAACTTGATCAGTTTGGTTCTTGTAGTTGAGTATTTCAATTGCCATTCGTTGGAATTGCAAAAACAATCGACCGACTCTATCAATGTGCCATTTAAATCAAAACCGGCAACTTTGTGTTTCAGCACAGGCATTCGATAACTATACGTATAAAAACCATCGTTGGGATGACTCCACTTGTACAATCTCGATGTTATCGTATTAATTATTGCATTCTGCTGCGCTGTGATGTCGCCTTTCCAATCCATTACTATTTCATCGCAATTCATCACATTTTTCCACATCTTAAACCGTTTTTTCTGCATCAGAACGTATTCATTGGAATACGTATCCAGTTTGTTGTCGCGCAGTTTCATCATTTTCGTTAACACATTTTCCGTATTCCGTTCGGGCATCAGAAGAATCGATTTCCAGCCCTCGTCTAAACCCATTTCTTGACAATCTTCAAAACTATGCAAAGCCTCTTCGTCGGTCAAGCCGTTTCGCATACTTGCGTACACCAATGATTCCATGGGATGTCTGTCGAAAACGTGTACGTTCTCATAGTCCTTTGAGCAACGGTCAAAATGTTTTATACGGTATGCAGGATATAGAACTTCTCCAATGCGTGTATCAAATTTAAACTTGTCGTGCAACTCTTTGAAATCAACCAAATGGACAACAACACCGTTCAAATTTTCCATTTTTTTCAAAATGGTCGTTTTGGTTGTGCACGCAACCCCACCGATCGCAAGCATGTAAGACATGTTAACGTTTTAAAAATTAAATTTTTACTGTTCATATTATTGTAAACGAAGCTTTTTATCTGTCACGTAATCTATACGTGAGATAATGAAAGATAAACGAAACTTGATTTACATTTTGTTCAAAAGGTAAAGCAAGTTTGCTAATACCAACTATTGCAAAATATTTTCATCATTTAAGCAATGAAATCTTGTGACGACATCATGTTAAACGAAACTGGATTTACACTTTGATCAAAAGGTAAAGCAAGGTTTGATTCTATTTTTGACAAAAACTGTATGGAAAAAATCGATGATTGCGTAGTACCCTGATTCAAGGGTACCATGACATCATGCGATGAGATCATGCGATGAGATCATGCTAAACGAAACTGGATTTACACTTTGATCAAAAGGTAAAGCAAGGTTCGATTGATTCAGACTTTTGTAAAATATTTCATCATCCAACTTTAGCATGACATCATGCGATGAGATCATGCTAAACGAAACTGGATTTACACTTTGATCAAAAGGTAAAGCAAGGTTCGATCGATTTCAGACTTTTGTTAAATATTTCATCATCCAACTTTAGCATGACATCATGCGATGAGATCATGCTAAACGAAACTGGATTTACACTTTGATCAAAAGGTAAAGCAAGGTTCGATCGACTCAGACTTTTGTTAAATATTTCATCATCCAACTATAGCATGACATCATGCGATGAGCTAATGCGATGAGATCATGCCAAACGAAACTGGATTTACACTTTGATCAAAAGGTAAAGCAAGGTTCGATTGATTCGGACTTTTGTTGAATATTTCATCATCTTTCATCATCCAACTAGCATGACATCATGCGATGAGATCATGCCATAAAATTCATTGAACCTTTGGCATGACATCATGCGATGAGATCATGCGATGAGATCATGTCAATCGAAACTGGATTTACACTTTGATCAAAAGGTAAAGCAAGGTTGTTGAAACAAAAAAATATGATAAATTTGTATCATTGAAAAGTGACAATTGGTAACATGTACGGTTTATCATCAAAATTAAAATTTTTAATATGGTCTATAATGAAACCTGCCAAGTTAGTGAACGATTGCTGTGAATTGCTCCATCTATATTTGTTTTGAAAATTGTAATTCAATTTGAATAGTTTATTTGCCAGTTGATTAACACCATTGACATTTTTGTTAATAGTTTCCACAAAAATTTGTGTAAGTAGACAAGTGCGTCCCAACAACGGTGGCTCTTTGTAAATGTAATGGTATCTGTATTGAAAAGCGTCCGGAGTGTTTAATAAACGGTTCCAGCTTGCTCCACGTTGAAAATTTATACGTATAGTCGCATCATCCCAACAAGTTTCACCTTTTGTCAATTCAGAGGGAAACACGTACTTGTGGTGTATACTATAGTAAAGTTGTATTAGCAAAAGGTATTGATTGTACATGTGACTGTTGTCATGTGCGTCGTTAAAATCCAACGTAAATTTCTGGTAACTTTTCAAAAAATGCGTTCTTCGGTCCACTAACATGGCATAATTCTCAATATACGAATCGTACGAACTTTCTGACACCCGTTGATACAAATGTTTAATTGTGTAATCAAAAAAAGGTCTAACATAATATTTGACCGGTTGATTATGGTACTTTATCCAATCGATTTGCTGTACAGTACAGTCCATATCCATCACTAAAAAGCGTTTTTCGCACTCGATCAGTGTTTCGTCGAGCAGCAAAGCTAATTTTATGTAGTCAATTTTGCAAGATTTGCGTTTTAATTTGTCCAGATTTTCTTCGTGTTGTCCTTTTTTAAAATTTATCAATCTCACGTTGGTAGGGTTAGTATTCGGCCATTGCACAGCGGTCGTGTCGTCGATTGCATACAAAACGTAACATTCGTGCGCGATCGAATGAAATTGAATATTGTGCCAAAACGGAAACTCGTAGGTGTTGTACACAAAACTTTTTTCGTGATACCACACAAACACGATACACAATTTATCATCAGGTAGTGGGGCCATGTTTTTCGTCGAGCGTAAATTGTGCAACGCTACATAAACTGTAACAATCGCACGGTATTTTGCACAATTTTTGCAAGTCCACTTGACCGCGGATTAATTTTGTTTTAAACGGTTTGCCTCGTTTCTTTACCGCTCTTTCAACGCGTAACGCGCACCGTATACAAAAAGAAACTGGCGATGTATACATCAACTGCAAATTGTTTTTGTTGCGCAAATATTTGGCTCCCTTGCTTGAACAATGTTTGCGAAAACGTGACTTTGTGTCCACGCTAATGCCAGTGTAGTAATCATCATTGTCAGTTTTTATCACGTACAAAAAATATGGTTTACCTCCGCAAGGCATTCTAATTGGTAAACTCCTTATTAATTTCAGTCAAATTTGTGCTTTTATCGACTCTAGACTTATATAATTTTTTTCGAAAAAAAAATAACATGTCTTGTGTACAGCAAAAATCAGCAAATATTAATGATGAAGAAAATGAACGACAGTTGCAATTGTGCAAAGAGTTTGTTGCCGACATCAAAAATCAAACATTTCAAGATATTGTGTATTTGCTGCAAGACTTGATAAACGAAAGTACAAAGGAAAAAAATGCGGTGAAAAGTTGTTTGGATACAATTGAGAAGCACGTATTACCACACTTGAGTGTTGAACAAAAATTTATAGATTTGGCGAATCAAACACCAGACCAATTGTATTGTAGAAGATGCAAGCTTTGTAATCATATGCACGGAGAGATCCCTCACTACGAAGAAAATATCAATAATTACATGCCTATTATACATTTATTTTGCGTTAAATGTGGTGAACTAAAACTAATCGACGATCCGTTTGTGATATATGAAGAAAATAAAGCTTTTGCGTATATGGAGCACATAACTAGGATCAACAAGTTGGGCGCCACTTTTGAAAATATGGACTCTGATGATAGCGAATAATTTTGTAACAATAAACTCTAAATATATCTGTAATCTAAATTTGATAAAAATTGGTGTTGTTGTTTAATTTTAGCTATATCCTCCTGCTCCGTATTCTTTCCTATAGCCAATATGAATAATATAAAAACCATGATTATAATAAAAATAAGAATGGCACATATTACTAGAAAAAAATCGCGCAAAAAACTGGTGTTTTTCGAGACCAATTGCTGCAATTGATCGTAATCCAAGATTGATTTATTAACGACGGGCGACACGGTCGCCGTTCGCCTCATTTTAAAATAGATACAGTTATTTATATTCGCTTGTTGCTCGTGGCTTACTTTAAAAAAAGTAATTGTATCTCGATGGAATAACTCTGAGATCGTTTGAATTTAGGGCAGTTAATGTAGACTGCGCTCCTGTAGCCGATGTTTGGCCGGTTTTGCGATATCGTTGTTTGGAACTTTCCACCAAACGACTGATGGTGGCAAACAAGTGTGCGTTGTTGTTAATGTCCGAATAGTCAAATTTGTAAGTGTTGTCATCGGCCATGTTCAATGGTACCACACCGAACGATGTTACCGCAAAACTGTCATTTTTACAATACAAACGAACACGCTTCGGTTTTTCCAGTGTGTTTAGTTTCACTATTACGTCGGGCACCAAATGGTAGGTCATTATCAAAGGTTGAAATTGTAGTATAAAATTAACTACAACTTTAGAGTTATTGTCTATACCGATCATGTCCATGGCCAGTTTGAGGTATTGCAAACTTTTACGATTAATGTGCCCACATTTGTTGTTGATATCGCCTTTCATTAAACGACGAACTCGCTCCCACATTAGTTTGTTAAATATGCTGTCAACTTCGTCGTCGGGCAAATATATTGCGTAACGCGCCGCCACATTTCTGTATTCAAATATACACAATATTTTTTTGATGTTCAATATTTTCACCATTGTCGGCGTTTCCAACTTGAAACATATGATGAAATCGTTTACGTTATCGTCCAGCAGTTTGTGCAATTGAAACAACGGTTGCTCGCCTTCAATGGGCAAGTATTTTTTATAGTTTATTTTATTGCGAAACTCAATCGGACACAGCGGGTTGTTGTAGTCTATAATCATGGTGTTGCACGTAAACAAATCGTTGGTGAGAAGCACGCTGAACACGCGAGTTTCGCCTACACCCACCTCGTTGATGGGCACTATGGGGTTCCAGTACACAATGGTGGCGGTGGCATTTTTCTTTGCCAAGCGCGACTCTGTTTGGCTGTTGTTCTCGTGACGCAGCACTCGCACCGACTTGAAGGCAGCCAATTTATTTTTTTCCACGTATTGCACATCTTCGTCGGTGGGCACGTACACAATCAGATTGTAGAGGGGCTCGTTTCCCACATCTTTCTGAGCCACCACGTATTCGTAGGGAAATTGAAAAAATCTAGTACTAATACACACTTTTATGTTGTTCAAACAAGACATGATTTAATATCAAATGTGATCGGGTTTTAAACTGTAAACTTCAACAAAACTTATTAAAGATTCTGGTATGTAGTTGTATTGAGAGTACACGTAACGTTGTACTTGAAATTTATTAATTTTTAGTAAAATCAATAGAACCACGGCTACAGCAAACACAAAAATCGCCAATACGATATAAACCATTGTGTGTCATCATCAATTGTCGACAAACTTTTTCCTCCTCTAATCTTCAGTAGTATTTCCTTGCAATAATTTTAAAATAGATGCCAAAGCCGGCCATGAAATGACGCCAGCGGGAGCCGTGATCGATGGAAATTGCAGCGGCAATTTGTCGTATTCAGCTTGAACGCGGCCGCTGTACAAAAAAATGTTGTTCAAAATGTTTGTACTCTTAAATGCGGTCAGGTTGGAAGCGGTCAAGGTACTTATAAATTGTCGATAATGCCACAAAAAATTATAGTTTATGAGAAACATAAAGATACGATCCTTGTTCACCTCATTGAAAAACGTTTCACACACGGCATAGTAGTTTTGTGCGCACAATATAAAATATCGGCTCGCTTCGTATACAAAATGAACTATCCTTGTGCGGCTGTAATCCGTTTCGCCGTAGTACGATAGCGGAGACAACATTTCGGAAAAATAAATTTTTTTAGAATTTATTGAATCTAATGGTGCGGCTTTTATGCGCTCTAAAGATTTATCAAAATTACAATATTTTGGATATGTATTCAATCCATTGGTAGGACAAGTCAACAGGGTATTCTGTAGAACTGGTGATATTGTAGTTATAATTTCCTTGAAATAGCTAGGCATGGAATGCGGCTGCGGTACATTAATTTTGTCAATTAAAACCGGAGAAGCAGGCATTTCACGATCAATCGAGCTGGCCAAATTTACGTCCATTGGTGGTTCGATAATTACATCGCCTCTGTCGATCACGTCGTTGACGTTGGAGGCCATTCTGTGTCGTTTGCGTCGCTGTTGTTTTGATCGGATGCGGTCTACTAATTTGTGTTTGATACCCACGGAAGGTGTTTGCTGAGATGCTTGCAACAGTGTTGGCAACAAATCCTCGCTTTGACTGGTTATGTCTGCGAGATCGCTCGCGTTTGCAATTAAATCGTGATACGCTTCATCGTACAAAGAATTGTCAGCAGCAGCACGATGCAATGTTGGAGTTAGTTGATCCGAAACGTTTGATACATGACTTGTCAATGTTAACGGTTTGTATTCATTGTACAATTGAAATATCTGTCGCACCGTTGAATCCTGTATTGCTGAAGCATATTCGTCTCGATTGACGCTAATGGTCATTTCGTACGGCAACACGTCTTTAACTTTACGCATTATATCATCTAAAGCGCACCGCACACTAATCGGTTGCTGATCAACAATGTTTTTGTCTAACCGATTGAACAATTCAACCAGTGTCGTGACATTTAATGTGCTTGCGCTGGCATCGGAAAGAGCGTAGTTTGCAATAAATGTGCGCAAAAAATTGTGACTAAAAACGTCGCGCGCATTCACAACTAATTGTAAAATTAACGGAAAATCTTTTTCATTCAATTTGCCTATAGTTACATCCAAAGAACCAATGTTTCGCTTTGTGACGGAACTAACAAATTTTGAACTTTTCAGTTCTCCCATATCGATGAGTATTTGAGGCAAATTGGTGTAATCGAGATTCAAGTTTATCGTTGCCATTGGAATGTTTTGCATTTCGTCTGTGCACAAATACGTAGCAAAATTGTCAGGTTCATTTTGAATCGTCAACGAACTGATGGTATTATTTGCGTCGACAGCACTCGGAATTCGCACTGTACCTGTGTTTATGTCTATTTTGTGGAGCAGCGGTGCTAAAGGAAAATAATTATTGTACGCGACATTAAACGTTTCAATAGCATTATCTAAAGTGTAATTTTTTACGGTTAGGCTCAAAGATGGCGATTCGTAAGCACGCGTCACTCTGTTTTGAACACCGTCTATATCGACAAATCCGATGCTTTGCAAACGAACGGCTAGAATTTTAAAATACTCATGTTTGATACGAAACGAGTTGAGCTTGCACGCTTCTAGATTGACAACAGGTTCAAAAACGTCCATGTGACCGCTTTCTATGTCTCCCGCAAAACGCAAATATTTTTTCGGATTGGACGGATCGCCTAGCGCTATATCTATCTTGTTGTCTCTAACCACCACTAGATACATTTGATACAAATTGGCAGCCGCCAACATTTCCACCGATGTAGCAAAGACGCCCGATTTTGACATTGATTGTTCGTACAAGGACTTGTATTTTTCGCCGTCGTCCTCATCGTAAGCGAAGTAATTTTTGTATTCGTTCCAATTGTTAACTATATATTTAACTACACTAGTGCGCACTAACAGGTGTTTGTCTTGTGTCCCGTACACCAAATAAGAAATGGAACGAAACACGCAATTGCCGTCACCAGTCATGGGCTTACACACGAACATTGTGTCCAAATTGTCAATGTTGATTCGAACAGGTTCGGTCGTCATGATTTTAACAGATCACCACAATGTATAAATATAAGAATTTATCTGAAAAAGGATTAATTACAACAGTGGAGAAACGTTTGTAAAAGGACAAAATGAACAATAACGTTGCACTCGAATACAGTCTGAGGTTTGAAAAAACGGAAAGCGACGTCAAAACAGTCAATTTTGTAGCACATTTGAATGTTTGCGAAATAGATTCTTTAGTATTCTTATTTTCCAAATATTACGACCAATGCAAAAACGTCAAAATAAAAGGTTTAACTTTTTTCAACGAGTTTAATAAATGTGTAGATATTGTAAAGCAAAACCTGGAATGCAAACAAGAAAGCAATGAAATTAAACAGTTGTTTACAGTTTTTTTGAAACACGAATTTATGAGTCAAGTGCCAAATTTTAGAAAGATAATGCAATACTTGGACAAGTATTTTAAACCTGTTCTATCACCAGACGTGCATGCTATTTATTCGTCGTGTTTGTCGTGCGCAACTAACTCGTCCATTGAGTGTCTCACTTGTAAAGTAAATTATTTGTCGCAAAGCCTCACTATGTTTGACAAAGGTATTCGATCCGGCTGGGACATTTTTTTACGTCCAATGTTTGGTATGCCCATTTTTGTGTACGTGCTGATGAAAACACAATACGACAGTAACGGAGTATTCAGTGCGGACGACCTCATAACCAACGTGTTTGCAGTTTTTCTCTACAACTTGTTGAGCGACAAATCCATAGTTCACATTAATTTTAAACAAGTACAACCGTTGGTTTCCGAGTGTAAACGAGCAACGCTCGGTATCAATTATGACCGCCTTGAATATTTGTTGTGTATGCTACGAAGCAAAAACACTGGTGAAAGCGTGATTTTTGCTCCTTTCAAAACATTTATTTTACAAATGGCACAAAAAACTAAAATAAAAACTGCCAAAATAAACAAAATTGCCGCCGTAATATTCACCGGTTTCTTTTTAAGGCTGTACATTGAAGGTGCCATGGGCAAAAGTAACACTCTCAAATCTGCACCCAACAAAGGTTACCCATTCGACCCTACTAATCAAAATCAAGCAACACCTTTTGAATTGGAGTTGCGCAACGTGTGTCGTTTCATTATGACCGATTACAACGACCAACAATTTGAGCAGTTTATAGCAAAATTAGCTTTGGTTAAGCAAGATTTGTCCGTGGGTCAGTACATTGTGACGGAAAAACACATGAAACAATTGATAAGTAAACACAATCTTTTAGAAGACTTTGCCGTTCTCGTCAACAAAGATGGCTTCAAATAATTTAATTGAAACATTGAATGTAAGCTACGGTGATGTGGAGACTAAAAATTTGAAAAAAAAGAAACGAGATGCTCGTTTTGATCCAGTTGACGACAAAAAAACTGACCCTGCCACATTGATAAATACTTTAAACGAGGCAAACGTTTCGCTGGCAGATTTTATCCTAAACGATACGTCGGAAAACAAAATTGAAACGTTTCGAATGCTTAGCGTACATTCTTCTATGGCCAAATCTATATTGAAAAATCTCGAAGAGCAAAACGAAACGTTACCGTTGACGACAATGCGCGCCACCAATCTGTTACGATTTTTAACAAACGTATACGAAGATAGCTTACAAATTTAGTCTAGTCGTAAACAGTCTTTTTAAGTATTGTTTTCCATAATGAGTTCCATAGACTTGTTCAACGAAATGGTGATATTGCGCGATAAAATAGATCCGCAAATGCAAATGGACATTTGGCCTAAACTATTTCACCTATTGCCGGGCGACGATCCCTCCGGCAGCAACAACTCTAACAATACCACAATCAATATTTCTTTCAGCGAATTTACTGATTTTTTTACTACTGTCGCGCAGGCGGGTGCAAACAGAATGCGCAACGATAATGCCGCTTTGGCAAGCGAACATTTCGCCGGAGGTAACGTTGTTAATTTTGCGCCTTCCACCAACGTGCCGTCCGCACCTGCTCAGCCGCCACGCAGGTCCATCCTGAATTTGTTTCAACGCGACACAAGTGTGCGCGAATCGTCAGACGAAAATTTGACAATGTTGCGAAACACTTGCCAAAAAGTTTTACAATATTACACGTTGAGCACTACCAGTACAACGGAATTTAAAGTGCGCGACATTGTTTGTTGTATGCTTTATTTGTCAAAAACCAAAACCTATCGGCCCCTTTACAATTATTTGGAATCCGGTTTCGGGGACGAATGCAACCCGTCATTGACGCCCGATCAAATTTATTTCATGACTAATTTGTTGCGAAATCTGTTGAATTTACCCAGTTCAACGGTGGATTACGACAACCTAAAATTATTGCGTAGCAATGTCGGTAAAATGGTAAATTATCCGTTGACCAGGTTTGCGCGTATAATAATTATGCCCGACGACGCTCTAATAAAACAGAAACCGATGACTTTAGAGGATTTGGTATTGGAAAGAGCGGAAAAGATTGCCAATTTAGAACCGCAACAATATGTTGACGGCCGCGACAATCAAATTCCCTACTGTGACGACGAAGAATTTATCAATAGACTGGCGTACATGACGCACGATTTTAGCTTGGAGAGAATGTTTTATAATGCAGCAAACAGCATTTTTTACACTACAATGGAAAATTACGCCTTGTCCAATTGTAAATTTGAAGTTTCCAATTACAACAACATTTTCAAAAGTATGGACGAATATAAAAAGTTGAGCGAACAATGTGGAATAAGACAAAAAAACGCAGAGTTAACTGATTCATTAAACATTTATTTGAACGGATACAATTGCCCTACAAATACTAAACGAAAAAAATATTAATAAGGTGAAAATTTAAAACTGTAGCGTTTCGTCGGTTGTATTAAGTGACCAAAAAAGACATGGCGTACAGACGAACATCAACCGGAGGCGGTAGGCGCCGATCTTCCGGAGGTCGCAGGAGACGCAGATCGTCCGGCGGTCGCAGACGCAGCAGCTCCGGCGGAAGTAGTTACAGAAGAAGGCCCGGTCGTCCGCGCGGCCGTCGCAGTTCCACAGGCAGACGCCGGTCTTCCGGCGGGCGCAGGCGATCTCGTTCGCGTTCTTCGAATCCATACGGATATTCGTCTAGACGTTATTAACTGTGTGCGCAGCAGTACACAGCAACGGCAACAAAAATCGATACAAATTGTCAATTTCTAATGCCGCAACGCTTGCAGAAACGTAAAAATGAAACGGATTCGTCTCCGGCCCGCAACTGTTTCTCCATCGTAACCCAAGAGTGGTCACATACTGTCAACAACGACATTCCATTTATTTTGTGTAAACTGTATTTTTCATTGAATTCGTTAAAATAAAGGTATTCATCAGTTAAAATGACTCTTTTTTTTGATTTACGCTTTTTTTTGGTATTGTAATTGTTAAACGTTTGTGCAACGCCATTCTCCATGGTTTTGCGTTTCAACAACAAATTTTTCCAATTCAAAGAATATTTATACATAATGTTATCGATGTTTTCTTTCTTTAATTTTGGCGGTTTGTTGTCAAATTTTTTTTCGCTAATAGTATTCACATACGTTTTTATTTCGTTTCTTCTCTGAATCAATAGCTGACAGGGACACTCTTCCTCCATTTTGTTTGTGCGTATCATGGAGAACAACTCTGTGTACAATTTAAAATCATTGATTGTGTTCACAAACAATTTCTCTATGCACTCCTCGGACAAACGAATTTGTTTTCTCTCCTTTTCAACATTAGTTACGGCCGGAATGTAGGCGTACAAAGAATGAAACATATGACCAGTTTTAACAAAATTAAATGTTTTGTTCTTCACATTGGCGGGATAGTTTTGAACAAGAAATGTAATTAGTTCTTGGTGTTGTTTTTTTTCACGATATTCTTTAAAAATAAGGAACAAATCGTAACAATGCAATGTCTTGAAGCCGTCACTTTCACAATCCTTCGGCTCAAACGTCCCGTTTTGCGTCGACATCTTTTGGTCGTCAACCGGTACGATGATTTGCGTCGATTGTTTTTCGGTCATTGGGAAATGTTTGAATTTGTAATCTTTGCGTTCGACAAACAATGCACCGCCATCAATTCCGACAATTACATAATTCAAATAATCGAATGTCAGGACAACATGAAATCGATACGGCAAAATCTCAAATTAGCTTACAAAACGTCTTTTCTTGGTCACACGTACGTAATTAATGAGTGTGTACCCATGTATCAATTTCTCAAGGAATGGTACGTGTTAAATTATCTGGAAATCTATCAAATCAAACCGGATTTGTTGTGGAACATCCCACACGTGGTTGTGTTCGATTTGGACAGCACGCTCATCACAGACGAATTGACGGTGCGTATCAGAGATGAAATGGTCTACCAAAGTTTAGACGAGTTGAAGCAAAAAGGCTGCGTATTGGTGCTATGGTCGTACGGTAACGAAAAACACGTAGTTGAATCTTTGAAAGAAACCGATTTGATCGATTATTTCGATATCACAATATGCAAAGGCTACAGAATTGGTTCCAATTCAAAAAAATCCATTGTTGTGGACAACAAAAATGATTTGCTTTTTGTGCAAAGACCGTTTTACACAGACGTACAGGAGTATGACACCACTACTTTGCCCAAATCGCCGCGCATTGTTCTTTGGCATTTGCGCAAATTCGGTGTCAATTATGTTAAATCCCTTACACTCGTTGACGATCTTAAAACAAACGACTACAATTATGATTATTTTGTCAATGTGAAAAAGTGTCCTGAACCCCGAAATGATTGGCAACATTACCACGAAATGATAGTTGACAACATGGATTTGCACGATTTGCAGTTTGTCTAAATATTTAAGCGTGAACGTATGTTGGTTTATTTTATATCAACATATCCTGTGTATATTAGCAAATTTATAATATCCAATATACTATATTGTATTTCGTCCAATGTCAGAATCAACCGATCGTCGGGAATGTTGTTTTTTAAAGTTAAAAAATGTTCCATTACAGTAAGACTATTAACGTTAGTGCAAACGGTTGAATAGATGCCACTATTGTTTATTGCGTCGATGTCGTTTCGATTGAATCGTACAATGGAAAATTCGCGCGGGCAAAACACGCTGGAGGATTCAAGGTAATAATACAATACGCCGTCTACATTATAGAGCACAACGTTTTCTGGTCTGATGACGAATAAACGTTCTGTGCTTTGTGGCAAACTCAAGTCGTAAATATCAATAAAAGCCCCGAATTGCAGGGTGGCCGAGTGATCGTCGACCAACTTGCGCGCCTCGTTACGATAAGGATTTAAAAGGAGCATCAGTAGCAAAAATATTATCAGACCCACGATGGCCGCGATTCCGATGATTAGTGTTGACCAAATTTTCGAGGACATTTTTGTTAGTTGCGATCACGTTGATAACGCAACTTTGACCGATTTTGACACTGTGGACAATTTAATTTTGAAAAATGGAGAAAACCCCAACGAATATCGTGTAATTCAATCGATGGCAAATTTTCAAGAATTGATAAAAATTATGAGCAACGCGCAAACTGTGGAAGAGAATTTAGCGGGTAGCAGTGACGCTTCAACATGCGTTTTTAAACATCAAAATCAAATTGAACAACACGCTTGGTATGTGCGCGGCAATTGTTTTCTGCTGATGGTTAAACCATTTATCAACAAGAAACACTATGATGCAGTAGACGTGGATTTTAGCAAATTTGTACGAAGCAATAGATGCGATTTGGGTAATGAATGCAAACAGGCGGGCGACTATTACTACTGGCCCAACATATCAATATCTTACTTTGGATGGCGGCAATATTTGCAAATGAAACTAAACATTGATATCGGCGAATATGTACCGCTCATACACAATCGATCTTTGGGTAATGTCAACTTGTTCGATTTTAATCCAAACATTTTTTTGAACGTGGAATTGTCTTTGATGTGCAATGAAAAAAAACTTTTTGTGAACGGTCGAAGCGTTTTCACCGATTCTGACGAAGACTTGTTCGAGGTGATGATGGCGGATGGTTCAAAAAGTACATGTAAAGTTTTGCCCAATCTCGTGTATTCTAACAAAAATTTTTTTGACTACATTCGCGACGACATTAATTTGATTGAATGTAAAACAACTAAAAAATATCAACACGTTATAAATGTTAATCTTAAGAGTTTGAGATTGTTTAAAAACGTGGACAAAATAGTAAAAAAGAGGTATGACACAACTGACCGTTTGAAGGTGCGCAACATCATTACAGCAAGCAGTGAAAATGATGAAATAGCTGATTATGTGAGGCGATGTGTAACCTCCATAAATGAACACATGGTGAACGTAATGAAAGAGCAAGATGTGTCGGACGAAGTTTTGAGAGACTATTTACGGTTGAGCAATTACATGAATTTTGACTATCTAATCATTTTTATATGGCGAATGATATTGAAAAACGATGATTTTGACTTTTGTGAAACTGACATTCGTTTGTATTTGGAATTACTGTGCGAGGAGTTGTATCCGAAAAATTGTGATGAATTTGTGGCAGTGTCGACAAAATGCGAACCGTACACTAGACTGTTGCCCAAAGTTTTTACGCGTTTCTGCAACCATTGGACAATTTTTAACAATGAAGATCCATTGGAATCGGTGGCCTATTACTTTGCCATACACTACACAATATACTTGAAAATGTGCGATTTGACCAACAATAAAGAAGAACACTGGAATTATAGTTATGAAAATGTTTTAAATTGCGGATTGTCGGAGGAAATTTTGTGCAAAGGATTTTTCAAGAAAATTGAATCTGCCAACGCTTGCCTTGTGTTTAATGGTAAACATTATGTGTCCGTCAAAAAAGAGGATGATTTAGCTAAATTTACGGAAAAATGTGGAGCGATAGCAATGTCCAGTGTAAAATTTAACAATTGGAAGTATTTGTATTTCACCGAAGAAGGTGTGTTCAATCTGTTTATCAACGATTACCACAGCCCGACTCCTTTTATTTTGGGCAACACGCTGATGGGTGCTTTAACAAAAAAATCGGAAAAAACGTATTTGCCGGAACATGTGATCACTTACATGCTGAATAGTGGAAAAATTGAGAGGGACATTTACAAAATCTACCATGTGGCCAAGGTTTGTCGAGACGTGAGAACTATGAAAAACAACATGTCCATTTTGGCCGCATTTGATAATTGCGACGAATGCAAAACGCGAGAACGCGTTAAATTGACCACTTTATTTAGAGAAATTTGGCAGTTTAATAATGACGAACTTGTTGCCATGGGTATTTATTTGAACGAAAAAAAAATGGCCGACCTAGTGGCCAACCTGAAATGTAACGATTGTCAAGCGAGGAAAACGTTCAAACAATGCCCTTGCTATTCCGATATTAAAATTGACTTGAAAGCCTTTAAAATTGCCTTGATTGTTCAGTTGTTTTGCAATGATGTAGTCATTATTGAATTAGTGTGGTCGTTGATGTACACCATACCCGTTTATTCGGATGTGTTACGCGACAATGTTCCTAGTATGTTTTCCAATCGTAAAACGGTTAAACGGATGAATGAGAATGTGAAATATTTTCACGACAATCGCGTTTCAATAATTGAATACATGTATAGCTTGATGAATAGATTGGTACAAATCGATTCGTTTATTGTACACTTGTCCAACTTTGACACTTTTATGTTGGATGTGAGAAAAAATATCCAAACTGTCGTCGAAACGAGTGAAGATAACGTCAACGACGACAAATGTGCAAGTGACGATGAGGAAAACAAAAATGAAGAAAACGAAACAACAAGTAATGTGGAGAAAGATGAGATTACAGAAGAGAAACAAAGTGATGATCAACACGAGAGCAATGGTGACAGCTATATTGAAAATTTCCACGCCTTGTATGTGGACGTTATAAAATATTTGAAAAATTGGAACATTTGGTGGGATAAATTGATTGTGGCTCGCAGCGATGACGATTTGTCGTCGTGGTTGGTGCGCTTCTACATGCGAGTTATTTTGTCTAAAATGGATCTAAAGGATTACAGTCATTTTTTTGTTAAAAACATTGTAAAAGGTTACCTCTATTTTCGCAACTTTACAAATTTCAATTACAAAAATTCGTTGCTGATAATGCATTTTGACGCAAGTTTGGGTATTCCGTCGGATTTTGAAAAATGTTGCATTTATTGTACGGGTGAGCCGGGCTCTGGTAAATCTAGCAATAGCGAACTCATGGAACACATATTTGTAGTGCACAAACGCGACGCTGACAGCTATACATTGTCTAAAAAAGAAACGGACGAAATGGAGGCTAATAAATTAATTTCCCAGCTGTATGTGATAAATGAAATGAAGGAGTGTAACGATTCGTTTTTCAAGACAACGGCCGACTCTACTAAAAGCAATGCTGTGTGCCGCAAATATCAGGGTTCTCAAAAATACGAGGCCAACTTTAAGTTGATGATAATCAACAATAAACCTTTGTACATATCCAACTATGACAAAGGAGTGAGAAATCGGTTTGCCATCATAAACATGGATCACGTTTTTGAGGAAAATCTGCCTTTCAACGGTTCTGTATATTGGCACATTAAAAATAAAAAGTTTCCTATGGAAAAGTCGTACTATGAAAGTCTCGTTAAACCGGTGCGCTTGTTTTTGTCCCACATTTTAATGTACAAGCGCAATAAAAAAGACGGCTACATATCGTACAAGTCGATTATAAAAGATGATCCTGTCCACAATCACAATTTAATGTGTTTAGATATTAACAATAGCACTATCAATGCTCTGATTTATGTATTAAAAGTGCGCGTCAAGTTTAGCGCCCCGACGGTAGAGGAGGGCAAAGTGGAGAAAATGATTGAATTGGCCGCACCATATGTTGAAATTATGATACATGAATCGCTTAAACTGAAACGCAACGTGAAAACCAGAATACCCCAACTTTGTGCCGACTTTAAAAAACGATTCAAAGCCTACTATTGCGAAGAAAATAAAACTTATTGCAGCTTGACAATGGCCTGGAGTAAAACTGATTTCAACATTACTCAACCCGTGTTTATGTCGTAATATTTTTGAAAATAAAATATTTGTTTTGTAAATTTTTTTGTGTTTTATTTATTGTATTCTAAAGGAGCGATGGTTTTTGAGGAACAAACTGCCTGCGTCATTAATTTGAATGTAACCCCATTCGACGAGTTTTTGTTGCACGGTCGGACTGGTTGTGTACACAGTTACTGGGTACGAAACATCTCTGATTTCCGGCACGCTTGTAGTGGATGGGTCGATGAAGAAATAACTCATTCCTTCGCTTTCGTAGCGAACCATATTGACAGTTTCCTTAATCTTAGTTGCTTCTAGATTTTTGAAAATGATAAATATATTTTTGAATTGCTTGACGTCAAAGTTTGTAGTCGTACGAGTGGCCGTGGCCGCAGTTCCTGTTGCCGTATTTTCCAAAATTGTACCAACAAATACGCAATTGTTTCCGATCGCTCTGTTGCCCTCCTCCACTATTTCGTTGTATGTCAGCGGACGTTCCGCTACAAACACTTTACTGATCTTAGAACTGCCGTTGCCGGCATCGTAGTTAACGCGCATCGATTTAATGCGAGCATTGTTCAATTTGACTTGATATTGACCAGTCTGAGGATCGATTTGCACTGACTCGCTGCTGTCGTTCATGCTGGGCGATGAGTCGGTAAGCGAGGGTGAATTTAGTTTGTTGTTAACCGCCAAAAAATATAAAACTGCTAGTATTATTAGAATTAGCACAATCACACCAATCATTTTAGGCAATTTCTATGATGGACTGTTGCAACAAATGTTTCAAAAGCGCACTTAAATTATCTTCCTCAAAATTGGTAGCGTTATTTGGGTTTAATATTACGATTATTTTGCTTTGCAATCTGAATAGTTTAAAAATGAATTCAATAAATTCCACAAGCGAACTTTGAATATTGTGTCCAAACGCCGATTCTTCCACCAATTCTACATACGTCTTATACATTAAAAGTGCGTCAATTAAAACGTGATTATTGCAATAGGAGCCGTTGTTATGTTCCACCAGGTCGTAAAATGTTTTCTTCATGAATAAGGCTTCCTCTTTTTTGAGGGCTGCAAAAACGCTAAATTTATCGCAATTACTGTCTTCCAAACATTCTTGAACACTTTCAAAGTAGATTATATTGTTGTCGACTGGTTTGTCATTTTGAACATTTGCGGGCAAGTCGCACAAATATAAGCAAATCGTTTTCTCAACAGACATGATTCCGATGACACCACTGTTTTTGCAATATAAAGATAGCTTTTTTCTGTTTACCTTCAGACACCTAAATAGAATGCGTACGCTTAAATCTAAACATTTGGCGAATATCCTAGCGACAGAATTGACTTATCTATACAATATTGCGTGTATAATAACGTACAAAGAGGTTCAAGAGACCGAAATAGAAGAACTAAAACAATGGGTATTATCACTAGACAGCGACTTTGATTTGGAACAGATGAAAATTGAGTTTAACGACAAGATGGTATCGTTGAATTTGCGCGCTTTCGTGCCCAACAACTATACGTACACTTTTAAAACTATTTGGGATGTTATTCATTTTTTGGCGATGCTCATCGACGACATGATAAACTGTCGTCAAAAATTATCATATGAATTTATAGTGAATCATTTGCGTCAAATGAAGGCAATATACTACAATTTGTTTATTAAACTGGATTGTGCTCTGTGTCGAGATCATTACTTGAATGTTAAAGGTTTCATAATAGCGCACATTGAAAGACTCGAGATTTGCTTGAATAGAGAACGGTTTGGTGAACCAATAGTAATGGTGGACGAAATTAATACGCAAAACGTAAATAAAAATGTTCTCATGCGATACGGTGTATTGTATGCAACGATGCTGTTTCATAATCATATAAACGAGTACAAGTGGATTCAACGCAACATGAAGCCGCCGGCGGATCTGTTTAAAATGTCGTGGAATGAATACAAGCAATTTTTGCAATTGGTGTAAAGGCAATATTGTCGTGTAGTAAGTATAATAAATAAACGCCGGTCGTTTGGTGTTGTGTACTACTGATCATTGCAAACTATTTTCACCCGATACAAATGAGTTCGAACAATATTGACAACACCAGCAACGACGATGCGTCTATTGTGCGTTTTAATTACACATTGTCGTGGCAGGAGTCGGCTTTTATGTTGCTCGCCGCTGTTCCAATCGAGTTTACAGTAATTGTGGAAGACGTTGAATTGGAACTAGATGATTACAATGACATCAACCACGATGAATTGCAAAATGGCGGTACGTCACAGGAACCGATCGAATATGGGAAACATTTAAAAAAGATGAAATCAAACTCAACCGAAATTTTTAATAATAGTTGTGGTGTTTGTTTGGAAGATTTTAAAAAAAGCGAACTTGTTTCTGTTCTCACAAACTGTATGCATGCTTTTTGTGTGCAATGTATAGATGGTTGGTTAGCCAAGTCAAATTTAAAATATTGTCCCATATGTAGATCTAGCATAAAATGAAAAACGTTTTAACAAGAAAATTTTAATCATTTGTTGTTACAATGTTTGCGGTACTAATCGATCATTTCTACATTTGATTACATGCAAAATTTTCTCATTGTGTATCAATTTAACTTCATAAATTTTTTTGTGTTTAAGAACAATGTTATTACAATCTATTTTGTAGTCAAGTAAAGGGCCGTCAAGACTGTAAAATACATTTTCAACGTTATTGTATTCCAACTCGTAGGTGGGAAACGCTTTACATTTTACATATTGCATATTTTCGTTTAAAAGTACATAACCATCTGTAGGTACGGTAGAATAACCGTTAAACACAAGTGGTGGGTCAAAAAATTTTTGAAATTTGACAGTAAGCATAGTGGGCGGCGATGATTGTTTTTCGTCTTCATGAAGCAATTCCATATTGTGAGTGTCAACAGCACTGATACACAAATTTTTGTGATTATAACGAGCTGACAAACGGTTTAATGTTTCAATAGCATCTAAAGGTTCAATGTTGTAATGGTTCAACGAACATTCGTATTGCGTACGATTGTTATAGGTGTACTTAAAAACGTGCAATAAATCGGTAATGTACAACTGGTTGTTGTCAATCAATTCGCATTGAAACGCCACAACATTGTTAACGCTAAATAGACAAGGAAATTCACTGGAAAACATGCGCATGTCGTCCATAAAAATGATCATAAAATTTCTGACAAACAAGCCTCGCCCTCGAATTCCGTCTAATTTTATTGCCCATTTGTGTATATTTATAGAGTCATTGGTGAAATTGGTTATGGCCATTTCCCCTTCAAATTTTCTGTAGATGATGTTATTCTGTAACATTGTATAGGGGAGCATAGGCGATATGTTTTGTGGCAATGCTATCGCATCAATATCTGTGATTATTTCGCACATTCTTCTCACGATGCGACGATCGGGCTCTTCATCGTCGTACTCGTACTCCAATCGCAAATACACGTAAATTTCGTCCGAGCCCAAGTGAGAATTGTGCGTAATTTTCTCATGTTTATTCTGCAACAAATTTAACAAAGCAACTTGTTTGTTAGCCATTAAAGAGTCGAACGTGTCGCTTAGATTTTTTTCAAAATAAACCTTTTCAAATTTGATTTCAATCTGGGGATAAGAGGGATCGATAAACACTTGACACGTTGAAATACGTTTCAAATTGGACGAAAGTTGTTCACAGCACATTCCTTGTTCTATGCAAACTCGGTTTACCATGGGCACTAAGCTGTCCTCGTTCACGTAAACTGTCTTTTGTAAACTTTGCGGTGTCTTCATTGTACTTTCAAAACTGTTTTCAACGAGTCGAGTACGAATGTCATTTTCGTCGACAAAATCCGTATACTCTTCTGTTAAGGTATATTTTTTAGAAATATAAGAACTCAAAATAATATACAGCAAATCTTGGCTGAAATTTATTGAATAAGATAACTCCTTTTCAATAAACGTCGACATGTCTTTGGTACCTTTAATGGGCTCTTCGTTAACCAACAGACTGAGAAGTTACTGTATTTTCAATTCTGTGCAACCGTTAAACGCGTGCCAATCGTACGGAAGTCCGTGCACACCTGATCACACCATAGACGACGGCACATACATTTGTCAGGGTCACCTCACTCGATTGAAAATGGAAAAAATGGTGCTGCCTATACCCGACTCTGACGGTAACACGTACAATAGATTGATTGCGCGCAGTCTTGTCATGGACTCTGCCATTGGTGACCAGCGCATCTTGGTGCCGGTATACAGAAACTACCAGACCGTGTTGTTTATAAACCAGCTTTCATATGCAGAACAATTAATTTGGCACATGATATACAACAACAGAGCCGAACAGGACCGCATTTGCAATCTTTTGCAGGTCGGCGAGGCAACTTTCCAAACCGATTCATACAAGATTGCACAAGATATCTTTGCACGTACCCTTGGAATACTGGCGTTAACCAACCCGCAACGCCAATGCAGTCCCATTAGAACTAACAACACCCGAATATATTACAGTGATGGCAATTCAACGATTCGCGACGAAATCAGCTCGACAATTACCGAATGGCCAGATTTTATAAAAAACCTTGTGGACAGATTGATTGCGCCCGAGATTATCAACATTGACGAAAAGAGTTTAATGCTTCGCAATTGTTCCACATGTCAAATTAGACGGGACGGCCTAATAGCGGAGCCGAACTTGTACAATCCAGAAGTTTCAAGATACATGAATCCCAAAAATGAAAATATACTGCAAATACAAACCGTGCTGAAATTCAAAGGAAATTCTGTGGCTTTACAACGTCCTCTCAATCGTTATGAACCGTTTCCTGTCATTGTTCCTCTATTTCTGGGTCAGGAAAACGTTATCACTTTAAACACCATTCCGCCGTACAAAACATTTGTACTGCAAGAACAAACGCCTACTTTACCTGCCGAATGAAGCTTGTATCTAATCATTGTATCTTATCATTTTTTAACACAAACAAACCATATCATACATACAAACGGTTTATCTATATAAAGTGCCGGATTGTTAAAATTTATTCAGTTTATCAGCAACCATGAACCCGGTAACACTAACTTGTTGCATTTGCTTTGCTTCTCAAAAAATCACCGATAATTCAAACGATGAAGATTTTATGTTTACGGTACCATTGTTGAAACTACCATGCCAACATGAATTGTGCATGTTTTGCTTGAATCGCATCAAGCAAGACAATAAATTGACGTGTCCGGTGTGTCGTCAAATAAATCGTAACGCTCTTATTGTGGGTTTGTACCGCAACACAGTGACGTCGACTTTGATTAATTTTCAAAATTTGACCGAAATGGCTTCTTTTCCTAATTTTGTAAACTCTGTTGAGTATATCAAAAATTTTTTTGCCAAAAGCATTGAAGACAACGACGATGATGACGAAAGTGTATTAAAAAATACAGAAAATGATTGTGTTCGTGCAATAAAAACCTACAAAATAAGGCTGCAAAAACAAAAAGAGGATTACAAGAACAATGAGATTGCCTTGAAAAAAATTAAAGAACAACTCATACTTGCCAATAATAAAAAAGAAAAATTAAAGGAAGAAACAAAGTTTTTACAGGCTAATTTTGATCACTTTACTAAAGAATTGGCTACGTTGCACAACAAAGTGTTTACCAAAAAAGTTGAACTGCAACGCCAAACTAATCAGTTGTCTCAAATGGCAATAACAATTAGAAATAATAAAGAAATACAGCAAATACTTGAAAACAATAATGAAAAATTGGCCAAAAAAAATGACAAGTTGATTGTACGCTGTGTTCAATTGGCTAACCTAAAAAAACGCTGTTTGTCTACATCACAATTAAACAATTGTACAAAACGAATCAAATTTGAAGATTACTCATCGGAAGGCAGCGGTTACTCATCGGAAGGCAGCGGCAGTAGCACCGATTACGACAGCAGCAGCGAATCTGTTGATTTTGACAACGAAACCGAAATGTTTAAAACTAAAAATACCATTGTTAACTAAAAATACCATTGTTTCGACGGAGTCTAGTATTTAATTTTTTATTTTAGTATTGTGTGTACATTAGATTTGTAGGTTTTCCAGATAGAACAAAACATTGTCATCAATATTACATGTAAAATTTTCTTTATCTAATAAATCTTCTGGACAAGCTATATATTGGTCGTTTTTCTTATGAATCCAAGTGTTATACTTGATGTTGTCGTTGCTTTGAGTTTCTAAATTCAAAAAAGTTGGACCATTGAATTCTTTGTTTATGTTTAAAGAACCCGCTTCGTATACACATTTGCATCCAAATCCGTTGCCCAAGTATGCGTACGAATTGACTATATTCACCAAACCGCTGGCTGCTTGACAATCTGGATGAACATTAAAATTGTTTCGCATCGATTTAATGTATGTTTTAATGTTGTCATCATCAATGTTACACGCGCTAAATTTAAATGTGGGCAACGAATAGAAACACGCAAATTCAACCAATTTGTCAGACAAAATTAATTGGGGTGGTGCAGGAGGCGGAGTCGGTAAAGGCTCTGGCGGACCTATGGGTGTTCCTGGTGGCGATGGCGTTCTATCGTGATCACGCAAATTATCTGGCTGGCTGTTTTCAATAATTAAATTTAACACTGGGGTCTGGCTCTTTTCATTAAACGGGTTAAATAATGGTTGGATCGTTTCGACACGTTCAAACGGATCAAATAATGGGTCAATGTCAATATCGGATTGTTTAACATCCGTTTTTGTCGGGTTGTTTGACGGAATCGAAATTGGTATATCGAATGATTTAGTGTCGTTTTTACCAATATAATTTGACGATTTTACACTTTCGAAGGTATATTTGGGCGCAATCGTAGTATATGAACCCGACAATGTAGTATATTGATCGTATATTGAACTAAATATCATACCGCAAACATCAGATCGTAGTATATCGGCCAATATTTGCACCGTAAAGTGATCATTTTTTACGAAATTGCCCAAATCATTCAAAACATTGGAACACGCGTTGTGATAATCGTCCACGCTTTTGATTGATCGTGTTACGGACACTATAAACTGATCGGAATTCAATTTAACCGTTTCGATGTATTCGTTTTGACTAGTGCACAAATTTAATCGTGTTCCTTCAAATATATCGTACAAAGTTTCACCGAAACATTTAATACCCTCCCCATTGATAGGATTTAAGCCCACCTCGTTATCGTCTCTCGCATATTTCACAGCATCATCTAACCGTTCCGTGGTTAGAAGACGCGGCAATTGATCGGCTAGACCCAACATGGCAGTATCATAGTTAATATTTAAATCGTTGCCCTCCGAACTGATGGAAAAATATTTTGATTTTATTGTGAATTTATCGACATCAAAATCTACACATTGATTGCTTGTTGTGTCGTATATTTGAGCCGGGACATGTATGTTTACAGTAAATTTTTCATTAAATTTTTTGTTTGCAAGTACATTTTCAGTGTTACATTCAATATTTTTTATACTATTATATTGATCACATTCTAATATGCCCGTATTGAACATGACATTTTCGTCTTCGTACGTGCGAATTGTAACGCCAGTGCCGTTCACAAAGCTGGCACACTCGGCATCACCCGAACAACTGTACTCATTGTTCACAAAAACACGATTAAGACACGTGATCAATTCAGATTCCGATGACGAAATACATTGAAAGTACTGGTTGTCGCCAATATTATCAGTTATGTATGTGTATCCCGTACCATGAACCAAACAAGGATCCCCTTTGACACATACTAACAATCGTCGATCAAAAATTTCGTCATCGCCGCATTGACCGACGGTGATTTTGTTGTTTTGGCACACAAAGTATTCGTTGTTGTTGAGATCAGCCGAAAATATGGGTAACACGTATCCGTCGGGCCGAGACTCACAATCGTTTCTTAAAACACATTGATTTTCAGTGGAATCGTAGAAATGATTAGCAGGACACTCTTCTATCACGTGAGAACCATTCGCTAAACATCTAATGTACATCGTCGGATGATATTCGATCGCGTTGGCTGTATTTTCGTAATTTTTTACAACATTATGGTTTAAAATGTACAAATCTATCAGTTCTTCGGTCAAACCGTAATTTCCCGGCTGTTTACCGTCGCAAAAATCAACTGTTGTACACGATTTTAAAGTGTGGTCGTAGCGTTTATTTTGTCCACATTCTAAAGTAATCCATCCGTCGTCTCCGAGAATTTGAAAAGCGTCCGTTCTCGTTGGATGCGGTTGAATACGAGTTTTGACTTGAGCATTGGAGACTTTTTCGAAATCTTGTTTCAAAAAATTGAATATTTCCAAGCGGTCATCGTGTGTACTTTTTTTCACAACTTCAAAATTGCTTGTTTTAAATGTGGTCACAACAAAAATGTGCTCGTTAACAGCCGATACGTATGATAACTCCTCGGGAAGAGGGTGTTCAGCGTTGGTTCTTTTCATGTATTCTAAAGTGACTTGAGCTCGGTTGGCAAAATCGTTTTCGTTAAAATCATTGTATACAATAAGATACAATATAAGAAATATTACACACAAAAAAATGACCGACAACAGCAACGGAATTGTTAACATTGCGGTGTACACGACTCTGGATAAAGGTGAAGATGGCAACAATATTTTGTCGTTTATAGTTCAAGATGAATATCACTTAAAAAAACTGACAATTGGCGCATACAACCTAAACATTTTACCAACGCAATTGTTAAAAGATCTTAGAAATCATTATTGTGTCACCGTCAGTTGCGGCGATTATGTCATCACTCACAATGTAAACGAAAACGGCGGCCTGAATGTTATCATGTTCAACTCGAAACCGCTCACGTTGAAAAGAGGTGCATGCCTTTTTAAAATACTTTACCGTGAAAAGTCTAATAAGATGACGAGTCTTCATCTTGACACCAATACGTATGAGGAGAACTCTATTAATAAAAAGTTGGCTTCAGATAATAATTCTAATAACCATACTACTGAACTTGTTTTAAACGATAAACCATCGCTTAACGCGGAAAAAGTTGCTGAGTCGGAATCATCCCATCACCAATTGTTTGTGTCTGCTTTTGGCAAACGACAGTCGCCCGCCGGGGAGGACGACGACGAAAGCGAAACGAACACGGAACAATCATCATCCGAAGACGAGTCCGACGTAAACCGCAAACATGACAGAAACATTAACGACAGCAGCGTATCCGCAAAACCAATCCCGCACGCAGGCGATATGCCACCAAGCAAGAAACAAAAATATAACGACACTGAACCGAATTAAATACGACTCGGAACTTTTATTACACTACCTCTATGACGGTTTAAAACACGTAAATACAAATACAAATGACGATGATATTAAAGTGAACACTATTAAAGTTTGTAAAGTCAAAGTGGTGAGGACATGTGGTACATTGTTAGCTCATTATTACGCTGAAATTGAAGTGAGCAATGGGTACAAATTTGAATTTCATCCCGGTAGCCAACCGCGCACTTTCCAGCAAATCCACAGCGATGGTCACGTTATAGTGATGCTGATTTTATGTGACGATTGCTGCAAAAATGAATTGCGTTCTTATGTGCAAGGCGAAAATCGTTTTAACGTAGCTTTTCATAATTGTGAAAGCATATTGTGCAAACGAAATAGCATGCAAACAGTGTTCGTTACACTGGCGTTGTTGGCTATATTTTTCAACATGTTTTCCTTTTCGTGGTATTACATATTTTTTGTATTTTTTATTCTTCTTTTATTATATTTGAACAATAATTATTTAATAAGTAAACCTCGGGTGTTATTCTGTACTCATATACGACAACCGTTAAATCACAGATATGTACAGTACGACAAAAACCGGCAACGATAATGTTGCTTCCAATGTCGACCACAAAAAAAATAGTACATCGTCGCATCGCAACACCGAATATAGGGAGAATTATTTGAAAAGTTATGGTGAACCGTCATACGATGGCAATCGTCATGTTCATTATGCCAATGTAGGTTACCATAATCAACAGCAACATCATCAGCAGCAACACCTTGCATCTCAATATGCTGCAAATCCCGATAGTTACAGCTACTTAACGGCGGGCGGTCCCGCTGGGTCAATGACACCTAACGTTTGGACCACCAAGTGTGTCGATCTGGAAAAAATTATTCGTTATTTTCGAACGAACGATTATTCCGGATTTGATAATGAAACCAAACTTTTGGTGAACACAATTAGAGACATTTGCATTGATACCACACCGCTGGACGTGAACGTGGTAAAACGATTTGATAGCGACGAAAATTTAATGCGTCATTACGAAAGGTTAGTGGCAGAGGGAGGCGGTTTTGCAGTTCCGCAAAATATTTTCGTTCAAAGTTTCATTGATCATGTGTTGCCTTCGTACGCTCAAAAATTTTACAACAAAGGCGGCTTAACGGTCAGCGACTCTAGTAAATCGGAAGCCGCGCGACAATTGAGTTTAGCGGTGCAATATCAAGTGGCGCAAGCTGTAACGAGCAGCGTTCCCATACCGTTGCCACTCAACCAGCAGTTAGCCAACAATTACATGACTCTTTTATTGAAGCAAGCTCAAATACCACCAAACATACAACAGGCTGTGCAGAGTAGAAAATATTATCAGTTGAACAATATAAACGATTTAATCAACACTGTAATCGATAATATATTTGCGGGCGAGAGCGATTACTATTATTATGTGCTAAACGACAAAAATCGCGCTCGTATCATGAGTCTAAAAGAAAATCTAGCCTATTTGGGAGCATTGTCTGAGACTAACAATATATTTGAATTTATCGCAGATATGGCGACACGCAAAGGCAAGCAGCCTGGTCTTTTTAGAGAAGTTTACAACATCACAACATCGACTAAGAAGCCGATAAACACATTGAACGCGTCCAACGCTAACGTTGAAAGCATTCACGAAAATTACCGACGCAGTCTGACCGAAATGGCGTTTCAAAATGAAGCATTGCGTCGGTTCATTTTTCAACAGTTAAGTTATAAAACGAATAAACAAAATACGACATAAAGCATATCATAATCGCACACATTTATTATTGTTATTAAAAAAAAATCATGAATCTTGACGTTCCCTACGAACGGCTGGGCACAAAAAATTCCGTTGAATATATACCCCTGAAATTAGCTTTAAACGATTTCAACGACAAACCCAATGACAATCCTTCTTTACAAAATGGCAATATTTCATTACCACAACAAACCAATCAAATGCTACAATCGGAGTTTAATAATTTTAACTACAATACAAACAGTCAAAATATTGCAAACATCATGTTGGTAACTCTGTTGACTGTATTTTGTGTAATAGTTTTACTATATGCTATCTACTATTTTATTTTATTAAGAGATAGAAGACAAACATTTGCCCGTCAACGAAATTTCATTTAAAATCAACCATCTTATTGTTAAACATGAATAGTGAGTCAAACGCGGATAACATTGTACGCAATGAGAATATTTTTAATTTTTGGAAAAGTAAAATACAATCTCATGACCGATTCGAAACTGTATTCGAATTGTCCACAGACCGGCAACGCTGCACCCCGGAAGAAGTGAAAAATAGTCTTTGGTCTCAATTCATGTTTCCAAAGCCGTTTGCCGCAACCACACTCAAAAGCTACAAATCACGCCTGATCAAAATTATTTTTTGTCTGATCGATGACGTTACATTGACAAATCTTGCAAGTCACGATTTAAACGTAGAATTGGATTCTATTATTCGTCAAAAGCCGCGCATTTCCTGTGAAGAAATGTGTCGACGAATGCTTCAAGTGCGATCAGTCACCAAAGAAACCTTGCAACTAACCATTAATTTTTACACAAACGCGATGGGTCTGCCCGAGTACAAAATACCCAGACAAGTCATGTTACCGCGAGACAAGGAACTGAAGCACATTAAAACAAAGGAAAAAAATCTGGTATTGAAAGAAATAATTGACAATGTGTTGGAATGTATACAGAAAAAAATTAAATATCTTAACGGTGACGATGTGCACGATCGCGGTTTGTTACGTGGTGCTATAGTATTTTGTATAATGTTGGGCACCGGAATGCGTATTAACGAAGCGCGCCAACTAAGCGTGGACGATTTAAATGTATTAATTAAAAAAGGAAAAATGCGCAATTCCATTAATTTAAAGCGAAAAAAGGCACGTCGTAACATGTTGAACACAATAAAAAGTAAACCACTCGAGTTGGCGCGTGAATTGTACGCAAAACATCCGGCGATCCTACAAATTTCTAAAAATACGTCAACTCCCTTCAAAGATTTTAAAAGGTTATTTGAAGAGGCCGGAGTAGAGATGGATCGTCCTCGTTCGAACATGATTCGCCATTATTTGAGTAGCAACTTGTATAACAACGGAATGCCTTTGCAAAAAGTTGCCAAATTAATGAACCATGATTCGGCGAGCAGCACTCGTCATTATTTGAACAAATATAACGTGGGTGTGGACGAAAGCGACACTGACGACGATGATGACAATAGTATTAGTAATGGTGTCAATGATGAAGCTGCCAACGATTCAAACGCCGATCACACGATTAGATCCAATGGGTCGTCTACATCCTCGTCGAGTTAACAATATTTTAACCAATTTTAAGAGTAAGCACTTTTGTAGATTTAATTCTAGGTTCTTCTGTGTAGCTAACACGAAGTACTTTTTCATATATATAGATACTGATTAAATAAGAGACGTAGTATCAAACAATTGACTACATATTTTAAATTAATAATGTTTATTTTTACCACATTTTTTGTATTGATTTTGTTAGGCTTCATTTTTGACAAAAATGAAATGTTTTCCTCATTCTTAATGGCTTTAATGCTTCTAGTTATGGCTTTTATTCTTATGATTCAGGTTTATTATGTAAAGCCTCAGTCAACGCCCAACGATTTGCCAAGCGGTAAAGCTAAGAGTATAAAAAAGAAAAGAGATTTAGAACGAGCATTTGATGCAATATTAAACAAAAATACAAGCTCTACGGATTAAATCAAAATATGTAAAGTACTGGAAAAAATTTCATACACGATTGTTAATAAGATTAAAGGTTTGTGCAATTTTTAAATAAGAACATTAATGTTGTATGGCAACCATGGAGTTTTTTAAAAATTTTATCAACAATATTGCACACACAATGCCACATGTGACCAAAGTGGTCTACGTATCGGGGTGTATCAAAAAATACTTGGCAGAAATGAGCGAAAACGATAAATTTGGCAGCAAATTCATCAATATACTCAGATTGTTTATGGACAAGAAAATTACACTTGACGACATGTGCAACATACTAAAAGCATGCGACATGGACTTGACGGCGTCTCAAATCAATTACTTTTGTAATCAAGTCTATCTGAACTCCTATCTGACGGAATGTATTGAAAATTATATTGACAGACAACATCTGAACGACAGCGAAATAGATTACATATCTGAATTCCTAGTGGTAGAAGTAAATAAAGCAATAATAAACGGTTAAATGGTATTTTTATTCAATACAAAAACAATATGGTATATTTAACACAATGTTTTACATTCTGAGCAAGCAGTCAACGTGTACGTAACTCGCTTGTTATTCTTGACGCATAGCCTAAATTGAGGCACATATTCTTCAACAGGTTGTTTGATATCGTCATCAGAATCATCGTCATCGTCGTTTTCGCACTCCTCCTCAGTTTCATTATCGTTTTCTTTTTTCGGACTTTTGTACATTTTGTTCTTGAGCACCTTTAAAATGGGGAACTTTACATCAAATTTCTGATTTTCCATGTACTTTGTGCAAATTTTATCAAAGTAATATTCAAAAGCCGGTTGGCGTCCAAATATTTCCATCAACTCGTTGATAAAATTACACAAAATGTTCATGTGTTTGAGCCAACTTATCTTTTTATTATTAGCTTTAAATAGAGCAACTGGATAAGCTTTTTTTGTTATACTTTCCTTAATGTCGATCAAAAGAAAAGGAATTCTATCTCCGTTTCCCGGCAAATTTTTAATGTTCGCCTGCAACATGAGTTCTCTGCAATGTCGAGCTATTGTAACAACCGGTTTTCTAACGCTCGGCGTTGATACTTTTTTTTTGGACGTAGAATTTTCATTGTACGACATGCTAAAACAGTAGTCGTTTAAATTGACATCTTTCTCAGAAAAATCCGTATAGTATTGAATTAGCATTTCATCCAAGAGACGCAAGCCGCAAGCGACACTATGGTTTTTTAAAAAAGAATCCACCACAGCTCTAAAGGTTTTCCTCATAAATATAGGCATATCTTTTTTAATTAACCATCCTTTGTATTTTATTTTGTTTTGACTGTTCAAATAGCAATATTTTTTTTTCTTCAACAAAATTAAATTGGACATGACATTTTCCAAAGCCATTTTGTATCCCATTCCAGCCCAGGAAGCGTTTAAGTTTTTGAGGACATGATCATTTATTATAGATTGAATGACATCGTGACGCACATCAGGAGCAATTTCCTTTTCATCGAACAAAACTTGAATAAAGGAAGAATCGGTGTCTCCGTAAATAACTCGAAAAGCGACAGTCGATAAATTGAATTTACTTTTGATTGTTTCATCTTGGCTCATCGCTTCAATCTTTCGAATAGCTTCCATCAATTTGTTCCTACCAATTTTGGTAATGTAATTGGCCAATACTTTGAAATAAATGCCAAAATATCCGTAAATACTGTTGGCGATACGTTTCACAGCGTTTTGCAAGGTGTCGTGTAAGTCGTACAAGAATGTACCTGATTCGTATTCATCGCGCTTTTTTTTGTACACAGATCTCATGTCCAACAAACTGTGCAATAGTTTAGAATTGATAGCGTTCATATCTTTCAATAGGTACACGTTATCGTCAGCGCCAATAAACAAATTTGAAAAGCATGCGCCTTCGTACATCATTATTGTCAAATACAACGAATTGAAATCCAGTGTTACGACCCATTTTTTTAGACCTGCTTTTGGCGATAATACTTTGCCTCCTTTGTAATTACAGACCGGACGCACTGTTGACAATTTAATAGCATCACTAGGTATCGATTCAAGAGGTATTGGTTTACGTTTCAACAATTTTAGATCCACACTGTTATCGCGTGGTTTGGCCGCATCATCGGCATCGCTTCGCCCGGCACTGTAAGGCGTATTATACTTTCCCGAAGTAATGTTCAAATCGTTTTTGTTAAATATGAAAGGATCTGGTATTTGTTTCGATGTTTGCGATGCTGTTGGATCCGCAGGGCTCGTATTATTGATACACATGTGAAAAAACACAATGCTAATTTTGTGAGATATATTGCTCAGCAAGTCGTCTGTGCACAAAAACAACAGTATACACTGTGTATATAAAAATTCAATAATTTTCAATTTCAACAAAAGTTCAATAGGTAAAATGCTGTCTTGAACATTGTATTCAATAATTTTTTTTATGCAATTATTATTGTACAGATTCAACATTTCCGCAACGGTCAAATCGATTTTATTTTTTTCCAAGTAATGCTCGGACACTGTGTTTAATTGAAAATTTTCAAGATTTTTGTGTTCAGGATCGCTGCTCAAAAACTGATACAAATCAACGTGAACATAATACATCAAAAGATGATTATTGATTTTATTGTTAAATTTATCATGTAAAACCTGCTTGTCAATGGTCACACTATCCAGATCGTATCTACGAATAGCGCAATCCTTCTCGTACTCGGACAGCTTGATTCGTTTTACAGACGGCGGTCCGTTTCGATTTTTTTGCAATTTAACTTCGTGCAATACTTTGATACGGTCCAAAATGTATGGCAAATCAAATTTATCGCCATTGTAATCGAGTACATAGTCACCGTTTAGCAAAGGCAAAAGATCAAAAAAACCTTTCAACATTTCCAGCTCATCATTAAAACGAACTACAAATATTTTATCTTGCGTTAAATCAGCCTTGGCACTTTTAATCGGCTCCTTGTCAGTTAAATCATCAACGGCTTGTTCACACATGTAATATAAACATATTTTGGTGTACACACCATTTTTGTGCATCACAACCGATATAGAAATGACGTTGTTCTCTTGAGCATTTGAAAATTTATAGCCGTTGGAATGAGTTTCAATATCGTACGACACGACAACAGGCACAATTTCTTTCTTCAATTCCGCCATATCCATAACGTGAAACAAATTTTTCAAACAGTCTGCATCATTAAAGTTTTCACAATTGACACGTTTGTTGGGCGTGCAAACTTGACGTTTGCAAAATTTTACATATTGACCTTCTTTCAAATTTGTCTGCATGTGTACTCGATTAATGTCGCGCAAAAAGTAATCCAGCGGTTTTTTTGCATACTTTCCGTCATCTTCACGACTTCGCTTGTATTTAATTACGTTGAATTTTTCCATGTACACGTTTCTGATGCCGGGCATCACAAATGCTTTGTAACTTTTACAATTGTTTGAGCAACTATTGAATGCGTGATTGTTGTAGCAAAATTTGTACGAATACAAATTACTTTTAACTTCCACATAACATTGAAAAAGTTGTTGATAATTTTCTTGCAAATAGCCCGTTAAAAATATCAACAAATAGCCATCTTTATAAGCCATTTTTGTTATACGAAACACATCGTTTTTTTCTATTGTGACTGGTTTACTGCTTTGCATATTCTGCTGTTTCAATGTCAATTTTAAACAGTCCCAATCAATTCGGCTGATATTTACTTTTTTTTCAATTGCCGCCATGTCGTTTCGAAATCGAAATGCTACGGCACCACCAAAGTTTATGAACACCGACGTCAATGCCGGCACAGTGAAAAACTTGTTGAACACAATCAACACAATGAGTAGACAATGCAAAATTCAAAGCGACACTGATAACGTGTTGGAGCGAGTGCGCTCTATTATATTCTTACACCGACCTAATCTCAGACACCGCACCGATTTACACGTCACCGAACTGATAATGGAAGCGCTATCTCCCAAACAGGACGATCAGCCACATCAAATTACGCACAACTACAATTATAAATACGATTACAACACCAATTTTGCGCCTGGCGTCAACAATGTTCCCCCTCCTTTACCCACCGTTGACCCATTTGGTGCAATCGTGCCGCCAGCGCCGCAGCATCCGCAAAATCAAGCTCCATACCAACAGTTTCCTAACGTAATAATAGCTAATGGACAACCGGTGCCTGCTACGAATGCTTTGCCAGTTCAAAACTTGTACATAAATCCTCTAAACAACAGCGTCGATCGCAACACAACCACGACGCCTTTGCCAGCAACTGTTACATCGCAAAATGCTGCACCATCAACTGTACCAGTCAATACGTTGACTGTACAACAACAACAAGACGCCAACGATTATGAGGAACAAGTGCGTATGGACGTTGATCAACGGTTCGGTAGCGATAGACAACCGCCACCGCCTCCGCCGCCACCCACGGCAGGCGCCGTGTCTGTGTATTTTACCGATTCCGAAAGTATTACACTGAACAATGTGTTGGATGAAACACGTCAAAATCGCACAATAGTGTCCTATAAAAACCTCATTGTGCTTGTTAAACGTACAGTTTCTAAATACATAAAATCTGGCGTATATATGCGAGCCATGGACGAAATACAACGTTTCGACACATTGGCCGTAAATGATGTTCAAAGCGTGGTAAATTGTATTAACCGCCACGGCAACATCAATTTAACCAACGACACAAAATTGTGTCCCACTCTGGTGACGTTGATAGCCGGCTATACACAAGTGGTAAAAGTAGTTCGAAAACAAGAAGATTTTAATCTGTTAAACTACAGCACGGAAACAGAATTGGCGGCTCTTAATGTCACGATATTGCAAAATATTACAGAAATCTTGGCGCTCAACAAAAATTACGCACAACAAAAAAATCAATTACAAAAACAGTACGACGAAGTGTTAGAGTTGTCTCAACAGAGTGCTAATAACAAAAGTTTGATTGTTTCCTTAACAGCTTTCTTCCAAGCTAACGACGATCAATATGACAACACTTTAACGTTAATGGAAAATTTACAAAGACTTTTAACTAAATACAACTCGTACAGGCAACAAGTTAATACGTTAAATGTACAGGTGCAGCATTTAAACAGAGATCAAGCAGCAACCTCCTTAGCGACAAGCTTGAGTGTCACTAGTCAGAATGAAATTATTACATTGCAAGCTGATAAAAAACGATTGACACAAGAGTTGGAACTAGCCACTAATTCGATTGAACGTTTAAATTCTCAGTTAGAGTTGCTACGTCCGTTGGTTCAAAGTGGAAACACATATGAATATTTTAAATTGCCTCAAGCAGCCGTTGATGCTTTTGCTTCAATAAACACTCAGTTACGAGATAAAAACGAGCAATTAAATTTAACCGAATCTCGATTAAACAACGTTAAGTCAGAATTGACATTATTGCAATCTCAAATTGAACAATTAAACCGCGATAATCGAAACTTAAAAAATGAGCTTAGCAACAGGGACAATACTATTGAACAGTTGCAAATGTCAATCGATCGAATGCGTGAAACGCATCAAAACGAAATAAATAGCATCAGGCAAAGCAAAGACTGGCAAATTGAAACGGAACTTAAAAGGAAATTGGATACGCTGCAAAGTCAAAATGACTCATTTACGGCAGACAATAACCGTTTGCGCCGAGAGAATCGTGAGTTAGTAGCAAATTCGGAATCTATCCGAGCTCAATTTGCTCAAATTCAAGATGAAAACGTCGATTTAGTTAATGAAATAACGTCTCAACGGGACAAGTGTCAAAAATTAGAAATTTTGTATGAACAATTACAAAGCGAGTCTGCGTCTGCCAACGCGCAAACAGCAATGATTGCAGAGGACAATAATGGCCTGGTTACAACATCCACCGTCACCAATGTTGACGAAACGGTATTTGGCCGATACGAGGAACAACTCCAGTCCGATATTGCTCAAGTCAAACAAAGTTTAGAAAATATTATTAGTGATTCAAGCGATGTGGGCGCAGATTTTATTGCTCTTAGCAATCGTATTAATAGCAAAAAATTGCAAGAATATGAAAATTTGGAACAAAAATACTTGAGGCTTAAGCAAATCACTTCTCCAGAAAATGTTCAATCCATTATTGACAGCACCAAGCAAGAATTGAATGCTCAAATGTCAAACTTAAAAAGTGATCTTGAAACTATTGAACAAACACAAGAAACTAACAAATCGTTACTCAGCCAGTACAAAGAGAGTTTTGAAAATCTTGCGAGATCAAACGCGTCAATAGAGCCTAAAAAAAGGGAATATAAAACAGATGTATTTGAAAGGACCTCAAAATATTTAAAAAATAGGTGATTTTTTTTCAAAGTTTTTATTTATTAAATATTACATATTTATTAATCTACACACAATTACAAAATACTGTCGTATTTTAAAAAATTTACACAATTACAAAATACTGTCGTATTGATTGGATTCAATATCAAAACGGGTTGCACCCAACAGTGTATACATTCTTTTTTCCAAATCATACAACACGTACACATACAATTTTTGGATATCATTTTCAATCAGGTCGGTCATCTGGTTAAACACCACTTCCAAGCCTTCAAAATCCACAGTACTTTTTTTTGAACTGTTTTCATAACTGTTGTCAAACAGGCAGGCGGTTATAGATTCTTCGTTGGAATCAAACAATTCGTAGGTGAGCATTAGACGAGTTTTTGATTCATTGCCGGCAATCGTGGCGACTACACTCTTCACATCGCCGGAAAAAATGCGTTTATTGTTGAATCGCGTCAAATTTCGAATTTCGTTCGAACCGTCTACTTCAAATTCCGATACGTCAATTTGTTCAATTGTAGTCTCACTTTGAATAGACAAACTTTTGCTGTTTTTGTTGCTGATATTCAATTTAATACGGTTAAGTCGGTACATATTATTTTGCATGTCGACAAATATTTTCAACAATTCATTCTCGTTGTCGATTTTCTTGTCGTAGAACACTTTTTGCAATTTGGAGAAATCGCTTGTACATTCAATTTCGTGCATTTCTGCCCTTACCGTATCATTATTTTCCATCAACAAATGGTACACAGTCTTGTAGATGCCGTCGCTGGTTTTAAATCCAAATTTAAATTTAGCGTACACAGACACAGTGTCATTGCTGTAAAAGTCCGTTTCTTGCAAAGCATTTTTCACAGCAACTGTTTTGTTTTTATTCTGACAAACGTGGTATTCTTCGATCCAAATTTTTTTGTCTTGAAAAGTTAAAGACAAATCGTAATAAGCGTTTAGTTTCATTTTTGAAAACTGCTCTCCGTTGCCGTAATATTGAAAATTCTTTTGTCCATCATAAAATTTGAACAAATAGTGAGTTATTTTATTAAGACTCACAATATACTTGCTGATAAGTTCAACGCTTTTTATATTCTTGAAATTCTTTTTGACCACGCCTGTGGTTACACCACTTTCATTGCTACTTGTACTGGCACACGACAACCGTTTCTCGGTTTCAGGATTTTTGTTTCGTTTGGGCGCCAAAACGCTTTGCGACACATCACAATCGTCATTTTTGCGTTTAATAAATTTTTGAATGCGTTCAATGTTTTCTGCGCCGGTTTCTTCAATTTCACTTTCAAAAATATCAGTTTCGCTCAATTGTTGTGCGTTGTTTAAATTGGAAGCAGCGTAAAAAGACATGATAAGATGGCGTATGTTAAACTCTAATCGTGTTGAGGTAGTGCCCGAAGACCGTAGAGACGCTTGGCAACGGTTAATAGTAGAAGTCTTGGACGCTTCACCAAGTTACAGTACTTTTCGTACAAATATCAATCAAGCAAATTTCAATAAATTTGACTTTAAACGGCCTTTGGTGTATGATATAGGAGAAAAAACTTTGTACGTTAACAGTGAATTTTTAAACAAATCTCTGAACCGACCTCGTTCGACGATCACTGCGTTCAATATAAAATCTATCAACGTGTTGTACGTTTTTATATTAGCAATCTTGCTGATTGTAGTGGCGGCCTATCAGTTTGACGATCGCATTTACCGTAGCGCAGACGTGTACCGATAACAAAACAACATCGTGGTATTGTTGAGTCATGGACTATTCAAAGATTATCTTGTCAAATCTGTCGCCTCCCGGTTACTTTAAAATTTTTGCCAACCGTTTAAACACAATGAAATACGTTACAAATTTAATGAACGAAGACAAACGTAAACTGGCCAGAGATGGATTTTATTTTGAAGCGAACGAATTTAAATGTGCTTATTGCTGTGTTTCAATGAACAAATACAATATCAAAACACTGAAATATCATCTTTACTCTAATTGTACTTGTTCTTTGCAACAATTGAGGGAAAAAGAAGCGTTACGAAAATCAAGCTTCAAGCAATTTGGGTTGGCGAGAAAACGTTACAATAACGTTATGGCTTCTGAACTGTCTAAAAACGGATTTTTCTATTGTGGTACAAGCAAAGAGGTGCAATGCTGCGAATGTAAACTGGCCGTGCTCCGGCTTAACAAATCAGACACTTTTCAAAAGGTTCACAATGAATACTCTCCCACTTGCTCTTTCAACACTATTAACGACACCACAAAACTTGTTAATGATCATGCGATCAAACATGAAAGCTTTGATCACGTTATAGAGCAATCGCCGCCGCCGAGTGCGCCGCCACAAAATTTGTTACATAGCAACTCATCAGGAAAAAATGGGTTGAATAATAATGATTATGCGCTGACCGCTCCGCTTTACCCTACTTTACCAAGATTAAACTTTGAATCTCACCAAAGTTTTTTTAATGCTACAAATGCTAACGTTGTCGAAAGTGAAAAACGTTCAATAAATGAGGATGTGAAAAACACCAACGACAACAAAATCTGTCAAATATGTTTGGACAATGATCGACAAATTTGTTTTTTGCCTTGTGGACACGTATCTACGTGCGAAATTTGCGCAAAAAAATGCAAAAAATGTTGCATTTGCCGAGAAACGATCAAAAATAAGATTAAAGTATACTTGTAAACAATGCAGAAATCAAGTTATGTTCATATTATAACTATTATTGTAGTTGTAGTTTTTGTGCTGTATCTTTTTGTTTTTGTTAAAAGAAAAAACAATAACGATGATGGTTATATCCAACAAAGATGCACATTCAATGATGGCTATAAAACTCTTCCAATGGCCAATAATTGCAATGGCTACTATATGTGCATTGGCGATGTTCAATTACCTCAATATTGTGCGCTGAACTATTCCTATTCTACAACATTGAAACAATGTGTGCCGACAAAAGATAATGATTGTGGAACTCGCCCGTGCAATTCGGTGTGTTCCAATATTTGATATTTCATTTATTTTTATACTTTACTCGTAAATTGACGCTTAAAATGAGTAGCGAGCAAAATTTAAATAAAAATTTGTGTAACATACAAGAACCAATTTTGAATGAAGAACAATTAAAATTTATAAAAATGTTAAAAATTCGACGAGCAAATGGGCAGTGTGATCCAATTTTTGTATCCGGAAACGCAGGCACCGGTAAAACGTTCCTGTTGAAATATTTGTTTCAAGAAATGTATCTAAAAGAACAGATTAAAGTGAAAAAAATTGCGTTTACCGCACTGGCAGCACGCAACATTGACGGAACTACTATGCACAAATTGTTTCGATTTTCTTTCACTGGCGAATTCAAGAGCAACAATATAAACAAAGATCTTTACCATATTGAAATGTTGATAATTGACGAAATATCCATGATTCACGCTACATATTTGGACAAGATGGATGAAATTTTGCGACTAACAAAACATCAACCAGATTTGCCGTTTGGCGGTGTGCAAGTGGTGGCTTTTGGCGATCTATATCAGTTGCCGCCCGTTGTCGAGTCGTGCAATCAGTTTAAAGATCAAAAAATTGATGAAAGATGTTATTTCGCCGGCGTGTGGAAACATTTTATACTGTTCACTTTGACTGAAACTATGCGACAAAATGAACTTGATTTCATTACTGCTCTAAATCAATTGAGAATTGGTGATGAACGAGGAATCGGCTATTTTAATCGCCTGCGAGCCACACAAACACAATTAAATCCAATGCAATCTACAACTTTGGTAACAACCGTGGCCGGCGCTTGCAAAATCAACGACATCAACAATAAAAAGGTTTGCGAACAATCAAACGTCGTGTATGATATCGAGTCGCGTAGCAAAATTCGAACGGCCAAAAACAGTGAATTGTTGTACGTTCACTCTGCGGACAGTTTAGGTGTGATTCCAGAAAAAATTACATTAGCTATTGGGTCGCGCATATTGGTCACTTCTAATTGTGTTAATTCGCATTGCATCAACGGTGACATAGGAGTGATTGTAGATTTTGTCGTTAATCCCGACAACAAAGTGGATGGTATCGTTTTTCGTTCTGTTTCCGACAAATTGTTGAAATTGAACAAGGAAACGTTGTTGTTCAAAACCAATAATGACGGGAGTTATAGAAACGTCATTGAAAGAACAGGTTTTCCAATAAACTTGGCGTGGGCCATGACAATACACAAAATGCAAGGAGCAACTATAGACCGTTTGCGAATACCTTTAGGTTCGATGTTTGCTCACGGTCAATTGTATGTGGCTTTGAGTAGGGTACGCCATTCAAGCGGTCTGGAATTATTACAAGACGTTACTAAGCAAATGTTGTTGACTAATACTAATATTAAACATGTTTATCAAGAAATGTTAACAATGGAATGATGAGTAACAAAACCGCAATAGTATAGTTTGCAAGTTTGCACGTATAAAAGCTCAGGTTGTCTCAAATCGCCACACATTGCCGGTCAAACTGCGATGGAAACAGATTGCAAACAACATGAGAATCCAAGTGAATAGTGTTTCTATGAACGTAAACTTTGAAACAAAAATGGTTTACTGTGACATGTACGAAGGAGACGCGCTAACGGTTCATCTAATGGCACAACCGAATATATCAAGTACCGACGTCAAATTATTACATCAATATCCTGGCGTAGCTTGTTCAACCAAATTGCGAAGATTAAACGCTGGCGACAAAGTCAAACTACTTAAATTTACAGCAAATGAAACGTTTAGTTTGATCACAACACGTTTGGATAGACATTTATATTTTGTACATCACCGACACGGTAATCTTTACATGTACGGTCAAGTGCCAGCCGTCGTTGAAAATCAAACTAAAAGAAAAAATGTCCACGCTGAGAATTGTACCACTGTCCAGCAACATTATTACGTTGGATCGCCAATTTTTGATCAAAACAACCGTTTGGTTTCGTTTGTGACTGACATCTATATGGACGACCGCGGCATAAGTATATTACCTGTAACAGGCAAGTCACGATTGCAAGGGCGGTTTTGTGTTACCGGCCACATTCGCATATTCAACGACATGTGCCTCACAACGTGCCTTAACCCTGTAATACAGGACCAAATTTACATTAATATTGTAGTTTGTTACGACAACAAACAGGTAAAAGTGATGGTAATTTACAACAAGACTATAGTTTCTGAAATACATATGTGCACTAAATTTGCCGCCAATGTCTTGATTTTATAGCAAATTATTTTTCAATAAATTATGACAACAAATTTTGTTTTATTGTTTTCTTCCATCATCGATTTAGGCAATGACGGCACTTGAAGCTAGTTCATTTGTCATGCCGCATGCGTCTATGTTTTGACGTACTCTGAAAAAACCTTCTTCGCCCCAATCGCTTCCCCAAGTATTCTTAAATGTCCAAAAAGGTACATTATTTTCGACACCGTATCCCACCAACAGTACGGCATGATTTAACCCATAGTTTTCGCAATAGTTAATGATACCTCTGTGATAGTTGACAATGCCGGACGCATCAATAGCGATTGGAATGGGTCCAACGGCGCGCAATAAATCTTTCAATTTTTCTTCTTTAAACACCACGTAACGGTAGCAGCCAGTCACGCGAACAATAGCATTGCTAAACTCGTTTAATTTGCAGGGTCCGTTGGCTGCAACATAAGGATAATCGTGTTCTTCTACAACGCCACCCATTTCCATCATTTGCTCAAAAGACGTGTGCAAAAGTCCCCCATCGCAACCCATGTCTACATAATCACAATCAATCATTTGTTGCTCAGACAAATCAATATGGACGCTATTGCGAATAGCATATTGGCTTTCGATGCTACCCAAGGTAGCAAAAGCCCAACATGCACCACAACTTCCCTGATTTTTCACCGAAGTAACCTTGTTTTGTTGACGCCAATCAAAATTTAGCGGACCCCTGCCTGGCGGTTGGTCTAATATGATTGTTTTGCAAAAATTTGTCGTTTGAATGGGCACATTTAATCCCGTGTATTTTGAAATAATCTCATTTTTGCTCAGATCTGCAAATTTGTTTATTGTATAAACAGCGCTGTCGTTCAATTGGTTTTTATAGTTTATTTCCTGCAAATTATGTTGGAAAATGCTAAATCGTCGATTTTTCTCTAGAGTGTCATTGTAATGTTTCTTGTAGTTGGCCAAAAAGTTTTCAAAGTAGTCGCCTGCTTTTAGGAGATCATACGTAACGACATCATGGGGACAATTAAAACAACACCACAACAAGAAAGATAATATTAAAGTTTTATACATCGCTTTGATTTACACTAAATTTTATTTACTTAATAAAAATTATCATTTAACGATTGATTAATTAATAAGAACCATTTGTATCGTTGACAACACACGAGAAAAAAGTATGTATCGATATCTGTTTTATTACAGTTTAGTGGCACAATGTACGATTGGACCGTTATTTTTCCCTGCTGTAAATGCTGCGGCGCCGGGTACTCCGGTGATCGACTGGGCCGATAGAAATTACGCATTAATAGAAGTTAATACTGAAGCCACCGCATACGAAAATCTGATAAAAAAGAATGATCAGGTTGCTATTGGTGTTAGCTGGAATGTTTGGAGCGGCGATCCGGGCGACACTGCGTACGTACTGTTCAATGGTGAACCGGTGTGGCGCGGTGAGGCTGATTCCAAACGAGCGAGTGTTATCATGAGTCGAGGGGGAAAATTTGACATGTCCGTAAAAGTTTGCAATGCCGACGGTTGTTCCACAAGCAAGTCTGTGGCGGTGAAAATCGCAGACACGGACGGCTCGCATTTGGAACCGTTGCCCTACGTATGGCAAGAGCATAACAAACCTTTTGAAGTTGGCACCGACAGCAAAGTTGTGGCCGCCTATTTTGTAGAATGGGGAGTGTACGGACGAAATTTTCCAATGGACAAAGTGCCCGTGCCTAATTTGACGCATCTTTTGTACGGTTTTGTGCCAATTTGCGGCGGCGACGGAATAAATGACAGTTTAAAAACTATACCGGGCAGTTTTGAAGCTCTACAAAGATCTTGCGCTGGCCGGTCGGATTTTAAAGTAGCCATCCATGATCCTTGGGCGGCGGTGCAAAAACCGCAAAAAGGCGTCTCCGCCTGGAACGAACCGTATAAAGGCAATTTTGGACAGATTATGGCCGTGAAAAAAGCGAATCCCAACGTCAAAGTATTACCGTCAATCGGCGGTTGGACGTTATCGGATCCGTTTTACCATTTCCACGATTCTTCCAAACGCAAAGTGTTTGTGGATTCCGTGCGCGAATTCCTATTGACGTGGAAATTTTTTGATGGTGTCGACGTCGATTGGGAGTTTCCTGGCGGAAACGGTGCCAATCCGTCCGTGGGCGATCCTCAAAAAGATAGTTTAACGTATGTGGTGTTGTTAAAAGAGTTGCGACAAATGTTGGATCAATTGGAATTGGAAACTGGACGAAAGTTCGAGTTGACTAGCGCAATCAGTGCAGGCAATGATAAAATTGCGGTCGTCAACTATCGCGACGCCCAACAATACCTGGACAGAATTTTTTTAATGTCGTATGATTTTAAAGGCGCTTGGTCAAACACCGATTTGGGACATCAAACGGCGATTTACGCGCCGGTTTGGTCTCCCAGCGAGCATTACACGGCCGATGTTGCCGTGCGCGCGTTGCTCGAACAAAAAGTTCAACAGGAAAAAATTGTTCTCGGAGTGGCGATGTACGGGCGCGGTTGGACTGGAGTGAGCGGCTACCGCGATGACAATCCGTTCACCGGTGTGGCAACTGGCCCTGTTACAGGCACATGGGAAGACGGAGTCGTTGATTACCGAAAAATTGACGAAAAAATTGGCCATCAATACGATTACACTTACGACACTACAGCCAAAGCAGCGTTTGTATTCAATAAAAACTCTGGCGATTTAATCAGTTACGACAGCATCGATTCCGTGCTAGACAAGGGCCAGTATGTGATTGAAAACGATCTCGGTGGATTGTTTGCGTGGGAAATCGACGCGGACAACGGAGATCTTTTGAATGCGATACACAAGGGTTTAGGACATCATGCAGAATTAAAAAACCACCAACGTACGGAACTTTAAAATATATATTTATCATGTTGTTTGCTGTTACATATCTCTCCGTTTGTGTATGTCTCTATAGCAAGGATTACATGTCCATTTTGAACTGACTACTAAGATAGCTTTTTGTTAAATTTTTTGTATTAAAATTCAATAGGATAAAATTTGCAAAATAAAACATGAGCATCGGTTTACACACAACACATTTATTGGAATAATTTAAAACAATTGATTGTAGCACGGTACATGTAACGTTTGTTTCGATATTCTGTGTTATTAAGCATATATTGAGCTAAATAATACATCATGTCTTCATTATAGTACGGTGAACATTTTAAGTCTCCTTCTTCATGCACAGCAAATCGTATAATTGTATTGCCGTCGCATCCGCCGTATGAAAATATTTCCAGATTACGCTCCATGATTCTAGTGGTCCGTTCCACAATGTCTGCAGTTTCACTGCGTCGTGCACGTTTAGCTTTACTCGCCAACATTCCTGCGCTGGTGCAAATCTCGAAAGGGTCTAGATACAGACAATTACCTTTACATGAATAACAATCGACCGGATTGCATTCACATTCATTTTTTTTACATTCTACACATACACTGTTGTACATAATAACGTAGTCGACGGTCAATTTCATGAACCGTTTGTAGAACGAAGTTAACAAAACACTTTGCTTGATATGCTGCGCAGTGATAAAGCCATTGACAAATTCAAATCGATATGTGTTATAATACTTTTTGTCCACTGGGCGTAACGTTGCTTTGACCATGTTAACCACATTGTCGGCGATCTCGTCGTACAAATATGAAGCAATGTAATTATACAGTTCCTCAGGCAAAAAGTTTAAAAATGGCACAGACATTTTGTTGTTTAGTATGTATATCGGCTACGGTCGGGTCTGCTATAAAACCGGATTGTCCTACATCTCGTTTTTATACTAAATGATAAGCGCTTTTATCATGTTGCGTGTGTTTATCGCGTCGATATTTTCGTGCATGCTGTTAAGCGTTGACGGGCACGGCTATCTATCTTGGCCAGCTGCTCGCCAATACAAATGCTATAGGGACGGCAATTTTTGGTGGCCCGAGACCGGTGAAAAAATTCCCGATTCGGCGTGCCGCGAAGCGTACCAGAGTGTTTATGCAAAATACCGAAACGCGGGTGAATCGCACGGTTTGGCCGCGAACGCAGCTCAATACATGTTTCAACAGTACTACGAATACGCCGCCGTCGCCGGTCCTGATTACGAGAATCTAGACCACATAAAACAAGATGTGGTAACGAAAAGTTTGTGCGCGGCGGGCGCTAACGACCGAACAAAAACTTTCGGCGACAAATCTGGCATTGACACTCCACTGCCCGATTGGCGACCCGACGTGCTCTACCATAAAAACGAATCAATCGACAGTTTGCCCATTGAAATAAGTCTGTGTCCCACGACTGTTCACGAGCCCAGCTATTTTGAGGTGTTTGTCACTGAACCCGATTTTGAATATGACCACGAACTGTCGTGGGACGATTTGGAACAGTTGCCGCTGAACGGCGACAGTCGACTCGTGGAAAACAGCGGTAGCGATGAATCGTGCACAAACAGTCAAATCTACAAAATACCCGTTTCCATACCGTGGCGTACGAAAAAATTTATAATTTTCGTTCGATGGCAACGCAACGATGTGGCCGGCGAGGGCTTTTATAATTGCGCCGATGTGGTATTTGACCAGTTCGCTTTCAAACATGGATCGTCAATAGGAATAGATGGAACATGTCAACAATCGAAACGGACCCGAGATGAATTTTAAATAGTGCGTCATCATATTATACTGGACTTGAATAAATACAGATCAAAAAAAATTGTTCAATCACTTGTATTTCGTTGTTTGTGCAACAACAACATCCTTTCCAACATGGCTCTTTCAAAGCAAACGTTTTATTTAAACGATCAACCTATCGAAGTTACATTTATTGAAGAAAAAATTGATAATGATATACAGTTTTGGTTTGCTGCAAGAGAATTTGCTCGGTGTATGGGTTATGAGAGGCCCGACAATATAATACACGAAAAGATCGATGTGAAATACCGTCGAAAATATATAGACTTTGGGTACCCCGAAAACCAGGGTGCCACGTTTTCCATACAACCATCGACTGTTTTCGTCAACGAACCGGGCCTTTACCAGATGGTTTTGAGTTCAAAACTGAAGAATAAACGTGTGGAACAGTTTAAAAGTTGGGTGTTTGAAGTGGTGCTGCCTACAATCCGGAAAAATGGACGTTACGGGATGAATGAAGACGCCAGCACTGTGACTTTGTTGCAGACAATTTCGCAAAATGTTGTCTCTTTCAAGGAAGAAAACGATTACCTTCGAAAAGCTATCGTTCTGAAAGATGAACAGTTGCAGCAAATTGTAGTGCACAAAGATCAGCAAATAAATCGTATCATGGGCGACATGAACCGAATGTACACTGGTTTTCAAGAAATGATGCAGAAAAAAGATGAAATTATGCAGAAAAAAGATGAACAAGTCACCGAGCTGGTTCACAAAGTCGTGGATTTGTCGGGACGGGCGGTGCAATATCCCGTTGACAAAAAGAAGCAGCCCGTGTTGTGTGTGGCGCGCGAAGGCACCACTTTTCACGCAATTACCGGCCAGTGTTCGTACGTGGAAAAGCAAAAGAATAAACGCGGCCTCAGCACTAACGACATTATCCTTGAAACTAAACGTCCCAACCCGACTGTGGATTGGAACAACGTGGTGCACGAGGCAGACACAAACTTTGACAAGAACGTTTTGAAGAAAAAGAAGCGCTCGCTGAGTTTTGATAGTGAAGATGATGCCCAACAGTTTGAAAATAAACTAAAATATTTGCTAAATCTTGATCTGGTTAAAAAGCAGTAAAACAAGTTTAAAATAAATACATTTTTCAAACACGTAAAATTTTTATTTCATACCTTCTATATTACATTTACAGATTATTTATTCACCAAGCATACATTTACATTGGATTTTGACTGATTGTACAAATGCATTAGAGCGTTTAGATCAGTAGCCGTTTGCCAGGTTTTGTCTTCTCGTATGCGAGTTATTCGCGGAAAACGAATGGATATCCCGTTGGCCGTGTGCACGTTAGACGTTTTGGTGAATTCTGCGCCAGTCACTTCCCACACGGGCATAAGTTTGGGATGGGTGGCGATCATGTCGGGAATCATGGTTCGATGGCAATCTAGCCATGCGGGCGGAGATTCGTCTCTCTCGATCTTAATCATCAGCGGCAAAAGAAGCGCGTTGCACCGTTTCAGTTCATCGTCCGTGTGGCCTGTGTGCACCTTTGTTACTGTCGTCCAAACGTTTCGGTTTGTGTCGAGACATCCCATCAAAAATGTAGACAAGAAGCCACCCTTTTTTCCAGAACCGTACCATGCACCCAAAACCACCAAATCAACGCTATCGGCCATGGCGCCATCGCACAAGTAGTCTTTTTTAATTTTCAACCAATGTCTTTTACCGGGTGCGTATACAGAATTGATCGGTTTTAGTACCAAACCTTCTAGTCCCCTCTGCAATGCATCCTCAACCAACAAAGTCAACTTTTGCGAATCATTTACAAATTGCGCTTCGGATATTTTAATGCGAGCTGCGCCGCTTTGTGGTGTGATGGATACAATGTGTTTCATCAAAATATCGCGCCTATAATGTAACGGTTGGTTCAATAAACACTCTCCGTCATAGTACAGGCAATCAAACACATATAAACACACATGGGATTGTGAAAAATTTTTCTTTTTGTGAACACCCAATGTGCCAAACGGTAACGGTTTCTGGGCGATCGTATCAAAAAGTACGATTTCGGCATCCAGCACAACGTCTATGTCAGGGTCAATGATATGTCGCAAACATTCATCTAACCCGACAATTTTATGTGCGCTCACAGACTTTAAAGATCTTGAATAGAATTGAAAACGCTCGCGCTTTTTGTGAATTTGCACACGTTCGCCGTCATATTTAATTTCCGCCAACATTCCGTCGGGACACTTTTTCATCGCCGTTGACATGGATTTGCACACGTCCGCCAACATAGGCGTGACAGGCGTCATAAGTGATATCTCTAACGAGACATTTCTTGAACGTTTGTGAATGTTCGTCGCCGCCTCGAAATTCGCATTGTCGCCGTCGTCAACACAATTGTCGTTATTTGTAAATCTTTCGACTATTCTATTCAGGTCAGGCGTAATTTGATAATGTTTGTATGCGTTCGGATCGATTGCGTTCAACACGTGCTTCGGACCGGCATTTAAACGCAAATCATTTTTCACTAAACACACAAGTAAGTTTAGTTCTTCTCCAGTACATTGATTAATAATGTCTCGAAACAGCGTAGTTTGATCGTTTTCTCGTGTACACAATTCCAATTTTTCCAAGAAATCCACCACTTGTGAAAGGGTTAAACGACGAGTTGTTGGTTTATAGTTGTTTGAATTATTCGCCATCGCTTTAACAAAATTGGTTTGAATGACTACGTTTACACGACCTATTTTCCTCAACTGCTCCATCATCACAGATTGATCGCAATCCAACAAATTTGCAAATATTTTTATCAATTGTTTATCCTTTAAATTATACACTCTTTTCGAAATCGAAGGCAACAGCAACTGGCAAATAAGTAGTATTTCCGGTTTAGTGAGTTTGGCAAAATATTTTTTGAGAATTTTAGTTTTAGCAGTGTAAGCTTTTACATTTGCCACTTTTGTGCACAAATTTACAAAATCACTAAACATTATGTTGGACATGTTGTCAGTTCAAATAGAATTTGAGTAATGATCTTTAATATTTTCAAATTTGAACATGTAAAGAGAAACGATGAGTAATTGATAAATAATAAAAATATATACTGAAAATTTTTTTAAAAATAAGAATTTTTTAAATTTCAACATGCATATTAAAACTATTGTGTTCGTTATAATTTCGGCAGCTCTGATGATCGGCACTGAATACGCAATGGCGTGCACCGAAACTGGTCGCAACTGTAAATACAGCAACGAGTGTTGTAGCGGCGCTTGTTCAGCTGCATTTGGTTTTTGTCTACATAGGTAAAACACAGTATAAAAAATTGCAACAATTTATTTGTCCTCATTTTCGTCGTCCATCAAATACAAGTCTAGTAAATTTTCCGAGAACAAAAATTCGGAAGGCAAAACGGCCATATCGGCCAACTGACACCCATCATTTTTATAACAAATGTAGTTGTTTTTGAGATATACATTTTGTAGTACTGTAGTGTTGTGGTAAATATCTCCTCCTCCAACTTTGACTCTATTATGTGACAATATGTATGTGTTTAAACTTTTGATGGCTCTCTGCGAAATGGTTTCGATATCGTTACACTTTGTTTGCTTGTATTGTCGGGTGCTGTTGAGCAAATTTTGACTTCCTTTGGCACCGCTCTCTATCACGTCCGCAAATATTCCGCCAAAATCGTTGAGCTCTTCGTCGCCGCACACCATTTCCTCGTCTGCAATCATGTCACACATTCGTTTGAACAGCAAGTAGCTGAAATTGGAGCTTAATGTCAGCGCGCAATCGCGCAACAACATCTCCAATTTGTCGGCAAACACAATTTTTTTTCCGGTGTTGCGCTGCACATTGTCGTATCCGTGCCAAATTTTGTACACTAAAGGCATGCTTTTAAATAATCGTTCCAGCGAATGCCTGTTTTTGTACAGATAATAGATTTGTTGGGAGACAAACGACAAGCGATTCTTGTCGAAACAAATAAAATTGTGTCGCGGGTCAGCGTACAACATACATTCCAGATCGATTAAAGAATTCGGTTTTGGTACGTATGTGATGATTTTTTTGTCTCCATCACAGTCCGTGTTAGCGCCGGGAAACATTCCAGTGCCCGCTTTTAAATTCCAATCTGTGTATGATGTTGGTTCTATCACATGAGAAACTTGGGTGTTCAACTGCGAAATGTTGGGGTGACGCGTGGTCCATGCTTTCACATTGGTCACATCTCTGCCGTAGTAGCGTTTTATACTCGCTTTCGGTGGAATAATAACGTTTGCATCGTTTATGCATTGCACGTTAGCGTAAAAAGAGGCTGTGTTTAGAAATGTAGAGTACAAAAATTGTCCGGCATATCCATTTTTGCTTTGCAATTGATCTTTGATCACGCCATGTGTTAATTTTATCTTTTGCAACGCTCCCGAAATGTCCACTAAACCGTTTTCGTGTTTAGAATTGAAGGCTTTGTTTAGAAATATAATAAAATTGTGATCCCACAGTATGAAATTGGGCAGAATCAAGTAATCGATTGTGTCGGTAAACTTATTGGTCTTGAGTTTTTTCAAAAACACGTTTGACGGTAGATCAGTGATAACTACCGTGGTGGCTGTAATGATCCGGCACAGCATGTCCGTGTGCTCGTTTCTTGTCTCACATTCTGTATACAAAGATATCAATTGTTCCAATAAACTGTTGAAATAGTTGATTTTAATTTTTTTCAAATCTATGATAAAATTTTTAAGAAAATTCTTAAATTCGTTAATTTTTAGTATGCAAACATTGTCTATATGAGTCGGATCCAGCAACAATCTAAAAGTTGTTTGGGATTTTTTAACAAATTTCACGTGTTCGAAATGCGCCATGTCGGGCGAACAAACCGCACAAAACTGTTTCCTTTTTAAATTTAATAAGGGAAAATTATTTTATTTTAAATTTTTGTTCGCCTGTAAGTGTGCGTGTGTGTGTGGTGTTCTACGAGTGATCACAGTCCGAGCAGAACATGGTGATGAACGGCGATTTAATTAACGTTTCGATACTCAAAAATCTCATCAAACACGAAATTGACCGCAATGTTACGGAAAATTTGAACGAATTAGAATCTAAATTGCAAAAACTCGAAAATGCAGAACTCAACAATTGTGTAGAAGTGTACGGAATACACGATAACCGGTTGAACGATAAAAAGGTGCGTAATCAATATGTTAAAAAGATTTGCGTTCTATTAAATCTGGATTACAAGCACATTGTCGATTCAGAATTTAGGAAAAATTACATAAAATTAAAGTTAATCGATGCGGCCACGGCGCGCGAATGGCAGATGCAGTCGTGCAAATTGCGCATTAAAAATTACGATTTGGGCATCGAGTACGACGCACCAGTCAAAATATTCGTGGCCGCTTCGCAGGAGCACAAACAGTTGCTCAAAAAAACCCGTGATTCTCTTTTGCAATACTACAAGTATGTGTCGCTTTGTAAGAATGGCGTAATGGTTCGCAAAAACGACACGAGCAAAATTTACATGGTCAAAAATGAGAGCGACATTTACAATCTTTTGGTGCGAGCCAAGACCGTTCAGCACGAGGACTCGATCCAAAAATCGAATCAGCAGCTCGACTCGGACGACACAGAACAACGCCTCATTTGACTAGAGGATTGGTGCAATTATAAAAATTTACCAATCAAATGGTTGTAATCTCAAAGTTGGTTTGTCAAGTTGAATCTCATTCGAATTATTGTTAAGCATTAATAGTAGTTGTCACACTTGCCATTGAAATGTTTCTTGCCACAATTTTACATGTACGGTTTATAAGTATTTTATTTTATAACACCTTGATATTGAACAAAATAACCTATGTATAAAAAAATTTTGCTCAAAAAAACTAAAGGGTGTGGTAAACGCGGCGTTAAAGAGTTGCGGCGCAATTTGTTACGTTTCCATCACCGCCCAACTCACTGTTATGTAAAACAGAGTCAAAATTTTAATTTAATGACAAAAATATTGAGGCGGCGACACAAACCCAAAAACAAAAAGTTGTTGCACGTTTTAGTGGTTTGCGAATTGAGCGATGATCGTTTTGCTTTTTTGCGCACTCAAACGAGATCTTTAAAACGTGCTTTGAAAAATTTGTGTCGCAACGAATCGAAACAGGCACCGTCAAAATCGCCGATAGTGGTAATGCACGTTGTGCACGTGCCCAACTCGATCAATTTGTACAACAGATTGAAGAATGTTTACCAAAAAATAAATTTGAATCGAAAAATAATGTAATCAAATTAAGACAAGATTTTAATCGTGCAATGTTATTACAAACTGTTCGTAAACTCATTAGAGGTAGATGATACGGTTAGGAAATATTAAACCACACAATTTTGTTTCACCATTTATTAATCGATAAAATTACACATGTCACAAGTCACGTTTAGTAGTCTACCGTTTACTGTGCAACAGTTGCCGTACAATGGTAAACGTATTTTTATAAAATTTTACAATAAATGTATACAATTGGGCATGTCGAAGCTGGCCGCTTACCGTATCGCGTGGTCGGCGGTTCGAAAAAAATATTATCGCAGCGATGATCGGTGGCTGCCGTTTACAGATGCCAACGAATACGACACGACCAGCAGCGAAAGCGACGATTCCTCGGCGAGCAACGACATGCACGGGTTTGTATAATAAGTGACAAGTGTAAACAGTCTATACACGCAAAAACACGTTGTGATTTTACTCGCTAAAACATATTTGTACAACATGGATTACCTTGTAAAAGCTCAATTTAAGGATGAATTGCCTGCTCGCGCCAAACGTTTGTACTTAAAAACTTTTAGTCGTTATCACAAAATGAACGGAGGCGACGAAGATGTTGCTTTACATTTGGCGCAAAAAGCGGTGGAAAAAAACTATGTTAAACTAAACGATCGGTGGTATCCGAAAGCAGCGGCAGAGCATATCGTTAGACACGACATGGACACCAGTGATGATTCGGAAACCAACGATGATGATTTAGTTAATTATAAACCTGTTACAAACAATTTTTTACCTAATCCAAATACTTTGAATGATATCGATATAAGCGACTATGAACAAGAGCATAATGAAGACAATTCTCTTGTATACCAACAAAAGAAAATATCAACTTTGAAAAGGAATGGTACAAAATTGAATAATGGTCATCACAACACCGGCAATTGTTTTCGTTACAAATCTCAAAAAGTGATTGACCACAACGAATCATCAGATTCAACATCTTCTGAGATCGACGACGAATATTAACATTAGTTATTCATTTACATAGAACAGTAATGTAACAGAACAATTACAACTTTCCACACACTTTACTCTTTCAAGTGTAACCCAATAATTTTACTTCACACTTTTTATCTCGCTCGGCGCGTTCCGCCGTTGACAATTTTTTTTGCTGTGCTGGATTGTGACGATTTTCAAAGTCCAGATAACCACCCACTCGTTGATAATATTGTTCGTCGAAACGTATCACCGAGGCGACAATGATGCGGGCGTCATCGTCAAATTCAATGATGATCGACTTGCCGCGGTCATTGTCGTTTATGACGAAATGTTCGTAGTTGATTTCGGAGAGGTCGGTAGCCACATTATTTTTGATGAACTCAACTTGCTGATAAATAAAATGACATAACGTTTCCAAAGATAGATCGGAAACAATTTTAAAATTTGCATAAAACGCTTTGCAAACATTCAGAAAAATAATATATTCGTTATTTTGACTGTCGTCGCGCTTATCGACAGGAAAATTTACGTGTCTGAGATCGAGCGATACTCCGCCAAACTCGAGAAATCTCACGTTAATAGTCGTCATTTTGTGAGGACAAACGGTTGCTTACTGAGCGTGACGACGCCGCCACTCGGCCTTTATATAAACCCGTCAAAATACGGCGCCTTTGATGTAGTTATGTCGGTTACTGGATGAGGACAATTTAATAAACGTACCAAAATTTTATTACATTACAGACTTTTATTAATAAACAGCATTTATTACTCTCAATGTTGACGAGTTCTAATGGTATCATCCAATTTGACAAGTTTTATGAAATGTCTTTGCGCAGACATTATATCGTTTAACTTGTTTTTTTCCTGGCTCTTTTTGTTATCAAGACCACAAAACTTTTGGCCGACGATAAAATTAAATTTTTCATGAAGGTTCGAATATTCCTCGAAGCTAATTGAGTTGGGAGCCTTAAAACCGCACACCACACAAACTATAATTTGATCATCTTCGTCTATGATGCGTCCATTTTCAACGAAAAATTTTGCCTTTGATCCAGTTGGCGATTTAAAATTTGTACTTTTGTTCGTTAAAATGTTCTTTATAATTGCGCTGACCGACAACATCGTAAGTGGTGGTTCGTCCAACTTTTTGTGAATCCTCCTTGTATTTTGCGTAAAATTGTATTAAATTTTCCGATGGTTTCTTCTTAATTTTAGAGTCGACAGTGTTGTCGATCACTTTACCAAGTGTAAAATTTACCCTGTTCATGCTGCTCTCCTACGACAACGAAAAATATTTCTCTACAAAAAACTGTGTGGTGCTATATGGACCAGTGACACAATTTAATTAGCGCGAAATCAATCGGAGAAATCTTTAAATAGGTCAAAAGCAGGCAATCTGCCAGTTTATTATGCAAACAACATTACAGTGTTGCGGGTTAAACGCCGAAATATTTGCGAAAATCGTAAACAAAATTGTACCAATCCATTAAAATGTGCTGAATGTTTTGACGTTTTCTCTGCGCAATAGAAGTGTAGTTTTCAATCGATTCCTCAACGTCGTCTCCAATGTCGGACACAAATTTATTTTGCACAGGACTCGGTTTTGTTATCAATTCGTAGTAGCGTCTGTAGTTGTTTGGAGAGCGAGACCATTTCGCATAGTGAAATACACGCTTTACCATTTCGCGCGGAGGGCACATTACATGTCCGGGCGCGTTGCCGCCATACTTCAGGTCGCAACACTTTATTCGATTTTTGTCTAAAGGACATCGTCCCAGGTTTCGAAAAATAACCGAAATGTTTTTTGACGGATCATTGAAAGGATTGCGTTGTTTTAATATCATCGAAAGTACTGTGTTGTACAGTACAAAAGTTCGATATATCATTTGGCAAGTCACAGCATCGTCGGTACTCGGCACACTGTTTAGCGTGGAGTGTTGCAAAATTGGCACATGATCACTAAAATGAATTGCAATCATTCGTTGAGGCAGAACAAAAGTTCTGAACATGGAGTATATCAAATCAATTTGAAGCTCATCGATTAACAGTATAACGTATTGCGTGCACTGCTCAAAAGCGTCCATAATGCTTCTAACTACGTTTCCTATAATTTTCATGTTGCGTTCTCCGCTTTCATCAATGCCAAAAAAAATTTCTTCGCTTATGGGCGACACTTTTAAATAGGCATACATTTCGTCGGCATTATTGTAAAAACCGCGAATAGATGTGTCACTTTCAACAATTAACACCGTATAATACGGTTTTTGGTTATAGTTCAAATACACAGTGTTGAGTTCAGTTTCGTGGTAAAGCTGATTTTTGGTGTAATCTATTATAGCTTGCATGTCCGTATCCCGGTAAACGTTTTCATCATCAAACACACGGTGGTCGTCGTCGTTGTCCGTGTCGTAATCTCTAATTAGTAGACAATTCGCTCGTAACGGATGAAGTAGACACGTTTGTCTCGATTTCTTGATCGGTTTGAAAGGAAGTAATTTGACCGATACACATTGTCTGAATCTCACCAGTTTCTTTGTCGACGACATTTAACATCAAATAAGTGTTGTTAAACAATTCCAAATTGTTCTTAGTTATCATGTCAAACACAGGATCGTTCATGGCTCAAAAAGCTGACACTCGAGACGCTTTGTATGAAAAGAAAATTATTATTCTCTCTTATGACGAGTACGTTAAGTTGGAGCGCAACGACAATACTGAAAATGTATTTTTTAAGAGTCAATCATTGATGTCTAACAAGTTGTTGTCCGCCCATACTACCTTCAATACAGCGAAATTGTCCGACTTGAAGGGTTACACTATTTTGGTTTACTAAAACTATTTAAACAATGGAAAAGAAACGACGCAGCAGCGGTTTGTTCAGTAAAACAAAAGACAAGGCCAACGGGGCTACCAGTAGGCTCACTAAATCGGTCAAAAAAGTCGACTCCTCGAAAAAACAAAAACTGACGGAAGAGCAGACAGAGCAACCGTTGGAAAACTATTCGACAGGTTACGAAGACCTCACTGAAAATGTTGAAATGAATGCGGATAACGATGGCGCCGTTGTAATGTCACAGCCCAATATACCAATAACAGAGCCGCCACAATCTTCTTTTCAAGTACCGTATCCAGATCGAGCTTTGTCACCAGCCATAACAGTAAATTTTGATGAAAATGAACGGGTAGCGGCCGACCGTTCGTCTTCAACTGTTGTAAACGGTGTTTCCATTAACCCGAGCAATGCCATTAGACAAACTTCTGACTATAATACGTCGGCTAACTTTGGACCTAAAGTATTTTTCATTAACTCTCCCCTGTTGGATCAAAATACTTTGCCCGCAAATTTCGACATTTTGCAAAACAATATAGTTTTGTTACAAAACTACGTGCTACCTTTGAACGATACCCCCATTGAATCGACCAAACGATGTTTCATGATAGATTCTACAAACGCGACTATAGGTATTGATAAATTGGACTTTGACGATAACATCAATCATTTGTTTGAATACAAACTAAACTTTAGCAATATGAATAAAATTATCAATATGTTTTACGGATATTACATAAAGTTGATTCAAAATTTGTTTCCTATTGCCAACATAGGAATCAATGTGAATTACACTGTTGGCAGTACCGATTTAACTCAAATAGTTACTCATTTTATAAATTTTTGTGTTTTTCAAACCATGCAAAATTTCTACCATATCATCAATTCAGTCGAAGGCGGACATTTAATTGATGGACAAAATCAAAGCAAATTGGAGGCGGAGATAAAGGACAAACAAAAAAAATTAACCAGCTACTATAACAGTAAATTGCACAATTTGCAAGCGTTTCAATATTACAAATATACTGTGGACAATGATTCCAATACAGTTACAACTAGTGGAAAAAGTGAAAATATTTTGTCGCCTCTATACCATGTAAAAGTAAATGTAATGAAAGTGAATAAAACTTTAATATATTCTTGATGTTTACGAGTACCGTAACAAACCGTCAAATTGTAGTTCAATATCCAAATTATCCTCTGAATTGATGCGGTCATATTCGATGGAAAACATTTGATCAGTACTGTTTTCTCCGATGAAACCTTTAATTCGATCTAGCATGGCGCAACATTCGTCCAAACTTTTGGGCGGAAAATGAAATTTGTATTTGATCGTTCTATTGAACGGATCTCGCGTCCGGTTCTGAGTTGTAGCGTACCATTTTTGAAGACAATCAACATGAAACATTTTCTCCAAATTGAGAGTGGCGTGTTCGGAGACAATAATAATGCCGTCATCGCCGATGCGGTCGAAACAGATTTGGCATTCTACAACACATTCGGACCACATTGTTTGGAACAAACGATACAAGTAGGCCTTTTTATCTTGCAAATTTATTGTAATCAGCATCATAAAAACGATGAATCGAACGTTGTGTTGCAACAGTAGAGCAGCGATCATGGATCTACTACAAGCATTCGTAAAATACTCTAAATCTTATAGAAAATGTGTTAGCTCAGAGTCGAAAAAATGTATCTACAAAAATTGGTTGCAGCAACAAAAAGAGTTTTGTGACAACAACGAAACCAGTACACGTTTATTACACCATCGAACTGCCAAAATTGGGAGTGGCGATATGGTTGATTTTGGTAAAAATATTTGCACCGACGAATTGTGTAGCACACCCACTGTGTGCGACTACTGTTACGCGGTGGACAAATCAATTGTTGTGGCGACGCGGGACCGCCAATCGGTGTGTGCAAATTGTTTGTTTCCAAAGTATCGGGCAGAAGCTGACAAGGAGTTGGCGGCGTACAGTTTAATCAGCGTTTGTTTTTTTGAAGAGAACGAATGTGCCGATGCAGTCGTCAAAATCAATCAAGACACGTTGACGGTGTGGATTGAAAGATTACGTTTAATTTACAACATGCACCAAAATTACACTAAATTGTATCGAGTCGTGCACACAAAATGTGTACAATGTGAAAAACAAACCACTAATTTTGCTTTTACAACTGTTGCGTTCGATGTACGATTGTTTTGTACAAAATGCCTTTTTCCTTTGTTTGCAATCAAAAAGTCTGTAATGTTTTAGAGCACACTAGTGTGCTATTACTTTGTAGAATCTCGTTTACACGAATTTATTTAGTAGTTATCTAAATTTAATAGTACAAAATTTTTTTGGACTGATTGTGTGATGATCTAGTCAGGGTTTTTTTACTGTTCATTGTTTTAAATCTATTTTTTGTACGTTTACCAAATTTTAAACGTTTGTCACCGGTTGTTTCACGTTGTATTATTGACAATGGTGGAAATATGTAATAGATGACAAATGAGTCCAATTGTGCCATAATAAACGAACAAAATTAACGTTATCTTATCATTTACCCTTCCCAACTTAGATAAGTTGACGGTATTTTATATAGTGGTGATTCATTTCAAGACACCACACAACACACGCTAGTCGCAACATGTACGAAGAATCGCACTTGTTCAAGGATGAAAGTGTTCGCGTCAAATCCTTTGACGAAAACTGGCCACACGGTTACCCGTTAACGCCAAAAACGTTGGCTGCGCACGGTTTCTACTTCGCCGACTTGCCCGATAAGATTCGTTGCTGTGAATGTTCTTTGGAAATTCAGAATTTTGGCGAAAACAAATTCATTGGAAGATTTCACGAACGAATGAAATGTTCGTTTGCCAATGTGCGCACTCCAACCTATGTGCTATACAACACCGATGATGCAAACCGCTTTGAAAATCTTTTAAAAACCTTTGACACCACTACTTTATTGAGCCAAGAGCAAAAACGGGCTGCTGCCGAAGCTGGGTTCCGATACGATATGCAGTTAAATTTATTGAAATGCGACGTGTGCGATTGTTCCGTATTCTATTGGGATTGCGACAATTTTTGGACTTTACACGTTGCCACTAACGATAAATGTGAATACGTGTTAAAGTGTAAAGGAGCTAATTTTGTCCAACAAACGCTAACTAACTTGTGTGCGATTCCTGCATCGGTAAACACAGCGCCAACAACGTTTAGTGCAAAACGTGAAGGCGACAAGCCGACCAACACTGTTAATTATAGTGATGAAAACCGAATGAAGAATAGCGACAAGGGCAATGTGGAGAATTGTTCTATATGTCTCGGCAATGCTAGAAACGCTTGTTTAGTTCCGTGCGGACACATGTTGTGTTTAGAATGCGCAATAAAACTGAACGGCACGTGTCCTTTCTGCCGAAGTCAGGCAACCGTACAACCTTTGTACATTTAAAATTGAAACAATAAATTGTAATATTGGATATTGACGTTTTATTTTATACACGATTTTGACTCGACATTTAGTTTGCGATTATATTATGCTAAACGAAACTGGATTTACCTTTTGATCAAAAGGTAAAGCAAGGTTCGATCGATTCAGACTTTTGTTAAATATTTCATCATCCAACTTTAGCATGACATCATGCGATGAGATCATGCTAAACGAAACTGGATTTACACTTTGATCAAAAGGTAAAGCAAAGTTCGATTGATTTCAGACTTTTGTTAAATATTTCATCATCCAACTTTAGCATGACATCATGCAATGAGATCATGCGATGAGATCATGCTAAACGAAACTGGATTTACACTTTGATCAAAAGGTAAAGCAAAGTTCGATTGATTTCAGACTTTTGTTAAATATTTCATCATTCAACTTTAGCATGACATCATGCAATGAGATCATGCGATGAGGTCATGCTAAACGAAACTGGATTTACACTTTGATCAAAAGGTAAAGCAAGGTTCGATTGATTTTAAATATTTTTATCATAACTTTAGCATGACATCATGCGATGAGCTAATGCGATATGAGCGCTCAATTGATTTAGACTTTTGTTAAATATTTCATCATTCTAAGTATGACATCATGCTATGACATCATGCTATGAGATCATGCTAAACGAAACTGGATTTACACTTTGATCAAAAGGTAAAGCAAGGTTCGACAGTTTTTATATTGATTCTTGCAATAGTTTGTCGTGGGCCGTTTGACGAGCTAAATACTCATTGTATTTGTGCTCAATGTTTGAAACGATATTGTGTAGAGTGATGACTTTCTGTTTGTACTCAAAATTGAGCGTCCATTTTTTCACTTCGGTAACTTTATAATACGTATCTTTTAAGGCTTCAACAACGCTGCTGGCTGTGGTGAACTCCATCATTGCACATTTTGATTTTTTTTGGCACAAAATTGTTCCGTTTATAGTGCCGTATTTTGAAAAATAATTCTCTAAAGATTCTATTGTCCGCAATTTGTCGTCCTCCCAACTGATTAAAATTCTGTTCAAGGAGGACGGTCGTTTTGCGGGTACAATGTTTGTCAATTTAGATAGGCCGTAATTAACAGCATTTTCTAGGTATTCGCCAGTCAAAAATTGTTCGTACATGTCTACCAATTGTTTAAACGTGTCATCTGCTCCTTTAATTTTTTTACCAATTGCTTGTGACACATTCACCACATCCACATACAAATCCGAGTATTTATGCGTTAAATAAGTGTTGTATTTAAGCTTAGATTGCCTATTTTGTAAAACCGAATAGCCATAATCTATGACGGATTCAATTGTTTTACGATCGTTGTGTTCAAACATGGAATCTGGCCAAACATTTAACATTTTTTTGATTTGATCGTAGTGCAAAATTAACCGATTCATGTAGCCACTATCGCTTTGTTTCAAATTAAACAAAGTGTAAAAATCATTGGAGAATAGATTAATGTAAAGTAAATAATCATAATCGAACTTGGTTTTTTTCAAAGTTGACACAGGTTTGTTTGGAGTAGATGTTACGTCGTCGTTGTCGTCAGCTTCATCTTTTAGCAATAACATGTTATCCTCGTTTATGTATGATTCGCTTGGTCTTTTTCGGATTATTTTAGGTGTTTCAATTTTCGATTCTAACGATGATATCAAAGTGTCTTCAGGTTGAGCAACATCCATTTCTACAGGTACAGTTGGTTCTGTGGTGGAACTAATTTCATTCTCTTGCTCCATACTAACCGTCTGCGGCAATGGTGGTCGTGCTACCGGTGTCACAGTGATACGTTTGCGCCCGTACAATTTTGTGCTGCGTGCATTCGGATTGACAACAGATTTCGTAGTTTTTTTGCTTTCATCAGTATTTGAGGGTTGGGGAATTGGTCGGGGTCTAATCGATCTTGCCGCGGAACGTGTTTGCGAACGCGTTGACATTGTGTAAAAATTTCGCTAGTACCGTTTGGAACAGTAAAAATGACGGACGTTATTAAAGATTTCAACAATTTGTACGCAGAATTGGAACAAAAATATTGCTTGCAATTTTTTCTCAATTGCGCAGACAAACAGGACAACGAAACGTCATTAAAGTGTTTGCAAGAACGCAAATCTTACTTATGTTGCGCTGTGGATTCGTGCGGTCGCTGTGTTCTTCATAAATGTGTGCCCGTCATTTTCGGCACCACGCTGGATGCAAAGTTTCGAGCTGGCGACGGCAAAAGCGTGACTGACATTCTTGGCACTTTTATGATTGACGGACGCAACCTCAGTTTTCCTAATATCATGATGAACAACAACATTTTAATACACAATTTTTACGACAAACAGTACAGCAAAAGTTGTAAACGTATGTTTCTCTACGGCAATATGGACGAAGAAAAGAAAATCAATAGAGCAATTCAGTTGGTGTACGACAAACATGAAGATGTCCTGCTAGCGAGAGATGTATACGCACGTGAATATGTTGTAACTCAAGATTTGAACACGGTGCTCGATTTGTATTTGCAGCGCAGCGGTAAATGGGAACCGTTAAATTTCCTCTTCAACTACTCTCCGTATCAAACAAAAACGCTGGTGGAGCAAATAAAAAAAATCATGAAAGTTGACATCAACTATTCGATTGATAGTTTGGCGAACAAGATAATTTACAAACACGATTACTTGTTGTCATTATGTTTTCGATCCGTGTTAAAACAGTATGAAGCATTGAAAATGCAAGAAGAAAATGGTAGCGATTCAAAAAATTTGTCTCATGGTCCGGTAAAGAGGAAAAAATTGCAAACTGTTTTGTATCCCAAAGAGTGTAAAAAAATTGTTGAGACTATCGTCAACGGAAAGTTAATTTACACAGTGTCCAAAACGTTTAGTAAACAGCGAAAAAATTTCATTGTTTACCAAGACAACAGTAGTAATAACAATATCGAAATTAACACGCCTCTACTCAAATATCGTGTTGGTAACGAGGTGGTGCGCATAACAAACGACACTATGCGACAAAACATGCTGATGCAGAAAAATGATTTTGTCAAATATGTGGACAGCTTCTTTCACGGAGAGATGACGGTGGCTGGTAAAAAATTTTTTCTTTGTCGCAATGTCCGTTTGCCCGCTGTCAATTATGAAACGATTAAATCAAAGTTTGAAGAGCTGCTGCACGAAAAATTAATTCGTCCCCTGACTGAAAATGATTTGGAACAGTTAAATGATGATGATAATGATAATGCCGCCGCTAATACTCCAGACAATTGTAGCAACAACAATACCAATTGTGAAAAACCTGCCGTATTGCGTATAACATTTAACGACAGACCGACAATATACTGTTGTGAGCGCGCAGATTTGTACAAAATATTTTATTACGTCAAACGAAACATGTGTCCTATAGAAATGAAACTCAATTCAAATATATTGTTTGTGAATCACCACGAAGGCATGATATGTCTGAAACGTACTGTTCGAATAACAAAGGCAAACGTTACAATTGCCGTATTATTGACTCCGTACGAATATCACAATAATGAGGCCCTATTGCGTATCACCGACGATATAGGCGTCGTGGAGGAAAACGATACAGTGACATGTTTAATGTCAAAACTGGTGCAATACTATTACAAAAATTACACAAATATATTTAGAACGGTGCCGGTGCCCAAACTGATTGTGTCATTGACCAACTTGAAAAATGCCATGCCTGTGATTACTTACAGCGAAGGATACAATTTCGTGGACGATTTACCGCAGGGAAACAGTGTAATTGTAGCGCCGCACATACGTATGAACAACAAAATGTTTAAACTGTGGACACTGGTTCGCGACCACCGTTTGATGACGGCCGAAGATCCGTACATTCCGGACAATAAACTTCCGATACGTTTGTTCAACAATAAAATTAACAAACTAAAGGGAAAATTGGTGTATGGCAAAAACGAAACTCCATCTGTAAAATTTAACGCTAGTGAGAACTTTAATTGCATAAATGTGGCGGGCGGCAATGTTCTGCACATGGCCGGCGTTATTGTGTCCAATGTGAAAATTGCCTGGATATACGATGGAAAAAGATACAAGATTGAGACGTGTCGCAACAAGAACTTTTACGTGTTCAAAATTTACGTCTACTTCAGGCAGTTGTTGAATCAAACGGTAGAGAAGATAAATTCCGTCTTGAACGTGTTTAATGATACCGTGTACCTCAAATTGACCATGGTGACGAGCACAAACGATTTGCAAGGTGTAAAAATTTGCGGAATACACGGTCAAAAAGGTGTAATGAATGGCAGCGAGGATCTGACGGAATGGATGAGTGAAGATGGTACTTGCGCGCAAATTTGCCTCTCGCCCATTTCCTTTTTGTCCAGACAATCCAATTTTGACGATGTGGAGAAAAAGTATGTGGTGCGTGGCGGGTGTTTTAACGATCCTGCAGCTAAACGTTTTCCCATTTTCAATATACCGTACATGTTTTTCAACAACACACCCGACAACATTTACAAGGAATTCATCAAAACGAATCATACGGGCCACGAAAAAATCGAGGGCACTCGACTCGATCAGTGGACTATTAATCAATCGTTTGCCGGCAACCGGATGGCTGAGAGTTTACAGTGTATACGAGGTAGCACAAATTTGCCCGACAATAGCGGGGAATTTCATGTAATGTCCAGTTTAATGCATTGTAACAATACTATTATGTTATAATAAAATTAATATATGAGAAATTTGAGTTTTTATTGCATCATTTAAAAAATGACATCATTCGATCAAACATGACATCATATTTGAATCATCAGGTCGTTGTACTATTTCTCGGAAACCGTTGTTTTTTGTCCTATACTATCGATAGATTCGGCTCATGTAACTCATTGGCAAAGATTCTTTGTTTAAAAGTTGTCGCTTAAACCATCATGTACGACGTTAAAAACGTTTTAATTTGCGAAAAATCAGAATTTGTATCGCGTCTATCGCGTGTTCAACCGTTTGTTGAGTATATGAAAAGTTTAGTGTACAAGTTAGATCAGTGCGGCGAATTGAATCGTGAGGATATAATTTCGTTTTGTTTGGCCGATGACACTGCCGCCTGGGTATGTGGACGCATCGCCGAAGCTAATTTTGTTACTTTTCGCCTGAGCGTAAACTCGTTCAAAAGACAGAGCCCGACACTATTACGAGAGGGTTTTGATCAATCGTTCGAGCAGCAACTGTTTGGCGAGAAATGGTCTAATCTAACGTATTACAACGGCCTCATACTTCCAAACGTAGCATTGAAATTAATCGTTTATTGTGTGAAAAATGTGTGTCAAGAGTTAAATACGACAAACTGTGGCGACCATGCAAAACTGGCGTCGCAACTCCGCAACATTGAATATAGCAACCCGTGTCCACAGCTATCCTATTTCGTACACTTGGACAATGTATTGCGTTCTACCAAATGTGGTGAAAATAGAAACGATTACTCCATTGTTACGGACAATGTGTTTCCAACAGAAACCAACCGCTGCAAAAAAGCGTCGCTACCGCGTGTCACGTCACGAGATTGTCAATGTTTGCGTACCATCATTAAGGCAACCTCGAACGATTTTGTTGAGCAAACAGACGAGTATATACGTTTACTGTTTGATGTGAGACCTTTTGACGTAAACGACTCGTACCACAGATCGTTAGCTGTGCTCGAAGAGTTGATTGAAGAGCCGCACGACGACGCAATTGTGTCAATAAACAGTTGCCAATGCTATGTACAAACAAAATGACACCTGCCAACAGATATGCTCAATGTCACGTGTGCGACGATGTAGTCTATTTGTACAAACGATCCGGCAAAACTTCGATACAATCTAATCGATTTTTTGAAAAACATCTTTGTGTGGTGAAAAATTTAAAAATTTATTGTGTCTCGTGTTACCGACAATATGTACGTTTGAAATGTTAACTACACTTCGGCAATTTTTAGTAAAACTTGACACACAAATGATGTAATCATTAATTTTTTGTCATTGTCCAAAGTGTTACTATGGCGTTTGCACGTTATTACGAGACCAGTACACAACAACTGCCGCAATGTTGCAAATATTTAGCAGACAAGTTAAATTTGTACGGACTCTACTTGCAAAATGTAAACGTCGACCGTTTGTCAAACATTATTGAAAAACAGTTGAAAATCAACGACGAAGGATTCATTTCAGTGTATCATTTGAATGTGGTGTTTGACGTAAACTGTTTGCAAACCGCTACGCCCGTCGAAATAGAGCATTACATCGACGCAACCCGCAAAACACTGAGCGACCATCAAAGATACTTGTTGAAATTGGTAGCGCGCGATAGATGGTACAAAGGCGATTTTAAGCGGTTACATAAAATACTAACCCAAAAAAATGTTTCCAAACTCGTAGATTTTGTGTGCAACACATTATGGGAACGAGGTTATGAAAATCACTACACCCTCGGCCAACAGTTGAGCGTGCGCATCACCACCAAGTTGATTCAGAGTGGATTGGATTTTAAACATCAAACGGGCAAAGAAGAAGAGTGTACCTTTTCGCGGGGCTGGGATAATGTACATTTTGAAAAGTTGATCAACTCTATTTCGTCAATGTCCGATGTGATTAAACGACATCAGTGCAACAGAAAATATATAGTGCTTGAACTGTCACAACATGACGCCGAATCCATTATGCAGTATTTGATTGAACAAAAATTTGCCTTGATACGAAATCGTCTGGTGAGCAATTTGTGCGCCATTGAAATTGATGTTGACAAAAATTCCGTGCTATATTTGAGAAAATTCACCACCTTGTTACAAAAGAAACTGGTCAACGTGTTGTTTGTCACCGATCTCGAATACTATTTGAAACAAAACAACTTTATGTTTTATTTGTACAACTCATTGAAATTGTACTACTACTGCTTGACCAACAAGTTTGTTTTCGAGAAACAAGACTATGAAGTTATATTTTTATTGAATCTGATCGTTTCGCTAGAGTGGCACAACGGCGGCCACCTAAACTCTTTCACGCTGGAAAAATCTGCAATTTACAATCCGCTCGAACTGTCCACGCGCCGTCTGAACAGCATCAAACGAGCGGCGAATCAATCGCGCACCCTGTGCAACGACCACGAAATTAAAATAGATTTCATCAAAGGGAAACGGTTAAAAACTGGAACACACTACGGTCATCGTCTGGTTGAAATATTGTAAAGATGTAATACTAAAAATAATAAACAATCATTACATATAATTTTGTATTTTAATTTCCTCGACTAATACACACACTTTAACATAGCAACTAATACATAGTATTTTAAAAACTAACTACAATTCCACATGAAAAAAACATATCGGTTGGATAGAAACGCTGTACACCTTTTCCGTAATTTTTTGGTTGTTGATCGTTTCGTATTCTTGCTCTTTGCCCACCTTGAAACCTTCCAAAACAGCGTACATGATCATCTTAACGGGTTCAGACATTTTCGATGCGTCGGGTTTGTTGTCGAATGGAAAAATCTCATAGAATCGTTGGCTGGTGAACATGTCGCAGACCACTTGCGTCTGGGTGGCTTTGATTCCATGCTCGTACACTTTTTCGTTGCGGGCGCGTGTTACATCGTAAAACTGTCGAACAAAAGAAGACTCTTTGCTGGCGGGCACGTTGATGAGCACACTGTCTTGCATCTTCACCATCTGGCCTTGCCAATTGTTGTAGCGCACAATGCAGTCCGCCATGATTTGATTGTGTTTCGACATCTCCGACCAGTGAGCTTTGATGAAATATCCGTGTTTTCCGTTACACAATTGCATGGTAACTTCGTCGCAAAAATAAAATTGCATGAGGCCGCCGCGTACGCACCATCCTATTTGATTCACCGTTCGTGGGGGTCTCGCTTTTTCAATGCTAATATTTTTGTCCACGTTTGGATACAGTTTTTGCTTGTACTCGTCCCAATTCAAGTAGCTTTTTAGCGACATTAAAATGTTTGTTAAATCGTTGTGCGGCGTGTCGCAATACACGACAGTTGGATTGCCTCGTTTTAAATTGTAACGAAACTCGTCCAGCCAAGTTTTGTTGCAAACTCTCTTGGTTCGAGGCTCGAACAGACACAACATGTTTTCGTCGTCCGCAGAATCGTCGTCGTTTGCAGTGGTGTCCAGTTCGGAAATCTCCACTGCAGCATCATCATTGTACACGGCCATCTGTTTTGATTGATCATCGTCGTCAAAATTGAGTTTGCGCTTCGCAGCCATGACAAATTATTTTCTTCTGTTTGCCTTTGCTAAACTTTGAATTGACAGCAAAATTGCCAACGTCCAACTGTCTCCTTATTCTTGTTACGTTTGCTATTTATATCGAAATACTGATAAAGGTTTTATCGCTGCCACAAGTTCACAGTTCGTCCGTCATGTTATTTTACCGGACACCACACACACACCCTATCTTTGAATTGGCTGCTTTATCAATAAGATATCGCTTGAAAAATGATTATTTCTTTGTGTAAAGTTACACGTTACAAAATACAGTGGTTACCTGCGCCTTTTTATCGCGCTCTCTACAAATTTGATAAATAATTTTTTCCGTAACCCTCGTTACATCACAATGCGTTGCGCCGGCCTGTTTTTAATCATTGAACCGGACAAAGCAGTATTGTTGTGTGCACGTCGATCTTACGATCGAAACACTTCTTTCAATAGTCACGATGCGTTGCAACGCGCAAATTTTCTCGAAAAAATCTCTATACCGCGAGGCAAGCGCGATGGTCAAGATGTTTTCGATTACGAAACGGCCGTCCGCGAGTTTATCGAAGAAACGGGCACATTTTTCGATGAAGCTGTAATCTATCGCGTTCCCTTTGTATTACAGTGGAACGACCACGGCACAATGTACAAGTACGCCATATATGTGGGCATTCTGCGCGGCATCCTGAAAAACGTTTCGCGCGAACCCAACACGTTTTGTGTCAAGTTGAGCACGGTGTGCACGGAGAAGCCAAACGAATATTCGGTGAACATTGAATCGCGCTCCATCAACAACGAAATGCCGCGTCAACTGTTTATCAGCACACTGACAGATTATTTCAAATACATGAACGACAAACAATTGACCACCTACGACTACAGCAATTACGTGGAGTTTTTCAGTTTTGTCAAACGCGTCAAAAACAAGTTTGATTTCGGTCGTGTCGACGAATTTTTTTTAATATCTTTAAAACTGTTTGAGTCTGCGGACTTGCGCGCCGCCGCCCGATGGAAGGGTCAGCGTTCCAAAATTGTGACCGCAGCGCGACGGGAGCTGCTCAACATTTTGAATCCTGTTGTTTGACTCGCAGCGAAGTGTACGCGCTTGTTAGAGAGGCCATCAACAAGCGCAAACACAACAACGACACTGACGGGGTGTGCGATCATATGGATTCCTCGGGTTTTGAGGCTCAAATTGAATATATAAGGCAAAACTTAAAAAACACCTTCATTATTGCGAATGAAGATCGCGCTAGGTGCAAGCGGATAGATATACATTTGAGACGTTTCAACGAAATTTTCAAGAAACGCAACGTTTTGGAAGAAGAATACCTTCATTGTTTGAGCAGAACCCAAAAACCATAATATGGTCGGCCAAACTGTTAACATGATTGATGTGTATTCTAAATGTGAAACCAGCGCGTACAACAAAACGGATAATGACATCAATGCAGCCAAGATTAAACTATTTGAAAAGAAAAAGATCCCGTACAGAATTTTGGTGGTTGAAGTTTACAATTTTGACAAGAAAATTGTGAAGAAAGGCAAGAAAATGATCACCAACAACAAGTATATTTTGTTCAATAGTTGGTATACGAAAAATCGCAAAAGCCACTGGTTGAGCAGTCACGACATGTGGAATTACATGAAAAACCATGCGTCTTGCAAGCAATTTATAGATATTTTTGATTATATGGAAAAACTGGGCAAAACGGTGAGGGCGTCGACGAAACAGTCGGTGCAAACGTCGTCGATCGACGCTGGCGTAACGTCTTCGGAAACTAGTGGCGATGAACCCGATCAGACGATCACCACCGCCGCCGCAAACGCAGTGGCCGTGGTGCGTCGCAAAAAGTCAGATTTCAGTTTGGACCACATCAAAGAGAGCAACGATAAACGTTTGAAAATGTATGAAGAATTTTACAAGATGCTAACAATTGCTTTTCAAACGGATATCGCGCCACCAAACAGTTTCATTTACGATCAAAAATTTACCCGCTCGTTTATTGAAGCCGGCGTTAAAGTATTCAAGCATGAACTTGCGCGTCTAGAACAAGAGGGCAAGACAACAACTTTGACATCTTCCATTTCAAATACTGACGGCACGGAAGAAATCACCAATGCTTCGCAGGCAACGCCGACAGTCGTGAAATCGCGCAAACGCAAGCAAAGTTTAGCATCCGTGAAGAGACAGAACAAAGTTAAACGCAGCGAAGAAAGTAGAATGGTTAGTGATTCTATGGACGACAGCCAACTATCGGAATAGTTACGACATTGTTAAACAGTTAAAACCGTACAATAAATAAAAACCAAAAAAATTTTGTTTTTTTTGTTCACTCCTCAACAGGTATCAAATCGACGTAACAAGAATCGATACGCACTACTTTGGCTTTAATTTTTGGTTTTTGTAATATATTTTTTTGCTTCTGTTACACATTAGTATGGGTTTGTAGTAAAATCTTGTTGGATGGTCACACACCACGGTAACCAAATGTAACTTGTACAATCGTACCTCATCGATAACAATGCACACTACATCGTCAACGCAAAGCATTGCATATTACAAAAGTGTTTGTTATGCCACCCCGCAAACGCAAAACCAAATGTAAGGTCGACTCCTTTTGAATGTTGTAATCGGAAACGGTCGAACTGTCTTCCAATTGTTTGCCGGCGTATATTAAACGCTGTTGATCGGGTGGTATGCCTTCTTTGTCTTGAATTTTTTGTTTGACCATCTCAATCGAGTCGGACGGTTCCACTTCAAGAGTAATAGACTTGCCGGTCAGAGTTTTTACAAATATCTGCATGGCGTATAAATTAAAAAATTTATTGCTCTTATTAACAAATCACACTTTAGGTGTGTGTGTCATGTAACACAATTCATTATTAGAATTAGGTGTGGGGTACAAAAACGATAGCGATTAGATAAACTACCCAATATAATGTGTAACGCATCAAATTTTCGTTGACATTATTTTGGTATTCGAAGAAAATGGATCTGTTGCCGTACGACATAAAACATTTAATAGTCAACGACTATGTTACAAATGTTTTCGACAAAATCAATGTTTGCCAAGCGCTTTCATTGGATCTGTCCACTTTTGTGCGACAAGAATTGATCGTGGTGGAAAACGTGGTGTACGCTCACGACAATCATGGCGGCGGCGAACACACCATTATTGCTAAACTATTGCCGCCAGACACTTTGGACTACATGACTCGGTATTGCATCTCGTCGAGCGTGGAAATTCTGTATTTCGCCAGTGTAATCAAACCGTTTCGCAGCACCAAACACAAGTCTTTGAAGGAGGTTAGAAAAAAATTTCTCGTCGATTTGAAAGTGTACGAGGAAAGAAAACGTTTTGCTCGCAAGTACAATTCAAGAGCCAGTGAACACAAGTCCAACTGTTTCATACAACTCGAACCTATGAACAATAAAACAGACGTTTGTGATATTTTTTTAAGATTTGCAACTTTTAACTATACTTGCAAAAAAACTACCACGCAACCTGTCAGTTTGTCGTATAACATTTTTCATTATAAAGGACGTTGTCCTTACGTTGTAAAATAAAAAATTTGCTAATACAAGATGGTGTTTTTATTGTTTCTTTGATATGTACGACATAGTATTGTTTGTTTTCTTCTTCAGTATATAAGACTATGGACGAACAAGAATTTAGATCTGATTTGGCCAACTTGACGGCCACCATTTTAAAAGGCGAATGGCCTGATCCTGAAGCGCGACTCGGAGATGTAATAGCCCACATGGCAAAGGAAAACTTGCTGTTGACGCGCAAAAAAACATCAGTGCCCGGATTGAGGGGCGCGTTTGAGTTGTCAAGCGAAGCGCGCGATTACCTAAACGCTTTGCAAACGGAAAAGTTTACGCATTGTCGATTGTGTTACCACATGAACTCAAACAATACTTGTCAGTTTCACAAAAAATACATGTTCAACAAACCGTCGAGCCAGCCCGACAATACAGCTAGTAGCGAGTATGTCGATTTTCTAAACAGCGAAATGGGTATAATTAGCTATGTAGAACTCTATTACACCTACCTAAGTTTGGATTTTTGGAAGTTGACAGCGAAATTTTTGTTTCGAGATTTGACCGGTTTTGATTCGGTCAAATCGTTACTAGAGTATTATAGCTACAATTGTGATGACAGCGCAGACAAGACCAATGTTGAAACTATGGATACGGAATAAAGGTAAATCGTCAAAATGTAAATCTACATGAATTAATAAAAATCTCAACTTGCTGTGATAATAATTTTATTATACAATACATACAATACATACAATAATATAATATCCGAATACATTTCTTGTAGTAGCATGCCAATACGAAACCATCAAAATTCAATCTTTTTAAAATTACATTCAAAGTTTTGGACTGCAATGTCGCGCACCTCGTCGAAAGTTAAATAGTCGCTCGTAAAACGACACATTAACTTGATTAAACCATTGTGTTTGTTATTAATAGCTTTTCTGTTTGTCTTGTTCAAGTTGAATATGTAATGAGTGTGTTTCTTGAAAGTGTTAATTATATCAGACGGAATAATATCCTTTATTACACTCGTGATCCACACGTACTCGTACCCTTTTTTGATTATAGTTATTCGTTCATCATCCTTAGTGGAAAGCAACAAACAATTGTCGTTATCGCCCGCTTCCGCAGACGCTTCCAAATAGTTTTCAATAACGTGAGCGCTTGCACAGCTTTTTCTCACTTTAGTCAAGTTTTTCACCGCAGGCAACGAGTCCTGGTATAAAAGGCGAATTATACTGCCATACTTGTACGTAAAATAGTTACCCTCATTTTTGATTTCTTTCATGTCTTTGCTGTCTTTGCCTTTTAGCCAGTATTTGAGCTCGTTCATGACAACTTCTTTGGCTTCGTCAGAGTTTTCGGGTCGCGTCATTTTTTTAAATTTCAGTCCAGCCGAATGTTTCAACACGTCGTGCACGTACGGTGTCATTTCATATGGCACGTCGTCTTTGGACGCTTCCGGGCGATACAAATTTACTGGCAATCGTGAAAATAGTTCATCTTTGCGCAAATTTTCCGTCATTTCAAGCACTCGTTTGGTTTTCTCTTCGCCCAATGCCGAAAACATCAATATAGTTTTAATTTGAACGTATATCAGATCCAACTGAAACGTGTTTATGAGCAAAGTTTTAAAAACAAAATCTTTTACTTCATTAAAGTAGCATTTTTTTGGATTCTTTTCTTTTTGTCCCAGTAAATCTTCCGAGTTGGGAATTTCAATGTTTAGCGAACGCAACAACTCGTACGATATCAAAAATCTGACTCGATCCAGCGTCAACACCATGACCATGTGGTCAATTTTACTATAGTGTACAGCGTATTCTGTTGTGACCGAAGCTACACAATTGATGTAACTAATCTTGAATTTTTTAGCGGGATCCTTGTGCTTGGACACAATATACATGTAATAGCCTTGATGTGCCATGTACGACGAGAACCGGTAATCGTTTTTTTCAATTTCATCAGCGTCTTTAGTGTCAATCACCTTGGTAGCATACTTGTTGAAGAGCTGAAACGTTTTTGGGTCGACAGCCGGTTCTGTTTTCAATTTCTTACGTTTCTCCAAATCCACACACTGGTCAATTTTATTTTTCTTGTAGCGACCACAATTTTTATTTTGAAAATATACCGCAGCAGCAGACGGCTCCTCATTATCAGCAACACTTTCCTTATCCTCGCTGTCAGCTTCATTATCGTTGTCGCTGTCATTAGCGATGATATCATTAGCGATGATATCATTAGTAACCTTTTTTTCATTATCGCTATCGTCGCTGCTGGTGTACAAAACTTTTTCTTCCTCAGTCACTTTTGACGGTTTAATTACATTGTTGTCCGCCATAGTTTTTTGTTTCTTTGAAGGCACTTTACTACTATTCTTTTTAGGGTTTGCTCTTTTTCTGCTTGGTGGTTGTTCTTTTTTCTTCAAAGTTTTTTTCTGATCTTTATTTTCATTTTTGGTCACTTTTTTCAACATTGAAATTTGTTTTCCTTTTCCGTATAGGGGCATGGCGTGATGCGTTGTTCGCTCCGTTTGATCAACTGTTGTTGCGGCGGACGACGGAGATTTAAACTTTAACAAATCTCCAATTTCATTTTTTTTCATATTCATTATGTTGATTTCTTCTTTGCTAATAAGCGAATCCGTTTCGTGGGACACAATATCAACCATTTCTGCCATTTGTTGAGGTGTAATGTTTAAATCATAACTATTGCCAACAAAGTTATCCGTCACATGTTCAAAATCGCTTTGACTTGTTCCAACAACTTGGCAATAATTTAAATTATCCTCACCATTGTTGTTGAAATACATTGCGTTGTCGTACAGCAGCGAGTTGCGGTCCGGTGTCAAAGAGTTCTTGTTTACATAAGGATTTGCAGGTTCCGTGTAGGCGTAGGCGGTAAAACGGGGCTCCTCCATAGCGTTTTGCAACTGGCTCCAAGTTGACGACGTGTTGCCACCGTACTGAAACAAAAACAAAAATGTTTATCAATTTATACCAACCTGCCGCCGATGATAACAAACCGCTAATCACATTTATATCGCCAAGTAGTATTAACGCTATCACAAGCTTTATCTACAGCTACGTGGCTTCAACTGGTGCGGTCACGTCGTCGTCACACACTACCACAAAATTAGTTAGTGGTTACGAAAAAAAAATGTACCGAAAGGTGTCCTTTTCTTTGAGCATAGTTAATAATAGCAATGATGACAGCGCCAACGACGGTTACGTAATTAGCTGTGTGCGATTGCCGTACATTTCGATGGGCTTGCTTAAAAATGTTCGCTTTGAACTACCTCTCGGGGTGATTGTCGTGCAACTGGAAACTATGGGCGTACCACAGGTTTGGCACGTTTTCGGAGTGCGCAAACGGCGCGAGCCTCCAACTTTCAAAAAAATAATCGGCGTGACCGTCAATGAAAATGGTCACGATGTTTTCTATGCGAAAGAATTGATTAATTTGCGAGGTAATGTGCCTTCGGCATTTCTATCTTTTGTCGCCAAACACACAAACACTATGCAACAAGACATTGAAATTATCAACTTTGCTTACGCGCACGTTCGAGTGAATCACAATTGCGCCCGTATAATTACAAAATCCTAACCGTAACAAAATGAGCTAGTTCCTTTATAACAATAAACTTTTTGTTTGAACATCCACGCAACCGTCAATTAAATCGTTTGTGACACAGGAATATTGTAAAATGTCAAATTGTAGCTGTGGCGGACAAAACAAATGAACCTTGTCCGGACACAAATAATAGGCGTTGCAATCGAATGGATCGGGCGCAAACCCGTAATAGCCTTTTGGACAAATTTTGTCGTTATTCAGACCCAAATGCATATTTTTCATTCGGTGAAAAACAAATAATTTGACAAGAATAAAAAACACTACTAGAAACCACATATTGTATCATAAAAATGTACGTTTATTGATCAAGCACCGCTGCTGCTAATATTGTAGTTTAAAATACCAAACGATTTGCTGCTGTTTGACTTGTACGTATCGGAATCTTCTATTGTAAACTTAAATTTACTCATGAGTAGATTTTCAAAAGTCATTGTTGCGCTCACTCTACACTTGGTCACAAATGTTTTGTGATCCAACAACGATTGGGCATAATTAACGGGTCCAAAGTTTTTGAAAATATAATAATGACAATATGCGTGCTCCACCACCATAAGTAGCGTCAAATAACGTGTCACTTCGACTTCATTCAATTTAATGTCGCTATCAATATCCATTTCCTGGCCGGCGGCGCGCAACTGATTGCTCTTTTTACCCGAATTACTGAAGGCTTTCATCATTTTTATTTGGTTTTGTTCTTTTATAATGTGATCCATACACATGTCCGTGTCAAACTGTCGTTCTAGCATTTTCATTATACTAATTCTGTCGATGTAGCACGTAAATACATCGTTTTCATTCTGCGAAAACACGATCGGTTCGCCGGGAATCGTATTGTCCCGCCGCTCCACCACCACAAACTCCATACGACCATCAAAATTATTAATCATCGCATGCACACGATTGTGTACAAAACCGAGCGAAGCCAAAATTACGGTAATTATCTCGCTTTGCGCGTTTCTATCGCGAAAAATTGTAATCAACGGTTGTGTCAACTTTAACGTATTCAACATGGCCATATACTTTACTAGTATCATTTTTACGTGCAAATTATTAAAATCCTCTTTGCTATTTATGTTTTTTGCGTCAAATTCCGTCAAATCGTAATCGCGACTCAGTTTTTCTTTACCGTGTATTATTTCCGTGACTGTACGCATTTTGGGTGCTACACATTTGAATCGTTTCATTTTGGCGCGCCTCAAATATCTCTCCGCACTAAACAAAGAAACCTCAACCGCTCTTAATAATAAGTGACTAAGAGTCTGGTAATATTGCTGAAAAACACTGTCCCTACAACATTGTTCGTTGTGCTGTGTTCACGAAGGGATTGGCGCGCATTGTTGCATTCAAGGGATTTGTAAATCCAATCGTTCCGGCGGCTGGCGTTGCTGCTGCTCCACCACTACTTTGACCGTTGCTGCTCGACTGAAACAGCATTACCAATAAAATAATAATGACTAGCGCAATGAGTATAGACATTAAAGTTGCCGTGTTAAACAGCGTCGGATTGCTGTTAATAAACCGACCTGCCGGATTGGTGTTCATCATGTCATCCATGTCGGCGTCTGCGTTTTACCAAATCTAATTTAAAAATTACTTCTTATAATCTCCAAACTGCGATCGATTAGGTCCGGCGTTATCATTAATTTTATGAGAGTGTTATAGACCCACGCGTTTTTCAATTCGTTTAAAGATTTAAATGTACTTTCGTAATCGCCTCTTATTAAAATAAAAGCAGGCACATTGGCGCCGAAAAATTGCTTGCACAAATAGAGTTTATTCGTTTTATCAACTACGTACGACTCTGATTTTAAACGATACGGAGGTGAATGTTGCACGTACGGGATTAGAGCGGGTGTAAACTCAATAGATTCCGTCGCTCCGAATAAACTGTTGTTCATCAAAATGGCTACACAGTGCGGCACATAGAAGGCATTCAACGTTCCTTTGATTTGGATCATGTTGTCGTGTTTCATAATGTGCGCCGGCTCGTTTTGACGCGTAAAAGGAAAACGAGTGTTGGGGTCTATTTTGATGTTGAGTTTCCGATACTTGTTCACCGCGTACCGATCGACCACAATTTCGTTGTAAGAATTATATTGTTCCGGCGATGTTTGAACGTGTTCACTAAATTTTGTTACAAATTTCAAGAGTGACGTTTCCGTCATATACTCGCCGAGCAATTCCAAAAGGTCGTCGGTAAAAACACCGTCGTATATGTAGTCGCGTTGGATAAATTTGATGTACGCCGAATGGCTGTCGAGTTCCGAGCGCAGTTCATTAAACAAAACGTTCGGCTTGCGTGTCACAAATTTTTTGCTGTTGATAATTTTATAGTTTGTACGAAACAGCGGCAAACCTTTGTGAAAGTTGCGCAACTGGTAGTCGTCCGTGTTGGCAAACACTACATTATTGTCAATAAAGTGTCGCGCCATCAAATCTCCAATCAAGTATAAACGAAACGATTGGTCCCCTGTTGCGTATGGTTTGGGCGCCGCGCACATGCGTACCCCGCACCAGTCCAAAAAAGAATCTTCAAAGATGTAGCCAATCTCCCCGTCCAACAAACAATGCCGATCGCTATTGCTGACAAATTTTTTGTCCGGCAAAACTTTGGAGAATTCTCTGTAGAGCATGACACGAAATTGGGAAGGATCTTTGACGAAAAAATTGGTGGCATAGATGGCGGTGTCCGGTCGCACATATATTTTGTCGTCAAACATCAAAATGTCCATGTTGTTTTTCTGGCAAATAAATTTAAATTGAGGTTTAATGTATCTAAACATGTCCACATTTCGATCAAATATTAAATTTTTCAATTTGAGATTGGACAAGTAGTCGAGGTACCGCAATAAATCGGCCTCGTTCAACATATCGAATCGGTTGCGCAAAAACAACGAAACGAAGGGTTTTGATTCGGCAGACAAACCGTCATAGTCGGACAGGTTAAAATAGCTCGCCAAAAAAAGATATTTAAATTGATTGAAATCAATGGAAACTTTTTCGGCCACAACACTCATATTTGAACAAACGTTTAAACAACACTTATAACTTATTTCGTTTTCTGTAGCAATGTTACGACTCTACAGGTGATGGTGTATTTTGTAATTATTCTTCAGCTACACTACATCATTTTTGGTGTCGTACGCGTGTTTAGCAGTTTTAAAACTAGTTTTGCAAACGGGACAAACAGGGTAGCGAGTGCAATGCTGCCAAAGTTGCGCGTAGCACAAACCGCATATTGAAAAACCGCAGCACTCGTTGGGTTTCAAAAAATGTTTTTCACGTGACGTCTCTTGACAAATATTACATTCGTAAATCTGGGGTTCGCTAAAAACGAGCATTGCATCTAATTTTTTTTGAAACCGCTTGACTGTCTCCATCTGGTGGTGGCCTTGTTCAATAATTTTAGCGATACTTTGTAAACTTTTTTCAACCGTTTGCTTGCAACAAAAATCATTTTCGAAATATTTCAATACTATAGTCAATTGCCTGCAATACGGAGCAAATATGTACAGGCAAAACTGAAATTGTGGCATGATACTCATTAGAACGATCACTTTTATCACATTGCCCACTGTTTGAATTAAATGATGAAGACACTGACCGTCATCGATACTAAGAATTACGTCGTCGTCAGCCTTTCTAAAACTGAGTACTCGGTCAACTGGCGCATTGTACGTTTGAATGTAATATTTCTCAATGAGTTTAAACACATCCATTTTAACGTTGTAATGACTCTGTATATTTAGAGCCACATCATCCCCGTAATTTTCGTTATTCAGCACAAATCCGGTCATTACCTGATCCTCCAACAAGGAAGCTGCATCGGCGGCTTCATCGCGATCATGTTTGTCGTTCAATTTAGCGGTGTAATTTTCCATTAACGAGACCGTTTCCATCGCCGCCACCGACATGTCACTTTGTGTTTCTTATTTAAAAACACGAACGAGCGATCTTGTCGAACCGTAAGACAAAATGAAATCCAAGATCAATTTCGCGGACTTTATATAGTTGATCATTAAAAATTATCCTGCTATTAGTATTCTGAGCACTCGTATCATCTTCCTGTTTCGTAAATTATTGTTCATTGTTTGTCACAAGTAAGGACGTGACGATTAAAAAATCTACGCATGCGCAACAAAACTATACCATGAATACATTTTAATTAATTGAACGTATATAAAGTGACAAACCGGCTTCCAAACAGTTCATTCTCGCTGGTAGTGTGGCAAGGCAAGAGTTGTCTGTCACGAGAAACGTTTATGTTCGCCAACATGATTCGAAAATTTGCGTTTGTGCGAGACGACAAAATTAAAAATGCTTCCGACTACGACGAAGACAGCCAATTGTACGGCTTTGATATAGACAACCCTGTCTTTGGCAGCGCGCCCATCGATTTGCGTCCCTATTTTTTGAACAAACAAATTTTGCTTTTAATGATGGGCATACTGAAATATGCCCGCAACTACATTAGCTCTGCTTACTCTTTGAACGATTGCAAAATGATGAATTGCGACAAGCTTAAGAAAAGCAAAAGTCTCGAGTGTGTAAATGCGTGCGACAACTGTAACGAAAATTTTTGCGACATGCCACAACCGGTCGAATTGTATTTGGAAATTGACGAAAAGCATTTGCTGGAAACATCCGATTTGAGTAGACAATCAAAATATCGTATGGTGTGTCGAGTGTGCGCTAGAAAACGACAACAAAGTCAGCAAACAGCAAAACCGTTTGCAACATTCCAGTTGTTTCCTTGTCTCACCATGGAAACTGCGGAACAATTGTGCGTTTTTTCCTTTGTCACCAAATATTTGTTTCCCGTCGACCTAAGTTACACTACAAACGAATGTGTTCTGCCAAAACGCGATGAGTTGCAGTTCAACGTGTACGAATCGTTTAAAGACGCTCTACTGGCCAAAAGTGTCAACGAACAAATCACTAAAATATCAGTGGTCACGTACGAAGAAACTCTGCTCAGCGAAACTCTGGACGGCTGTCATTTAAAGTATGAAAATGGAAAAATTGTGCTTGGTTTTGAACCGGAACACAGCCGTATGTTACAATTCGTCAAAACTCACAAATTCAACAAAAACTTGTCCTATTTCTATTATGTCTACAAACGAGTTTATAAAACGTTTGACTGTGATTACGTTTTGTATTTTTGTAAACCGTATTTTACTGAACCAGTTAGATGCAAAAAATGTAAAAACAAGTACCTCAAAAATAACAAAGACAAACTCATTTTGTATTGTAGTCGTTGCGGTTTTGTTAACCGTTTAAACTTGGTGGGCGACGACGCAATTCCTAAAAATGTGAAGTTTCAAGCTGCCTGTGTAAAAGTATATAAAACAAAACGTTATTGTATTGTATATTACGATTGCTCTCTAAAATAAACTTGTTTAATACAAAAAAATTGTTTTACTACTTTTAGGAACCAACCCAACCTTGCTTTACCTTTTGATCAAAGTGTAAATCCAGTTTCGTTTAGCATGATCTCATCGCATTAGCTCATCGCATTAGCTCATCGCATGATGTCATGCTAAAGTTGGATGATCTCATCGCATGATCTCATCGCATGATGTCATGCTAAAGTTGGATGATGAAATATTTAACAATAGTCTGAATCGATCGAACCTTGCTTTACCTTTTGATCAAAGTGTAAATCCAGTTTCGTTTAGCATGATCTCATCGCATTAGCTCATCGCATGATCTCATCGCATTAGCTCATCGCATGATCTCATCGCATGATGTCATGCTAAAGTTGGATGATGAAATATTTAACAATAGTCTGAATCGATCGAACCTTGCTTTACCTTTTGATCAAAGTGTAAATCCAGTTTCGTTTAGCATGATCTCATCGCATTAGCTCATCGCATGATCTCATCGCATTAGCTCATCGCATGATCTCATCGCATGATGTCATGCTAAAGTTGGATGATGAAATATTTAACAAAAGTCTAATTTAATCGAACCTTGCTTTACCTTTTGATCAAAGTGTAAATCCAGTTTCGTTTAGCATGATCTCATCGCATGATGTCATGCGAAAGTTGGATGATGAAATACTTGGAAGTAAATTTGTTGTTAATGTAGCAGACTCGCTACAAGTCATTACATAAGCTGAACGAACAAAAAATGGCAACTTTAACCACCACAGATTTGACGAATGCGAGCCGCTATGCAGTACACCGACACAGGTTGAACTTTATACCAAAGTGGCGCGCTCGCTTTCCCAACATTTTGATCGATTACGAGATCCGACCGGCCACCAACGACGATTACTATGTTCCGCCATTGTTGAAAGATGTAGCCGTTGCAGTTAAACTGACGTTTAGTAAACGCGGTTGTGAAAGTATGTCTTGTTACCCGTTCACCGAGACGGAACCCATCGACTACAGTACAAAATTTGGCTACACGCAAACGTCGGAGACGGCGGTGGGCTATGCGCAGCCTGCTTGTTACCATTTGGACAGAGCTGCGGCGACCAGAACAGGAGCCGAAAATGAGGTACAAGCGCCCGAGTTGCGTTACACAACCGCCAACGGCTGTATTCTCGCCGACACGCTATCAAAAATGTACTTTAACTCGCCGTATTTGCGCACTGAAGAACATTTAATATCGGGCGTCGACGACGTGCCCGGTTTCAATGTCCATCCCAATGCGGATCCGTTGTTTCCCGAAATGTTTCGCGGCGAGTTTAATCAAGCGTATTGCAGACGCTTTGGTCGTACTTTAACAAACGGCGGTTGTTCTATGCAATGGTGGGAGAGTGTTATAGGGTTCGTGTTGGGTGATACCATTTACACTACATTTAAACTGGCCGCAAACAATATTTTTAGCGAGTTGCGCAATTTTGACTATACACGTCCGTCGCCCGATTTACCCGCCAAACCGACGGCTGATGCTGATTTACTTTTGGCCAATTGGCTGGCGGTGCGCGACCCTAAAGTGGACGTTACATATGAAAGTAAATTTTCCGATTTCGCCCAGCTGGTCGAATTAAATATAGACGAAAGAACACGAATTAAATACACAGCAGAATTGGGATTCGAAAAATTACCGTTCTCAAGGGAATTGCACTATCGATCGCGAAACAATACCCTTCCCGTAGCCGCATCAAATTTTAACGTCAACGAAGATGATTTGAAATTTATCATTAGCCAATTTATGGAGGATTATTCACTTTTGATAGGATTATGGGTCAGCAGCGGTTTCGATAACGTAATTGACGCAATGAAATACATGTTGAGAAAAATAAACGCCAGCCTAATTCCGGCGATGAAACGCGTTCTATTGAACACATCTAAAAGGATCACCGTAAAATTGCTGGGAGAATCGTATAAAGCGGCCGTTGTGCATCAATTCAATCGAATCGCCATCAAATCTATATCTGCGGCAGCCAAGGCTATGAGTAAAATTGCAATTCAAGCAGCATCGGTGGTGGGTGTAATACTTATTTTGCTCACACTTGCCGATTTAGTGCTAGCGTTTTGGGATCCGTTCGGCTACAGCAATATGTTTCCGCGCCAGTTTCCCGACGACATGTCAAACTCTTTTTTGGCTGCCTATTTTGATACGTTTGGCGAAACGCGCGACATTGTTCAATTTTTGCCAGAATTTTTTGATGAGTTTGTGGAGGACGACGACAGCGCTATATTGGACAGTTTTTTGTACATTCTCGACTATGTGTCGGCACTCGAAGTAAACTCAAACGGTCAGCTGCTAAATCTAGAGGAAAGCGAAACTATTGAGGATTTTGACGAAAGCACGCTGGTGGGAAGTGCGCTTGCTTCAAGTTCCCTGTACACCAGACTAGATTTTTTGCAATACACCCAACGACACAATGACTTGTTGTTTGAGGGCGTGGACGACGACCGCACAAACACCGTATTAGCAGGATTGTTTGCTTTGTGCGCATTAGTAGCGCTACCATTGAACCAAAAAGTGAAAAATTACAACGTTACGTTCATTTTTATCTTTTTTGTTTTAATGACAATATTTTTTATTGTAAAAAATTCACTCATCTATTACTTGCGTTTGCGGGAAGCGACCAAAGGCGCACGTCCTGAATGGTATCATAATTTGTACGATTGACGTTGCTAAACGAAACTGGATTTACACTTTGATCAAAAGGTAAAGCAAGGTTTGATTTCATTTGGTTGACTAAAAATGTAAAAGCTGGCTCCATTGCGTACCCTGAATACAAGGGTACCATGACTCATGCGATGAGATCATGCTAAACGAAACTGGATTTACACTTTGATCAAAAGGTAAAGCAAGGTTCGATTGATTCAGACTTTTGTAAAATATTTCATCATCCAACTTTAGCATGACATCATGCGATGAGATCATGCGATGAGATCATGCTAAACGAAACTGGATTTACACTTTGATCAAAAGGTAAAGCAAGGTTCGATTGATTCAGACTTTTGTAAAATATTTCATCATCCAACTTTAGCATGACATCATGCGATGAGCTAATGCGATGAGATCATGCTAAACGAAACTGGATTTACACTTTGATCAAAAGGTAAAGCAAGGTTCGATTGATTCAGACTTTTGTAAAATATTTCATCATTTAACTTTAGCATGACATCATGCGATGAGATCATGCGATGAGATCATGCTAAACGAAACTGGATTTACACTTTGATCAAAAGGTAAAGCAAGGTTCGATTGATTCAGACTTTTGTAAAATATTTCATCATTTAACTTTAGCATGACATCATGCGATGAGATCATGCGATGAGATCATGCTAAACGAAACTGGATTTACACTTTGATCAAAAGGTAAAGCAAGGTTCGATTGATTCAGACTTTTGTAAAATATTTCATCATCCAACTTTAGCATGACATCATGCGATGAGATCATGCTAAACGAAACTGGATTTACACTTTGATCAAAAGGTAAAGCAAGGTTCGATCGATTACAGACTTTTGTAAAATATTTCATCATCCAACTTTGGCATGACATCATGCGATGAGATCATGCGATGAGCTAATGCGATGAGATCATGCTAAACGAAACTGGATTTACACTTTGATCAAAAGGTAAAGCAAGGTTCGATTAAAATTAATTATATCTAGTATCACTGTCAAATTAAAGTCGGAAAAAATTGCTCGTGTATTTACGAATTGTGCTCCAATAAAATGTTTAAAAAATTGAAAACTGAACATGTCGCAGTCGACACTAGAAACAACTGTTCCAACGACGACGACGACGAGGATTTAATCGTGTTTGATGAAACACAACTGCAAAAAAACCACAAAGACCAGTTAATAACATGGCAAGATAAATTTATTAACAAATTACAATGTGAAAACAATGTGTTGAAGGTTGTTGCTTCGAGTGCCTTTTTGAACAAGGTACACGAATGTCTTGCACCTATAATGCGATGCGTCAAATATGAAGACAACATGCAGCTTGTGTACAAGAGAACGACTCGCGCTACCAATTACAATACGTATCATGTTGAAAAACAGTTTTTGGACGGCAACAATACATTTAAAACGCAAAATGTGTACATATTTGAAAGTGTTACGGTGGAACGGTGCCGCGGCAGTTTTGGGGAATATTTAACCATACGTTGGCCCGGCATACACAAAATCAATTGCCTGTACGCTCAAGCACTACGAAAACACTTCAACAATCCGGTGTGCTTAAAAACCAACATTAACTTGACTATACCGAATGGAGAAAAAAATCCTTTGGCCAAGTCTGTGTTTGTTAGAAAATTTTTTGACGTGGATCGAAACAAAAATTCCGTCATGTATATGACCGGTTGCGTCCCTAACGCAGCTCCAGTCGAGGTGACCCCCTTTACGGTTTCAATGTTCGACAATGTTTTCAAGTTGCGCAATCGCGACACAAGTAATTTATCAGTACAAAAGGGTGATCCGATTGAAGCGAGCGCTTCCGTCGACAGCATTATTTCTTTACAAATGGTGATGGGCGCTGTTATTGAAGGCGTTAAAGAATACAAAAGTGGTGTCAAGTTGCAGAACAACACAAATAATAAGGCGGTTGAGATAAATTCGTTTGTTTTGGCAGTAAAACCAATGATTTTTATTAAATTACAATAGACAACGAGTGCACAAAAATCCCAATGATGGAAGCAGCGGCGTTTGTGTGCTACTACAATGGTGGAAATGTCAGTAAACGTTTTAGCAGAGAATTTTTATTTTTTGTCTTGAACAGTAGTTTGATCAATCATCACGTTCTTTGGGAGCAAAGCAGTCGAAAACGATTAGCGATCACATCGCGCGCCATGGCCGACCAGTTAATGCAGATAAATCGACAAGTTTATTGGCCCAACGGAGAATTGTTTCAGTGTAAAATAGTTTCAAACACCAACTATCGAGATAATAATCATTTGGATCAACGACACCCTCGTCATTATCGACAATATATTGACTCAACTCGTCGTGGATCTTTGCATCATCAACGGCGCTGGTGTGGTATTGACAACTTGGCCAATTTGAAAAAGTGGAAACAGCAAAACCAACATGAACGACCACAACATTATCGGCGTCGTCGTTGCTTTTCTACTTTGGAGCCACACTCCATTGTTGTAGCAGAAAATTGTGCATCTATATTGTCAAAACAACAACCACAAGAACAAGTTGTTGACGAAATGAAAAAGGAAACAGTAAATGAGAATGCAATTGAAGACCCTAGTGACACTATGGTGGAACAACTTCCTAAGACACATAAAACTGCAACATCTACTTTAGATTTTGACTGGTACACTGACGCTTTTGTAGATGTTCAATTGTACGAAGACGAGGATGACGAACAAGATGATATTAACAAAAATACGATGGAAACAAAAGAAATTGAAATAATGGTTTAACATTAGAGGTTTAGCATAAAAGATTAACATAGAGGTTCATAAAGTTTTAATAAAACAAAATTGTACTTTAACATACATGTATTTTATTTTAAACCTATTGCAACATTAGAATTTTTCCACACCAAAAGTAAGAAATTTGGTCCTCAAGTTGCGCAGTTCCTGGTCTATTCGTGCCAATTCCTTTTGATCTTTGGTGATTTTCTTCAATCTTTCGAGGTGTGACGTTTGTATTTCCAATTGCCGCTTTGCCTGCAAAACTTGATTGTATTGACGACGCACATCACCGTCGCTTTTTCCATACGTTTGGTTGTAGTAGGAGGGCATTTTGTAATTAAAATTGACACTGCCACAGATGAGTTTGATTTGACAAAAAATTGTGTCGCTCCACTTTATATATAGTATTTATCTAGTAAAATGACCTTTAGTATCGAACAGGTTCGAGAATAAATTAATAACAGCCGGTTTGATAGCCTTTACACTTGATTAAGTTGGATGATAAAATCTTTGGAAAAAAAATTTGAATTAATCGAACCTTGCTTTACCTTTTGATCAAAGTGTAAATCCAGTTTCGTTTAGCATGATCTCATCGCATGATGTCATGCTAAAGTTGGATGATGAAATTGTCATGCTAAAGTTGGATGATGAAATATTTTACAAAAGTCTGAATCAATCGAACCTTGCTTTACCTTTTGATCAAAGTGTAAATCCAGTTTCGTTTAGCATGATCTCATCGCATTAGCTCATCGCATGATGTCATGCTATAGTTGGATGATGAAATATTTAACAAAAGTCTGAAATCAATCGAACCTTGCTTTACCTTTTGATCAAAGTGTAAATCCAGTTTCGTTTAGCATGATCTCATCGCATGATCTCATTGCATGATGTCATGCTAAAGTTGGATGATGAAATATTTAACAAAAGTCTGAATCAATCGAACCTTGCTTTACCTTTTGATCAAAGTGTAAATCCAGTTTCGTTTAGCATGATCTCATTGCATGACGTAAGCCATATATATATATATGATTTCATTGCATGATGTCATTTAAATGAACTTTGCTTTACCTTTTGATCAAAGTGTAAATCCAGTTTCGTTTAGTAAAATGTCATGCCGGTAATAATTTTTTTAGTATATTAAGTGTGTATGATATTATTCTAAAATGTGTCAGTATCAATTGCTTGTAGCGAGTTTGCTAGTTATAAACTTTTCACCAAACGTTTTAGCGTCAAATCTAAGCTTTAATGATTCTGCCATAAACAATGTGCGCTACACTATTGATCACTTGACTAAAACTATTGATATTCACAATGTAAACGATTCGAACGTAAATATTGTAATAGTGCCGCCTCACAGTGTGGCAAGTCGAAGGGAACACAATTTGGACAACTTTCATCAGTTTCCCGGTGTGGCGAGCGACATTGTTTTTTCTGGCGTCAAAAAAAATGACGTTATTCATGTGTTGCTCAGTAACGGTGTCTTGTATAGAACCACATCTGATCGTGTGTACACCAATTTTCATGTGGACAAACATCGCATGATATATGGTCAACTGCCTACATTTGCCACAGACGATTTTAGTTTAGCCGACAAAATTTACATTGGAGCACCGATATTTCGCAACGGAAAACTAGCATCTGTTATTACATGTCGTTTTGACGACTACAAAAACGGTCTAGTTTTGTTCCCGGTGAGCGGTGTGCGCACCCAAGATTTGGTGTCGGGACAAATTCATTTCGATGAAAGCGTTTTTGTGAAAAAACTCCTCCCCGACATGTCGGTGTACGGTCGCAAACAGCTTCCTTACCGTCAAAACAATGATCTTCAAAACCATACGTCCACGTTAAATGTAAAACGATTTGCATTGGCAGCCACCAACAATAGACAAATGTACAGAGATTGGCCTCGTAGCGTGGTAGTTTTTTACAATGATCGTAACATATTCATTTCTTTGGTCGAGGGAGAGTTTGAAATCAACAGGGTTAGATTCAGCGGTCCTTTAATAGAACCGCAACAATAAAAGTAAAAAATAAGTATTATCTAAAAACTATTGTGTATATCGAATTAAGCATGGCTTCTCAAAATATTTTGTTGGTTATTCGAGAGGATGTTAAAGAGCTCGACACTAAAGTGACGGCTTTGCAAACACAGCTAACAGAATTACAGTCGAACGTGCCCGACATAACTAATATTGAGGAAAAACTGGACGCTCAGACGACAATTTTAACCACATTGCAGAGCACAATCGATGCCATTCAAGATATCCTCAGCCCTGTAATACCAGATTTGCCTAATATAAGACAAACTAAAACTACTATTGTAAAAAAGTAAACTCAAAAACTTTTTTGTAATATAATTTATTGCACACATATATATATTTAACATACTTCAGAGTCTGAGCTACAACTCTGCCCGTACGTATTGTTGACAGAAAATATTCTATTTGTAACCGCGACAAAATCTTGAATCTTCAATTTATTGTTATTTATTTCATTAAGTAAATGTTTGTTTTGCAGTTGTAGTTTCTTCAATTTTTTTTCTTCGTTTTTAATTTTATGTTTTATCCTTTGCAAACGTTCCATTTTGAGAGCAAATTTACTGTTCATAATTTTCAAGTCGCAACGAAATTTTTTTGCCAAAAAGCTATTTAAATCTAAATTCGAGTCATTGTTTATTTGCGCCAAAACAAAATCTAAAACGCGCACCTGAACTGTCGTTTTCGTATTGCCATTCACGTGCACAAATCCAACTTTCACAATTCTACTGCGACACACTGGACAATGAAAACTGGAAGTAATCTCATTTTGCGGCGTTAAAATCAGTTTAACAGCGCAAAGCATGCACAAAGAGTGGGCACATCTTATCTCCACAAAAGGCAAAGTAATAAAATTATCGTCGCTTTGTGTCGGCACGCTGGTTTTAGAAAAGCATACAGCACATATTAGCACTGCGCACTCTTCTTCTTCTTCAAAGTTCAAGTTTGATGGGTCGAACGTGGGCGATTTCGATCGTGGCGTAGGGTGACAAGCGGCTACAACAGCGGGCGTCGACGATACTGCAACACGATTACGGCCACTACTTGCTTCACCGTTTTCTGATGCCACTGCCACAGTAACATTTTGACTGTTGCCGTTGTTTTCCATGTTTGTTTTGTATGTGTAATTTAAAAGAGGTGAATTTGTTACAATAGCATTCATTGTGCATTTATATATGAATATGATATCAGATAACCAATCAGATAATAAGTGTATCAGTATAGATAGCGTAATCAAAAAAAGCGCCGTGTACGATGTCACGTACTCAATTTTTTCTATACTTTTTGTAGTGTTTAGGAGATCGTGGTTGCAATTTGGCACATAAACTTTTCAATCTGTCAAACTCATTATTGTCTAGTACAAAATAACTGTTGCGATAGTGTTTATGAGCAAAATTTTCAATTAACAAACGTTTGGTATACATCCAATTGTCAGTGCCGTAGGCAAAATCAACCGTAAAAACAAATGGCGAGTTTTCATTTAAAACTTGCAGTTGTTGACGTAGATTTTTTGTGTATCCAATGCGGTACATATTGTATTTTCTGTAAAAATTGGTGCTTACAACGCAAACAAACCCATGGTACAAGTTTGACGGTTGCTCTAATTCCATTGTGGTAAAACACTTAATGTAGACAAAATTTTTTTACGCCGCACAACTTAAATTAAAAGAATTCACTGTGGTTGAACTGGAGCAACTCGAATTGTACTACTGGTCGATGTTGATGAGCTATTCAACAAATTTTTGATAAAAATAAAAGCGAAAAATAGAAGCACTATTAACGCTCCAACAATTAAAAGTATCGGCAGCAATTTTTCGCCCACCGATTTACTTTTGTTTGAAGATTTGCCCAATAAACCTTCCTCTCCCAACAAACCGTCTAAACCCAGGTCGCCTATAAGATCACCCATATTATAGGGTTCAATACAAGTAATTGTTTGTCCCGTACTCAAGTCGGATATGTCTACGTATTGAGGCGAATCTACGGGTGCATTGGGATCGCTTGCCCGGCATACCGTTTGTTCAGTGTCGTAATCAAAACCCTCACAGATGCGATCTAAAGCCTCGGTGTCGTCAATTAGCAAAGGGTCAAATTCGCAAAATGTAACCTCGTCGCTGCTGGCGGGTACTTCTAGTCTACAAGTTCGTTTTAATAACAAACACGCTTCATATTCGTCGCCTCCATTTCGACCTCGAATGTAATAACTACCGCCCACTCTGTTTAAAGCGGCAATTATATCTTGAACTAAGGACGCAGTAGTAAACACCAGGTACACTCCGGCTCCCAGTAAAACTGCTACGCCCGCAGTTTTTAAGTTGTTTAGATGATTGTTTAATCTCGGATTTTGGTTAAGTACATTTTGAACACCCTCCGGCGTGCGGGTATTAGTTTCAAGATAATTACGTTTTACGGCGTCTCTGCGCAAAGTGTTACTGTGTATGTTTGCGTCTGGGATATTGTCTACTCGTCTCAAATTCCCCAACGAATTAATTTGGTTATTGTTGGCTGCGGTAAAAATTTGACGCATGCCCGAAACATCATTGTTGCGCATAACCCTGTTAATAGTTGCGGTGCTGACAAATTGATTGTTGCTCAGTGTGTAGCCTGGGAGAAATCTATTGTTTCCCAAGTTTTGAGTGGACGGGGACATGAATACATTACCAAAGCCATTCGGGGCTGTGTTAATTAAGCCCAAACTGTCCACGGCGACAAACTGATTTTGGTTGGGATACACTTTATTTACCCTCCGCAAATTAGTGAAAAAACTCATGGTGACTCAAAACTTAACGGGTTACTAAGGTCTAGTGACTTATAATATAAATAATAAACTGTATATACAAACATAAAAAATATTTATTGCAAATTGTTACAATATCACAGCTTAAAGTTTAAATATTACGATCTCGTGCGTTTTGAAGTATGTTTTGTAAAGCTGTCACAGTGCGAGGAATAGATGTAATTTCATTAACTATATCAGTGTATATCTCTATTTCATCCGTTTTAAATGTTACAGCATCTTCAAAATCAACAAAATAAATTTTATTTTTTTCAAATCAAACAAGACATCGCGGCACAATCTATTCACAATACACTTGTCCACAAACACGTGATTTTTTAAAAAATTTTTCGTGTGCTTTTGAAACGCGTAGACAATTTTAAAAAAGTTGGCCTGCAATTGCAACGCACTAAGCTCAGTCAAACGAACGCCTGGCAGATATTTCAAGACGACGCCATACAATTTAAATCCGAGACAGGGCAGTTGCAATGGATATAATTCACATACATATTGTTTTTCTAGGGAGTTGCACAATTGCTCCATCACCAATGCATCCTGGTCTTTAACATACTTTATGACTACATTTTGTTTAGTGTCCAAAAAAACCAAATTGTTGTAGTAGGTTTTGTTCTTTTGCAAACTACGCGTCAGATGGTATTGGTTGCAATCCGGTCTACTTGTGACGTAACATCCAGTAATAGCTTCAGACAGTTCGGCAAAAAAATTGTCGGGCAATTCGAACACGTCATTGAATTTTTTTCCAGTGTACAGTTTGTCCAACTTCAACTGTAGCTCCTTTTCACGAGACCTTTGTAACAACTCTTGTCTAGTCAAATACAAGGGCGCATCAATCAATTTTGACCCTAGTAAAAATGAAACTTTTGCAGCTCTATTGCTTGTAGTGTATTTGCTCCCAGTGTTGAGTACAAAAACTTTTTGAGCATTTTCAATCAATTTCGGTTTGTTTTTCATTATTGACCTGAGTGCCAAATTTTTAATGGCAGCCACTTTACGGCTTGTCGGGTAAACCATTACAAAAATATTTTGTTGTTGCTTTGCAACTAAGTAGTTATCAGTTGAAAAGATAAAGGTGGCTCTTGGCCAGACGACTCGTGCGAGCAAAGTAAACGCAAGTTTCGCTCGCGCCTGATTTATATACCAGTACAGACAAGCAGCGGAGTAGTGGAAGGGGAGGAGCAAAGAGAGGCAAATTACTCGACATGTGTCAATAGAGATACCATATCGAGCAGCCGAAACTATCGGTCGCCAGATACGGAACAATGGAGATACCATATCAGCCGGCCGTGTAACAACGCGGCAACCTACGTAAGCAGATAAGATGTCAACTTTTTTGCAGTGCAAAAAAACACTCTAAAGTGTAGTATATTGAGAGCATATTGTACAGTGTAGACTATGCTGGTAAAATAGTCTACGATTCGAAATATTGGCCTGTATATCGATATAAAAGATGACGTCACTTTTTTTGCACTACAAAAAAGTGTACGTGCCTTTTGTCACGTAGGCCACACCAGTCCCATATCTATATCAGCCCATATCTATATCTATTGAAAACACAGTAATCGATTTGATATCTTTAGTTATCGTAATCAGTCTGATACAATGCTATCTACAGATAATTACCACTATATATGCTCGTACAAATCGAAACTGGCATTCAGTTTACTTTACTGGAAATATGGCTAACTCTCAAGCTACCCGAGTCTCTAACGCTGGAAAGAAGCGCGGCTTTAACGATAGCTGGTGGCGTAAAAGAATGTATCAAGGTAGATATGCTCAAGGCGGTCCTTCACCGTCAACACCAGCAGCGGCACCGTCAACACCAGCAGCGGCGTCCAATCCCAAACGCCCTCGTCCTAACTCGTCAGTGTACGGTTCGTCGTCGGATGAGTCCTCCCAAGACAGCAGCCGTTCGACTATGTCGTTAACTACCACAGCTAGAGCGGCGGCGAGTGCCCAACAAAAAAACATGTCGGACGTGTCTTTTAACGTGCTGGATTCCATGTCTACCAATTATAGCAATTTGCAGTTTGTTCACAATCCTGTTCTGGAGCGCATTGAAGTGTACTTAAAGTGTCAAGTGAAACAAAATGTGGGCCACATATGCCAAAAAAACAAAAAATTTTTTTTCAAAAATGTTACACATAAATCTCGGTGCAACTATACCCAACGGTTTGAGCCTTTATTTGACTACATGCAATCTGTGATCGACTCTGGTTTAAAAAGTAAATTGGAAAAATTTTTGACCTTAGTGACTAAATACACTGTGGCGGATTATCTAAAACTGTGCATCGGTATGTGGAAGGAGCATTACCAAATGTTTATTGGTAACGCTGAGTCAATGGATCTTTTGTACGAGCTGGGCAAAGCTGTTCGAGATGGCAATCGGGAAGAGGTGGTTATGCGCAGTTTGACCGTGTACGAGAAATTTAAAGATCTCGGTGTCGAGTTTCATGTCAACGATCCGTGCAATGCAATACGTCAGAGTTTAACACTGCTCGAAAAAGATGTGAAACCTGCGGTTGAAAGCGAGCGTGAACGTTTGCAGCAGCAAATCAAAAAAGAATGCTCTAAACTGTCTGCCGAAATTGATGTGCGCTACAAATCGTTAATTGACAACATTATCACCTTTTGCGAGTCGTGCAATTTGTACTACATGTACCACACCTATGAAGTGTGTCGTCATCATTTGTGCATCAAATGTGGCTATGAGAGTGTTAAAAATAACGTGTGTGTAGTGTGTCAGAAGCAAAACCAGACCTACGATCCTGATATTGTGTTCCAGCGTGAGTGTGCTGAGCGTCGTCAGCAGCTTGCAACTCTACACCACCAATCCAATGTTGAGTCGTCTCAATCAAACTTACTTCGTGTCCCGGACAACATACCTTTATCGCCAGTGTTTGAGAATGATGATGATAACATTAGTGTCGACGTGCCGTCAGACAATGAGGAATTCAGTAGTATCATACAAACTATACAAGAACAAGCGGCCCTACCAGATGCAACATCTCTGTCATTTCCGGATCAATCTACTAGTCCATCTATTATACAACATGAGTTTACCGATTTACCTACTATTACTACTACCAATAGTAATTTACGAGTCAAAAACATTAGCGAGTTGTCAAATCATACCGCTACAACTGAGTACACCGATAACAACGATAACACCGATGACAGCGAGGATGAATACGAAGAATACGAAGAAATGAGATTAAAGTCTGAAACTGTACTGGCTGCCAGCAATGAGTCTGCCGCTGTTGACAATGAGTCTGCCGCTGCTGTTGCCACTGCGTCTGACACGACTGCTGACAACGAGTCTTTGGCTGACGACGAGGAGTATTACGAAGAACTCCAACCCAAACTAGAATATGACGATACAACACAGCAAGACGAGGATAACGGAGAATTGCCCCCGCCTCCAGACTCTACTGTGACGACCTCCACCTCTTACGAATCTGACAGCGATATTGAAATTGTCGAGATTCCCGGCCAACCTTTGGCCAACTGTTTTAAACCTATTTTAGGCTATAATTTTGTTATGAACAAACGTAAAAAAAGTGCCAGGCCCGCTAAGCGTACACGCAAAGAAACCCACACTGCTGTTAAAAATATTCCATTGTAATTAGGGGAGTGTTAAATAAAATATATTTGTAATTAAATGCATTTAATAAATTTTAAAAAAAACATGTTGTTTAATTAACGTGTAAGAACTTAGACGATAGTTTAGATTGAGTTTTAACATACCACTTAACAAACTTTTGGCCGCAAATGACATGCTGTAGTTAAAATTGATCTTTTCCTCTTGACGTTGCCTGAGTTTTGTTAAAGTGAGCTCTTCTTTGTTGTCTATCTTATAGGGATGATTTTGCTTGGTAAGCAGCTCAAATATTAAAATGGCCAAAGCCCACCAATCGAAATGAACATCATAGTTGGCATGTTTGAGTTTCTCGGGCGAGAAATAGTCTAAAGTGCCGTTCAACACACTTTTTTGACCGATATGTTGGCACAAACCGTAATCACAAATTTTTATTTGTAGCCTCTTGTTACAACACAAAATGTTTTCCAGTTTAATGTCGTTGTGTATGAGGTTAAACGAATGTAAAGCATTGACACCGTCCGCCACTTGAGATGCAATCATTTTAACCTCATCTTCAGTCAATTTTCGCGCCGTCACCAAATCGAATAGATCTCCGTTCTTGATGTAGTCCATGATTAATAAGTGTCCGCTAAGCCAATTGATAGAGTAAAATAGTTTAACAAAATATTTGTTTTCTTTCATCAGATAGTGGACGTACGGTTCTATGGGATTGAAATTTTTCGATTTTACATATTTGACCAGTAAATCTTTTTGAGTCGGTTCGTGCTTGTAAACTGCCACTGTTCCAAACTTGCCAGCCGTTAAGTGAAACTGTTCCTGACGCACAAATTGTTTTTGAAAATCTTCAAATTCACTTTTAAACATGTCCATTTTTAATGACAACCACCTTGAGGTCCCGTCGCTTGTAAATTATTTAATGAATGGTCACGATATACAACCTCTTCTAATGTCGGTCCGAGTGCCCAACGTTAAACACTTGATAAATATTTTATCTCAATTTCAAAACAATTTTTCTGCAAATTTGTCGCGTATACAAGCCGTGGAGATGCTGAGACTGGCGTCTGCTATCTACGACAATTCGGCTGTGGTAGACGAAAACAAATTGAACGAGTATTTGACCACCGCTTCGAGAACTACACTTACGTCACCTCCAAGTGTGTATGCGGCGGCGCCAACCAGTCGCCTAATAAATCAATCAAAGATATCCGAAACTAAAAACAAACATTTGGCCGAAATTAGAAACATGTTAAACAAAGTGCATCCGACAAGCGTGTACAAGGCTAAATTGCAAACTATAGTCGATCAACTAAACGAAGCGTACACGGAGGAAAAACTTGTTGAATTTTTTGAAATGTATCGCAATTACATGAACGAAGAAAAGGAACAAGTTAAAAACTTGGATTCTATTTTCAACCAAATAAAATCTTTGGACGTGTCAGGGACAACAGAGTCGTTGAAAAATGACGTTCTTACAACAAAACCGATTAGTCAATCGACTGTACTTACAAGTGACACATTAATCGAAACCGTAAACAACAATGTAATGCCATCACAGCCACCACCGCCTCCGCCGCCGCCTATGACCACAGAAACGGCAACAGCATTGAGTGGACCGCCACCTCCACCTCCACCTCCTCCACCTCCACCTACCATGTTACCTACAATTAGTACGGAGGACGAGAAAATGAAGTTGACTCAACAAGTACAAACTCCCGTGGAATCTGGTAAACCTTCTGTAAATGTAGCAGATTTGCACGAAGAAATCCGTAGAGGCATAAAATTAAAGTCTGTCTCGGAGCGTAAAGAAAACACACCGCCAGTTGTGGTGGACGCTCGCACCGATCTTCACCAGCAAATACGCAAAGGCGTAAAATTAAAACCGCACTCAGCTCGTGTATTAAAAGATAAAACTGTTGTTACAACGGACACAACACCCGATTTAGTGGAAAACATGCAAACTGATGATTATGTATTAGAAGGTTCGAGGTACGTAAAAAAGACCAAGTTTAAAATTTCCGACATTCTAGGTCAAAAATTAAAAGAGAGACGCTCTAATTTGACTGAAAGCGAAAACGAAATTTTGTCGGAACACGACGATTTTAGCGACACCAACGGCGGTGGTGTGCTTCTCAAAAACTCTGACACTGCACAAACGCAACATTGTCTAAAATCTCTCCTGTTTCTTCTCACAAACGAAAATGTAATTGCTAGCCAAAAAAATATAGAAGAAATTAGCGCAGCAAACAAGCTTCTGGAGAATGGTGATCAAAATTCTATTGATCAAGTTAAAGCTATTTTAAAGCAGTTTCAGCAAAAATTGCGCAATTCTTTCCCGCGAAACTACAAAAATCCGTTGCTGGAAAAGGGTACGTTGGATAAACCGGCAATTTTGGATATGACAGTGTTCAAGATGGCCATTGACGATTTAATCAACCGGGAACTGTATCAGCAAGCGTACGACGAGATTGAGGTACTTTCGCAACAGTCTCAAATATCAGACGTGTTGCAAAAATACAAAACGAATTTAGCAAGAATCATAAATACTAATACTAGTACTGCGTAATTTTATTGTGTAAACTAAACTTATTTTTTTACTTAGTAAGCAGGGCCTGAGTAGAGGGGCGCATCAGGTGCGAATTCCTTAATCTTAAACACCAATGAAACCTCAAGGAGGATTTCTTCTTCGTCGGCGGAATCGGTACCAACGTAAACGATGGGTTTGTAGAAGTTCTCCCAGATGACGCGGTTGATAAACTCTTCGAAAGAGTTGGTGTACTCGGCGTGCAGATTCATTACCGGGCAGTTGCCGCCCTTCTTGGCCAGACTGATACGGTACTCGTTGTTGCTACCCACCCAGCTGGGTTCAACGATACGAATCACTTCGTGAGGCACGTATTCGCGATCGCATCTGAGAGCGTGCTGCGCCAAAAATCTGAAACAACGGTTGGGTCTAGTGGGACGCATGTTCACAACTAGGAAAACATCCATAATTTCTTGATCGTTAACAATGGGGAAGCTGTCTTCCATAAAGCGAGTCCAAGTTTCCCTAAGAAACTCTTTGCCACTCCAGTTCACAATCAGTTTCATCGTGTCTGGTTTAACATTGCGAATTTCCTTGAAAAGAGTTAATTTTTGGTTCTTTCCGGGTCCCAAGAAAGGATCTTCGGCTACCAGATATTTGTCTAGGGGGTCGAGCGCATGCTCCTCAACCTCATGCTCCAACTGGTGCTTCTTCCTTTTAGCGTTCTTGATCACTGCACCAAGATTATTGTAATATTTGTTGTCGTACACGTAGGTGCGACCCAAATGCGGGTTGTAGCTGTAGCGAGTATACAT